CATGTTGCCCTTTCCTCTACGAGTTCTTTGTGCAATCTGGTTTGCATCACGCTCGATTTGGAAGATAAGACCCTTGAACTTCTCAACTGACCAACGACCGTTGGAGTCAACGTCTAGGTCGAAGATACCTGAAGTTGCTGTGTTTAGAGTTGCACCCTGTTCAGCAATCTTGTAGATGGTTCTGATAACTTCACGGTTGATTTCAGCAAGAATCTCTGTTGAGAGAATGTTTGCCAACTCAGCCTCAGCATTTAGACCATGGATTGCCTTAAGGTCTTGTGCAAGCTCTAGTGAGTACTCAGCCTTGAGTGCTCTGGACTTTGCAGTAACGGTGACTTTCTCGATTGAGAATGCCATCTCGTTGAATGCACCAGAACCAGAACCATCAAGTGCTTCTGACTCAGCAGTGCTCATACCTTGACCTACATTGTAGGATCCAGCAGGAGATGCAGTTGGGTTAAGAAGACCTGGGTTTGCACCAGACTGTGCAGTAGTACCGAAACCAGCAGCAACACCAGTTGCTCCTGCGGTATTACCAAATCCAGCATTCTGACCTGAGAATGCGGTATCTGCTTCGTTGAAGAATGCTTCTGTTCCGTTCTGGTTTGTATACTTCGAACGCATTGCGAAGATAAGACCAGTTGGAGCATTCATTGGTTGAACACCTGCGAGGTCATATGCGACCAAGTTAGGCATTGAACGACGAATGAGTGAAATTAGAACTGGGTCAAAACCAGCAACAGGAGATGATGCTGAACCACTGAAACCTGCAGCACCAGTTGCTGATGGGTCAGTACTTACAGTTGGGGTTTCGTAGAGGAACTCACGCTCTTCACGGAGTGCTCTCTCTTGGTTTTCTAGCAGGATAGCAGTAACTGCTCTACGGTGGGAATCTCTGATTTCACCTAGACCGTTATAGTCTAGGAGAGGTGCCCACTTCTCCTGCAATTGTTCTGCATTGAACATTTGCATTGTTTTTACCTCTGTATGGAAATTGTTAGTTTGATATTTTTATTATATAAAAATCACTTTTTAGAAACTCTTTCAAGTGCTTGGAGATAAGCACCCATTGTTCCAGTAACTGGTTGTGAGTAGTCAGTCTCCTCTGCCATATAGTCTTGATTGTCTCTTTGAGTAACTACATTTGATGGGAAATATGATTCCCTCAAAGTTACTAGTTTCTCACGATAGTCTTCTTCACTACCAAACTCAACATTTTCTGCAAGAGAAGCGAGCTTGTCTTTCTGTGAAAGTGCAAGTCCTTCAGAAACTTCCGCAAAAATTACGTCAGTTACTGATTCTGCTAGTCTCTTATTTAGAGCAACATTTCTTTCGATTTGCTCGTTGAGTTTTGACTCCATTTCATCAAGTTTTTCTACCATGCTTTCAAGCACATCATATTTATCTTCAGGGATTGTTACATAATGTTCTTCAAAAAGTCCTTTCAGACCCATAAGGAATGATTCAGTTGCTTGAGATTGAATTCCTCTTTCGATTGCAATTGCATTCTCCTGAATCCACTCATCAGCAACATACTCAAGATAAGCATCAAGTCTTTCTTCTAGTGCTTCCTCAAGTTCAGCAACTTCTTCTGCTAGTTTCTCTTCATAATGCGTAAGAATTGCTTCTTCGATTTGTTGAGTTCTAGCATTTAGTGCTGCTTCGAAGATTGTTCTTGCTTTGTCTCTAAACTCTTCTGATAAATCTTCACCAGAGAGTAAAGCATCAACATCTTCTTGAATTTCATTCTCAATGGCAATAAATGCCTCTTTCATTTTCTTCTTCTTGCCGTCTTCTTCTTCACCATCTTCTTCATCATCTTCTTCTTCTTCATCTTCATCTTCATCATCTTCACATGATGCTGCTTCTTCTAGTTCTTCTTCACCTTCTTCGAGTTCGTACTCATCTTCTACGAGTTCTTCATCTTCGTCTTCGGACTCCTCTTTCATTGCTTTCATTGGGTCTGCAGACTTAGCACCCTTATTTACAACATCCTTAACTTGTGCCAAAGTTGCACCAGGAGTCTTCAGCTTTGCAGAATCATCTGTAGACTTATAATTTTCTGGAGTAGGACCACCAAGGTCTTCCCAACTTCCTGTTTGACCAGCAACTGCTCCTGGAGCAAGTTTATGCATTGCTTCTGCTGCAGCAGCGTTTGCATTTACAGCAGTTTTAGATTGTTTAGTGCCTGTTTCCATTTCTTGTAAGTTTTTACCACGGGACATTTGAACTCTCCGATTTTACTATATATCTAAAATCTATATTTATTTATAAATCAAAGATTTGATAAAAATTCTTGGAACAAATTTAGCTTCTGCTCATCAAGAATTTTTTGATCAACTAATGTATTTATTCTCTTATAAGTCTTCTGTGCAAGTTGCTCACGAAGAATTCCACCTTCCCAAACCCACTCCTTGCCTTCCATAATTCCAGATACAAAAGCATCAGGTGCTGAAGGATCTGCAACAATATCTGCTGCAGTTGCTAACATAAAATCTTCACCAACAACTGAATATCCTTCATTGGTTGGCATCAATGAACCAACACCACGAGAAGAAACACCAAGCATTACTCCTTCACCAAGAAGAGAAGAAGCAATTTTACCCATTGGAGTTTCAAGGATTTTTGCTTTTCCTACGAAATTACTTCCACTTCTATAAAGTTCACAAATTTTGTGTGAAACTCTATCAAGATTTACAGTTGGACCATCGGGATGTCCAAGTTCTCCAAGAGCACGACCTTTTTGGATAAAGTTTTCATTATACCTTTTAACCTCTCTCTCAAGAGTTCTCATTTCATAGAGTCTCTTGTTTCTGTTTGGTTTGTCTGCTTGGAGGAAAATTCCTTCAATAAAAAGAGATTTTTTACCGTTCTTTTCTTCGGTAATAACTTTAACCTTTTCGATTTCTTCTGTGATTAGTTTCATTGTTCTTAGTTAGTGAATCCTACTTTTGCTGCTTTAACAGTATTTGCAGATGCAAAAATTACATCAGTCGGAAGTTTTTGTAAGAATTCAACAGTTCCAGTTGGCATTGTGAATGTTAAAGTTGATGCAGCACCAACAGCAGTAGAAATACTTACAGTGGCAGCAGCACCAGAACCGTTATATAGTCTTACGCAGGTAGCTTCACTAATACTTGATGCAGTACCAGCAGTAGTTGGCATTGCAATCTCAGTTGTAATTATTTTAGTTCTTTGCATTTGTATAATAAAGACCTTATTAGTTATTTATTATTTTAATAATTACCTCTGTTCAATCCAGTTCAATGCTGCAAGTGCTTTTTTGTTAGTATTAGGACTTGCACAAGCAAGAGTATAAGTATCACTGATTGTTCCAATACCACTTCTACCCAACTGAAGTGCTGCTCTAACATCAAGATCAATTAATGAAGAAGTACCTGCAACGACAAAACCACTCAAAAGATCACTTCCACCAGATACTGCAGTTTGAGTAATATTATACTGCATAAAAGAGTTTGGATCGGGATGATCTACCCAAGTTCCTCCAGTCAATGTTGCATTCTGAAGAAGTTTCCAATAAATGTTTGTATTATCATTGGTTGCTGCTTGTAGTGACCTTAAAAGCATTACACCAGTTAGATTATTGGACTTCAAACGAATACTTATAATTGGATAGAATGTATCTGAAGATGGCATCGTTGTCCCTGTGATGGGATTGGATATACTCAAAAGAGTTCCAAGTTTCTCTGGTTCTCCTTCCTGAATAAGAGAATTAGAACCCTGGTATAGGTAATGATTTCCTGCAACACCAGTTACATTTTCAATCTCAAGTCTAATTGGTAAGAATGGAGTAGAGCACCAAACTCCAGTATTAGTATTTGAGTTCTCAAAAGTATGACTTGGGATAGTTTCGTTCTTTATCAACCAAGCAAATTCTACAATTCCAGCACCATACCATTCATAATTGATAGAGATCATTTGTTGTTTTGTTGGATCTGCAACAACTCCTGTATATCCATTACCATCAAACTTTTCACCATTCCAATCATCCCTATACACTCTAGTTTCTGAAACAATTCCAGTTACACTACTACGAATAACATAAGAGTATGTTCCTCCGTCATCCTCAAAGTATGCACCATTATATTCATCAAACAATCCAAATCTTCTGCGAATACCTACCTGTGGTGTAGTAAGACGAATTGCAAATGCTAGAGTTGCACCCCTACCAGGAATGTATCTCATCACATTCTTGGTTTGTCTAATAACTTTACTTCCTGCAGTCGATCCAACTTGCATTATCACATTACTAGATGCTGTATTGTGAGCTGCAGTTCCTACTCCAACTATTCTTTCATCCCATACATCAGTCTCTTTACCATACTGGAAGGTGTTAAAAAACACTGTTTGATATGGAGATATTTTTAATCTGTCATTGTTGGTAAATTGAGGTCTCCAGTCCGTCTGGTTTCCCCAGTGATCTGCAATATTAAAGACCTCAAAGAGACTTCTCTCTTGATTTAGATAATCTTGTGTATTCTTATTCCACTGTGCCATTACTAATCAGTCCAAGTTAGTCTTTCTGGTTGATATCTTTGCGAACTCTTAATTTTTAAAGAACTTGTTGTTTGTGGATAGATGTTATGAACGATTGCTCCTGGATAATCTCCTTGAAGATTTTCTGCAAGTTCATTTTTTGACATCATTTTACCTTCTACTTCAAGACGATATAATTTTCCTTCCCAAATTACATCGGCAACAAAAGATTCACCAACTGGTTCTGATTGATTTTCAGAACCGTTGATGTATAGATTTCCATTGAAATCACCAGCAATATTAACTGATTCTGAAATAAATTGTCTGTATGATTTCATTTTTATGACTCACTCTTCTTCTGTGTTGTCTTCTAAATCAAACATGTCCGAAACAACATGGGGTCTAACGGTTTCGATTCTCTCCAATGCTTTTTGCATTAGCATTTGTTTGATTTCGTCACTAACTTCCATGGGAGATTCACCTGTTGCGATTTTACTAATTAAGTCACTCATAGTCTTTAAATGTTAATTTAAAATTATTTATATTTGTCCTGCTTCTGGTTCCATTACTGGAGATCCCATTGAAGCATTAGATTGTGGTTCTGTTTGTTGAGGAATCTGTTGCCCATCTTGAGGCATTGCCTCTGGGGGCATTGCATTTGGATCTGGTAAAATTCCCTTTTCTATTTCTTTTTTAATTTGCTTATCAATATCAATAATATCTCCATCAGTTTGCTTCAGGATCTTTGTTCTTACATACTGAACTGAAAAATACCTACCAAGATATGGTTCCATCGCAGCAACCACAGCAAGTTTGTCATTCATCAATTCAGATTCTTTTAATTCAGCAAAATGATTATCATAAAGAAAATCATACTGAATGTGATCTGAAAGAACATTCCAGTCTTCTGGAGTTACAATATTCTTAAGAATAAGTTGTGTTTTTAGAATGTCATTAAATAAATTAGAAAATCTTTTTCTTAGTCTCCCCACAAACTTTGTAAATCTTACTTCATCTCTTAGGATTTCTGAAGAACGACCAAGACTAAAACCACTACTAGAATTTGTTCTAGTTTCTGGAACATTCAATGAACGGAATAATTTCTTTTGGAAATACTCAATATCTGCCAATTCCCCAAGATTTTGCCCACCAGGAAGAGTGGTAATTTCTGTTCCTCTTCCTCCTTCTCTACGTGGCAACCAGAAATCTTCAAGCATTGCCATATATTTTCTATCATCACGAATCTCTCCAGTGTCTGCGTTATAGACTAATTTGTTTCTATAACGATTCATTACATCACGAAGATATTGTTCTGCTTTAATCTTTGGAAGATTGCCAACATCAATGTAAAAAATACGACGTTCTGGAGCACGAGATAGTCTATAAATCACAAGACTATCTTCAATCATTCTAAGTTGATTAAGTGCCTTAATTGCTTTATGTAGATATGATAATACTGTTTGCCTATTCCTATCTACTAATCCAGAAGTAATGTAAGTGACAGAATCTTTAGACAATCTAACCATTCTAGCATCATTCTTATAACTGTTTGATGTCTGACTACCACCAGTTTGCAATGCTGCATTTGGATTATAAATGTAATACTCTTCCATCTCTGGATTGGTAAAATCAATTGTATTATCCTTATTGATAATAGTATTGAGAGTTCCAGTTAAAGTCTGCTTATCATTTTTTAATTTTCTGATATAACGAATCTTTAATGGGTCAATGTATCTTACTTCTTTAATACCATCTGCTGGTTTGGTTACATCAATAACTTTGTGGTAATATAATCTTCCATCAATATACCAATTCCTAAAAATTTCATGGGCTTTTTTATCAAAGTCCATGATTTCTTTGATGTACTTAAACTCGTTTCTAATTGCTTCTTTTAATTTGTCTGAAGCAGGAAGATTTGAAAGTTCTATCTCTACTGGAGAATCATTCAAATCCGAAACAATTGCCTCGTCTACAATATCTTCAATAGCACTATCACACTCAGGGTGAAGTGCCATTTCTCTGTATCTTCTTACTAAATCTTGTTCATTTTTGTATACACCTTCAATATCTACATACTGGCCATAAAACCCACTAGAGATATAATAATCTGACTTATCTTCGTCATTTTGAGGAACAGGGGAAAGAATTTTTTCTGAATTTTCTCTCCCCTTATCTTCAAACTTGTAACCAAATAATTTAGGCATATTTCAAAAATAGACGTTTCTAGTATTTATACGTCTTCCTTCGTGCCTAAAATACTCTTTTGGTCACTTCCAAGAGAATCATACCATTGAACTTGTAAATCTACACTGAATTCTTCAATAGCATCTGCATTATCGTAGGATAATTCAATCGCACTAACTGATGTTGGGAAAGTTCCGTAGAATTTGTATGATTTCAAAATAGGAATCTGTGATTCTGTATTTGGAATTGCCCCAGCATCTGAAGATTGACCAGTAATTCCTCTTCCCAATTGATGAACAACCATTTCGGTTTGATATGCATTTGGTGTAATAACACCAGCATTGTCATCGTGTCTATTCATAAAGTTCATCCACTTCTCAAATGCATCTCTAATCTTAAAGTTTGTATCATTAATTACTGTGATTGACCATGGATCAAATGTTCTATCACCAGCAATCTTTAAGTTTCTTCCTCTAAATGGAATATCAATTACATTAATATTTGATGCAGGAAGACTTGCTGCTTTAATCATAAATCTATAATCATCATCTTCAAGAATTCCTAGACCGCCTGGAAATTTAATTACACATTCAAATAGATTAGGTCTTGCTCCTCCTCCGATTAGCTTTCCTTTAAAACTGGATAAAGTTCTTTCTGTGTAGTTTGGTAAATTGTTTGCCATTTTTAGTTACCTCTATTAAATTAAACAGTTCCGACTACTTCGGAGAAGCTTACGCCAGTGCGGGTGGCAACAAATGTCAGACCAATATAATTAATTGATCTTGCAGGCTTTATGAAGATATCTGCCTTGAATTGATTTGAATCAATTACATCTGGAGTATTGTTTGATTCATCACAAACAACAATAAATTCAGAAACTCCTCTCTTTGCTTTTACATCACGTAAATAAGGTTCGACAATGTTTATAAAGTTTGTCCTTGTGATGAGGTCATTGAATTCAAATAGTTGCGATCTTGCTGCTCTTTCAACTGCTTTTTCTAGGGTTAGGAATAAACGACGAACGTTAATTCTATCAAATGCTGATGGATAACCGAGAGCAGTTTTATCACCAAACAAGATAATACCAGCACCAGGAGAAGCAATAACTGGATTAACTCTCTTGGAATATAGAAGATCTCTTTGTGTTTGTGATGGATTATAAGCAAGTTTGATTGCGTTGTTAAGTGCTCCTCTCACAGATCCTGCTGGGGAGAACCATGCATACTGCTCACTAGAAGTTCTTGCCATTAAACCAGCAATATCTGCATTTGTTGGTAGATATAAGAACTTATTATTGAATCTATCTAATGTATATTTAAATCCAGTATCAAAAACAGCGTATGAACTAGATGCCAGAGGTTCAAAGAATTCAATAATTTTATTCGTTTGTGTAGTTGAATTTGGTTGATTAACTACATCATCTTTATGGGGAGAAATACATGCAATACAATCTTTTCTTTCCTCGGCAATTGCAATCAAAGCACTTGCTTTTGCTTGAGATTCATAAATTGTTGCCCCACCAGAAGGACCTTGAATTAGGAAATCCAAAGTATATTCTGCAGGATTTTCAAACTTTTTGTATGCAGAAACAATATTTGCAAGAGTTGCTGCCATTCCACCAGAGTTGGAATAATCAGAACCTGCAGTTAGTGTGTATGATTTATTTCCCTGAACACTAAATTTAATTGATTGTGCAGCAGAACCCCAAGAACCAGTTTCTAGAGTATATGCTCTAGCATTGCCTGAACTTGGAATTAGACCTGAAGCAATATTTGCTCTTGCTGCACCAACATATAAGTTCTCAGAATTTTTTGAAATATAATCTTTATAGTAAATTGCTTGAGATGGACTTATCTTTGCGTCAGATGCTTTTGATAAGAAGGTATATTTTTCAATTACATTTGAAGCACTTCCAGTAATTTTTCCAGAATCATCAACAACAACTATATGGACCTGATCATTCTTTGAACTTCTTTCTAGTGCATATTGTGATGAACTTGGTTTTGGTGCAATATTTTTCCAGTAAATGGTTGCATTTGATAGACCAAGTGTTTGTTGGTCATACCAATCCTTTGTTCCCAAATCAGTAGTAAATGTAGAGGTTGTGACACCTGCAGTAGTTACTACATTGATAGCTTCTACTGTACCAAAAGAATATGCATTAGTAGATTCTCCTGGATTTTTATAGTCAATTGGTTCAGATACACCAGATGAATTTACTCTATCTGTAATTTTTACACTAATCTGCTCTCTTCCAACTTCAGTAATAATACCTCTAATAAATCCATCAAAGTTATTTACAACTCCACCAGAAGCATATTGGGCAGAAAGTTTTTGTGTTACTGCAAGTCCAACTTGTACTGTTGTTGGTGTTACTACAGTAGATACTTCATTGAATGTAAAAGATGCACCAGTTTCTACTGTAGAGTTAGTAGAATCTGCACTTAAAATTAAAGTACTTGAACCAATTGAAATAATATTTGTTCCAGTTGCAAAAAATCCACTAACAATTCTATTTCCAACAGTAAGAGACGAAGTGTTAATACCAGTAACTAAATTCGTTGTAATTCCAAGATTACCAGTTTTAGTTCCAATATTTGTTGTTACTGTGGTTGTTAGTGATGTTGTTCCGATTCCAGAGATGATTTGATCTGCTAAAGCATCAATAGAACATACCTTTAATTGGTTTGCCCATGTACCTGGTGTTTTTGCTGCAAATTCCCAGGTAGAATCATTTAGATGGTTACTCTGATAATCATCATCTGATTCTATTTTTAGGGTTGATAGTGCATCTGAGTTTGCATTATACAGAGTTGGTCCATCTGCTCTAACGACTCTCAGTACTCCACCATAAGATAAAAATGAAGATGCGGATAACCAGTACTCGTTCTGGGAATCTTTTTCTAGTGGTTTTCCAAAACTTCTTAGTAAGTCTGCTTCAGTTTCTACTAAAACAGGAACTCCAATAGGTCCTTTCTCGAATGGACCTGCAAAAGCACCAACTTGATCAGTTACTGCATCAATTCTACCAATAGTTAAGTCAACTTCTCTTATTTTTACCCCAGGTGATACTAAATTTAACGCCATTTGTTTCCCCTCTTGAAGAAGTTCATTTAGTCTAAAAGTATTTATAATTTAGACCCTTTATAATGGGGAAATCAATAGTGAACAATTACCAGTCTGGATACTCCCATTTACTTACTTTTTTGTGATTAGTTTTTCTGCTTTCCTTTATCCTGTTTATCGTACATAATTTACATTCATATGAATAAGCAGAATGGATATTTCCCCTCCCCTTTCTAGTCAAGTAAAATCCATCTACCAAGTCTTTTATTTCCCCACACACTCTACATTTTCTTTCGGTGAGAAATACACAGTCTAATTCAAACTGTTCTTCTAAATCCATTATCTGTAATCCCACATATAGGACCTATCACCATATTCATCTGTATACCATCTATCACCATTATTATCCACAAAGGTTGTTTCCATTTCCGATAATCCATCAGATATAAAACCAAAAGGTGACATATCCTGCTCTATCTGATTTTTTTGTTCATCGTAAATTCTTTTGCGGATATCATTATCCGTCATTTCCTTAAAGTATGGTTGAACAATCAACCAGGATAATATGACCAAACACATTGCTAAGTCATCATTACAACCATCCTCTGCTTCAAATGATTGACTCTTTTGAATAAAAGTAGTTAACTCACTGATTACATCATAGTCTTTGATAATTAATTTATCATCTTCTATAATTGTTTTTAAGTTTGAGCATCCAACCTTTTTAACATTTTTAGACATCTTTACACCAAGTTGAGATTTCTTCCCAGAGAAACCTTGCCCCACTAATTGACCTGCACGACCTCTCATCGCACACATCAAAAGATTGCTATACTCCAAATCGAAGTGGAGCATATTTGATACTTGCTCACCAATATCATTCACCTCCACAAGAATATATGAGTAATTATATGCTCTCCCAACTTTGTCAATAATTGATGGAAATAGGATTGGTTTTATATCATTATCTCTATATTTTGCCACTAATGTATATGGGAAAGTTGTTATGTCAACAACAACAAATGCAGAATAATCTTTACCAGTTCCTCTAGCAACGTCAACTGTCATCATATAATTATGGTCTTTTATTGGTTCCTCATAAACATCAAGACCTTTATTTGATGTCAGTGGGTCTTCATATACCATTGAACGAAGTTTTGATGGTGCAATCAATGTATCAACCGAACCCAGGAACTCGCATTCAAATTCCTGTGTAAACTGACGTTCAGAAGTATTGCGTATCGTTTCTTCTTTCCATGCAGCATCTCTGCCAGGAACTGCACTCCAGTGAACTTCCAATGGTCTATACCCATTTCTACCCCTCTCGGCATCGTGCCAGAGTTTGTAGAACATGTTCATCCCATTTGGAGTTGAGATGATAATAACCTTAGTTGTCTTACCAGAAGAAATTGTAGGATATACAGAACTAAAGAACTGTTCTGCAATATGATTTGGAATGAACGCAAATTCGTCCAAGAAGATGATATTAAATGAGTTTCCTCGGACAGCAGATGATGAGGTAGATGCTGCTACAATCTTACTACCATTCTCAAGTTCTAATGAACCTTTGTTCCAAGAACCAACACCCTGCTGTAACCACTTGGGTAGGTTCTCATAAGAAAGTTGCAATCTTTGAAGAAGTTCTCTAGCAGTTTCTGCTTTGTTTGCAAGGATTGCAATTCTTATGTTATCATTAAACAAAGCATAGTGAAGCAAATATGAAACTACGGTAGTAGATTTCCCTGTCTGTCTAGGTAATTTCGCAATATTAAATCTATTATTATGGAAGTTTGAAATTAACTCTTTTTGAAAATCATACATTTCAAAGGGAATCAAACCTTCATCAAGTGAAACAATCTTGACATAGTTCATTGCAAAGTAAACTGGGTCGTCTTTGCACCTTAAGTATTCTTGAATTTGATCTGTTGTAAATTCAATTTGGACATTCTCTGCCTTAAGGTTTGGATTGCCCTTATAATGTTTTTCAGTCATAAACTATTAAAATTTAAACTTGCTAGTGTTTCTTGATACTTTAAATGGAGTTTTACATATGATTTTGCAATATTTTTAAGTTGCTCTACATCATTGCATGAATCAATTTCCCTTGAAATCCTTTCGTATTCAAAGTTTTTATTTAGGTTTTCTAGGGTTATTTTGGACGGATCCATTCTGTTCTCCCGTGAATAATAATGGTTTTGTGGGGTCTTTTGGGGTTGGTTTCCAAGATAGAACTATTGCTCCTGGATATATTTTATTAATTTCAAATGAAACTTGCTCTTTTGATGGTCTTGTAAATTGTGGGAAGAATATTTGAACCCCCAAAGTCTTGCCCCTCCAGTTTAACATTATACCATAAGTTGTGCCACGAGATTGTATAAAAGAATAATTTTCTTCTACTGAAGAACCTCTTAGTGGAGATGGTTTAATGATATCAGTAAATATGTACTCAACTGGTTTAAATTCATCTCTCCAGTTTGAGTAATCATAACTTTCTTTTTTGGTTTTATTTCCCCAATTTGCTGCTCCAACTTTACGACATTTAACTAATGCCCCAGATGCATAAGCACTGGGCCATACAGAGTAACGAGATTTTACCTTACTGTAGCAGGCATCCTTTTTCTCAATAATAGTCTCTTCCGTTGCAACATTAGTTGGTTTTGCTGCACCTGTCTTTTCTGGTTGATTTGGGTCTTTTCTATTTTTTCTTCTAAATGCTTTATCCTCTTCGTCATCTGATAAGTTTGCTGCCATCTTAGAACTTCCACATTTTGGAGTAGAGGTTTGTCCTGGTTGACGGGCACAAGGAGCACCTGCATATTTACCTCCAAGTTGTCTCCAACCTGGAACTTTTCTTCCTGTTTTGGGGTCAGTTGCACTTGATTTTCTAAACCAATCCCCAAGGGTTTCATCTCCAGATGCTGTCTCTTCTTTTATCTTCTCTGCTTTTTTTAATCTAGAATAATAATCTGGTAATTCTTCAAGATGCTGCAATGCAATCATTCTTGCCATCTTCTTACTTCCAGTATGTTCACTCTCTACTTTAATTCCCATCTCCAACTGAGAATTTAAAGCATCCATTGTGATTTTGTGCTTTTTCACAATTTCTTCTGGGGACATATATTTTTTGATAGGTCCCTTTGGGTCAGTTGCTTCTGAAATAAATTGAGAAAAAGGTTTCATTTGAAAAATAAGTTCTCTAGTTATTTAGAATCTTCTACCTGTGCGAGATTTTGCTTAAGAAGTTTTTGTAGTTCTGCAGTAGAACCAACAAATAGAGTATTGTTATTGGTAACACTTCTTGGTGCTGAAGGATCTTCTTCTTTTAATTTTTTCATTTTCTGCTGAAGGTCCAATAACTTATCTGTTGTGTCCGCAACATTTTTAATTAACTGTCCAGCGACTTCAAATGCTCTTGGTGAGTCGGATTGCTGTGCTATTTCTAATATACCATCAATTGCTTCTTGTCCTTTTTCAATTAAACTATAAAGTTGTCCTCTAGTATAATCATAATCGTAGTCACTCTCATCGTCTCCTTTCTTTGGTGATTTTACTATTTTTGGAGACTCAGAAACTATTTCTTTGGATATTGATGATACTTCTATATCTAAAGACTCATTTATTGCATCAAAATCATTTTTCATACATCAGCACCTTTTCTTGAACTATAAATTCTTCCATCTCCAAAATCAAAACGATTCTCATCAAATCCAAATTCATCTCCGTAAGTTATCAATTCTTTATCTGCTGAATTTATTACATTGACCGCATCACCTTCTTCGTGAATTCCAGGCAAACTATTATCCCTTCCTCTAGAAACATCAATTGTGTTTCCTGTAATTTTGCTAATAAACATTTCCTCGGCATTTATCATAATATAAGTATCAACAATTAGTGAAGATGAATCTGATACAAGAATTTGAGTGTCGTCCCTATCTACATTCCTAGTCAATACTGTTGTTGCATCATTATTATAATCTTTGATTGGTCTTGGTTCTGCAGTATATCTTAATTGTCTTGTTGCATTGGCTCTATCTGTATTTGAATAATAATCAACCTGCACTTTTTTAATTATTGGAGATTTTGTATCGGAAATGGCACCAAAAATAGCAGTCTTTGCTGTAAAATTTAAAGTATATACTAGACTTCTTCTTGTTGAGTAATCACCCTCATAATCATCTGACATTGCTATACTTTCTAAAATTATTGGAATATCTCTTTTCTCACCAATAGAATTTACCAAATCTACAGTAACATTAAGTTGTGGCTGAAAGTATGGGAGTATTTGCTCAATAATTTGAAGCATGTCATCTTGATACTTAGTTATAATACTAAGTTGTATTCCTATATTATAAGGTGCTGGCATATACACCTGAACTGGTCCAGTTCCAGATTTATTTGCTTGAAATGTTTGTATTGTTGATACTTTTCTTGATGGGTCATACTGAATGCCAGTCATTTCAAATGACATTCTCGGTAAAGTTATAGCAACCCTGTTTCTAGGATCTGGTTTTTCATCAAGTCTTGATAGAAATTTTTGAATTGGTCCATACGCAATAGGAACTTTGATAAGGCTAATATCATTATCTGCCCCATCTTGATGTCTAATCTGGATATTATTAAATAATGTTCCGAAAGAAATAATTGTTCTTTTTATTATCTCGTGATATGCGTATTTTCCAAACATTTCATTAGTACTAATATAATATATTTAGAATTCCCCAAAGGGATTTTTCTCAGAGAAATCAATGATGGTATCTGCCTTTTCTTCAATAGTGTGGTTTTCGGCAAAGGCATCATAGATATTGTCAGTTATTATTGATAATACTTTATAACTTGCTCCTGCACCAACAACGGTTTCACCTAATGCAAAATTTCCACTTACAATAGAAACTTTAAGAATTCTTGTATCATAATTCCAACTCTTGACATATGCACTAGTTCCAGTTGAAACACCTCTAATGACTTCATTAAACTCATAATCTCCTGTTGAAATCCCGACTGGAGAATCTATTTGTAATGTTGGGGGATTTGCCTGAGATAAGTGATAATTTGAACCAGCATTTGTAAATCTCACTGCAGTAACTATTCCTGCTGATGTTAATACTACTTCTGCTGTTGCAGAATTTATACCAGATAATGGGAACGGTGAATTTGGATCAACAGGACCAGAGAATCTAACTTTAGGAACAGTAGAATACCCAACACCACCAGAATTTATTATGATAGGAGCAAGAACACCATCAGATATGATTGCTGTTGCAATTCCACCACTTCCAGCAGAACTATTGCTCTTTATTGTTATTGTTGGTGGGATTGTATAACCAATTCCAGGATTTGTAATAAGAATTTTACTTATAGAACCTCTATCCAAAATAGATATTCCTTCTGCCCTTATTCCAAATCCACCAGGTTTCGAGAAAGTAATAGTAGGTGGTGACTTATATCCATAACCACCATCAAAAATATCAATTCTTGCAACTGATTTTCCAGAGATTCCAGGGTAACGTGCTGTAGCAAGACCAACGGAAAGTGAGGCAGAAGAAGCAGCAGCACCAACCATTTGTAAAGTGGCAATATATCCAAAATCTTTCACATTCTTATCAACATCATCTAATCCAGTATCAATAATTTCATCTTCATATTCAAAGAGCTCACAACGCAGCTCATAAACATAGAGATTGTTCAATTGATAAAAAGGTGTTTTTGATTCTACATATTTTATTTCAAATAGTGCATTATCTAGTGGCAAATAAATCAAATCTCCTTCTTGTGGTCGTTTTGCGGTCTTTATAATTTCTTTGCTGAATAAACTCAGTTTTGGTGTAATAAAATCTTCATATCTCTCTTTGGATATAATAAAAGTTATTTGGTCCGTACTTCTTACCCCAAACTTACTTAAAATGTCTGCGTTACCACCAAATCCATCAAAAGTTGATATATATGCTTCTAATCTAAAACTGTCATCAAATTTTGATACAATTACCTCTTTAATTATTTTTTTCTCATTAATAATCTTTCTGGGCATGTAAACAACATCTTGCCCATAAATTGACAATTGTTCATTGATTAAATCCTGAACTAATCTTTGTTCACTTGGTGAACCTTGTAAAAAATAGGAATTTAGTGGAGTCATTATCCAATCATATCCATTGGAGGAAGTTCATATTCTGTCTTAAGTGCTCTTTCTATTTCTTCTAATTCTCTAATTGCATCTTCATACAACTGTCTTCCATTTAGACTTATTCCGCCAGGAAGTTGAACACCATTAAATTTAATCATATTTTGTCCCCACTGCCTTTTAATTAGAGCAGTTAGGTATCTTTTTAACCAAAAATCATTATAAATTTTTGGAAAATCATTTGGATTTACAATTCTATAGCAATCTAAGACTACGTACTGGTCAGAAACTTGCTGCCAATCAATATCTAGATATAATCTGTGTTGTTTTTTATTAAATCTCAATTGAACATCTGGAGTTAATATTCTACTAATATCCTCTAAATGAGTTTTCACCATTGCATAGTTTAATAAATCTAATGCACCATAATAGTATAAATCATTTAAAAATATTTGATATTTAATATTAAATAAACCACTTGATATGGTACTAGAATCAACTTTAAATACATTATTTACACCAATAATAGTATCTGGCAAGGCAAGGAAATTTGTTGTTTCTTCAAAATTAACCACAGTTACTCCAATTCCAGCAGTACCTGTAGTTGTTTGAATACCAGATCTAATAATACTTCTTTCTGATGATGAGAGTTTATGCTTTAAGTAAACTCTTTCTATCCCATCAAAATGCCTTTCGTGGAAATATTGCAATGCATCATCGACCAAATCACCGATTTGGTCATCATCGACATTTATCTCTAAAACTGGTTTCCCAAGTTTCCTGAGACAATATTCTATTAAACCTTGACGAGAATTTGGTGATGCCATTGCAATATATACACCCTATAGAAGGTATTTATGCTTGTGCTTCTGACCAACGCAGAACTAGATTGCTCGTAATGTTACTGCCATTTGTTAAGTAGACGTTAATTGCAAGAACATCGGGGCCATTCGGGAATGTGCCTCTTCCACCAATTGGTGTGTTGTTAAGCTCTTTAAGTTCGGAGAGGTCAATGGTTGACTTATCTGTTGCTGTTGCAACAAAAGAGAATACAGTTTCTCCAGGTGCAGCAGATACGGTGTTTGCTGTAAATGTGTAAGTAGTTCCTGATGGACCAGAATTTACAGAGTTAGAAAACTGCACATAATTTCTATTCGCATCACGTCTAAAAATATTAATAACTCTTGTACCACCAGGAACACCTGTTCCACTAACAAAGAATCCAATTCTTACATTTGCTACATCTACTGCATTAAAGACTTGATACTGTGTAAAATAGTTTTGAACTTCTGCTGTTGCTGCATTTATTGTTTGTGCTCCACCTTCCCAAGTAATTGCAGATGCGTTGGCAATTTGTGCAAATGATGGTTGTCCACCAGCACCCTGTGATGTAAGAGTAAACCACTGAACTAAAGATGGATTTGATGGATAGTTGGAAGGATTCAAAATACCTTCAATGATGACTGCTTGTGATGTTGAACCACCTGTTGGAGTGAATTCGAGTGACTTCAATAGCAATTGTGCTCGGTTTATTAATTCTCTCTGTCCTAAGTCTCCAGTAATCGCATTTGAAACACTAGGAGAAAGTCGAATCATGAATGCAGTCGTCTTTGTTGTTGATATAGTTCCACCAACATATGGATAGTTAAAAATATATCCCCTATCACTATCAAATAAACCATCGGTTAAGAATGCAGAACCCCAGTGACTGATTACTGGAGTTGCAGTATTACTTAATAAAATAGCACCAGAACCTTCCGAGTGGGATGCTGCTGCTCCTGCAGTATATGTTCTAAATGAACCAGAAGAATAATTTCCGAATGATGCTGCTCTTGTGATACCAGTTAAAGTATTTCCAGATTTTCCTGTATAATTTATTAATTCATTATCAACATAAATTGTTCCTGAGGATGGATATAGAGAAGCATCTACTAGGGAAACTGTTGTTTGTGATTGAGATATAGTTGAAGCAAGTTTAGATTTGGGACCTTCATTGATGACTTCATATCTAACTGGTAGGTTACCAGATCTCATATATGCTTCTGTATTTGAGTTATTATTCTTTAATCTATGAACGAATAAGTAATTTCCATCTGGACCACGTAACATCCAATCGATAAATCCAGCACCATACCAAGTATATTGGAAACCAATCATTTGCATTTTATTGATTTCAATTTCATAACCACTAGCACCAGTTCCATCAGCTTTATCGATATTCCATTGAGTTTGTGGAATAATTCTATCTTGAACTAATGTTGCTTTTGCACCTGAAATTGAACTTACCCCTCTAAAGTCTGGTGATACCGTAATCGCATTATTTCCAATAATTGTTGTTACAACATGAGTCATTCCCCTAATAACAATTCTATCTCCTACAACTAATTGATCAGTAAATCTTGTATTTGCTCCAGTCACCAAATTGGAATCTGGAGTAGCAGAAATTGTTCCAGCAAGTTGGAATGTTGCCGATCTTAGTCCAACTGCCAAATTAATTCCATCATATTGCCAGAAAATACCATTTTGGTCATCAAATGCACCAGCACGTACTGTTGCACCTTTCCATCTATAAAGTGATAAAGTGGGTGGTCTTCCCAGAACTGGACTTGTTGATGCCAATGAATTTACTGCTAGTACTGTAAATGTGTTCTCATTAATTACGCTATTTACAGTATAATGACCATTATATCCTGGAGTTTCAATATTACTAATTGCTACCTCTGCTCCTACCTGAACACCGTGTTCAGTGTCATCAGTTGTTATTGTAACGACACTTCCAATTGAGGTTGATGCTGCAGAAACACTTCTAATATCATAACTTGGTGCGAACAAAGCACCAGTGGTGTACATTACACCTTTACCTGATTGATATCTAATATACTTTTTGGATTGACGAACTGCATGTGCTCCATGGGCAGGTCCACCGACACCCAATTGAACTCCACCATCAAAAGGTCTATGAACATAGAAGCAGTCTGGTCTTGGGTATACAGTTCCAGCAATTCCAGATGCCGAAACAGAACCAGGTGTTCTTGCATTAAAAACAATTGAATTGCTAGTTGGAGTACTGTCAATAACGAATGGACCTGATGCTAATGAATGTCCTGTTCCCGCAGAAGTTACTGTTGATGTAATGGTGTCTCCTGGAACGAGACCATGTGCATTTGCAAATGAAACCTGGAATCTTGCTAAAGATGAATGAGAAATTGAAGCACCATCTGAAATTGGAGAAGATGTCAATTCCGAAACAGCAACTGATGGGAAGAAGTTTAATATTGCTCCAGTATTTGGTGTTCCAGTAGCAACTACTGTTTGTATTCTTCCTCTTGTTGAACTATCTGGTGTAGTAGTAGAAACTGTAATGAATAAATCATTCGATGGAGTTGTTCCTCCTAATAAATTTCCCAAAATCTTTAATTGGTAACCTGGGAAATATCCAGTTCCTTGAGCATCAGGAGTTACAATATACCCACCAGCAGATTTTGTAATATTAAATGTTCCACCAGAACCAGTAAGAATTGGAGCAACATTGGTGTATGAAACATTTCCAGAAATAGAAGTTCCAGAAACAGTAAATGCAGAAATTGCACCACTACCATCTACAGAAGTTGCTGTAATAACTAAATTATTTGTTCCAGAAGAACCACCTAAAACTGAACCATCAATTGTAATGGTATCGGACAAAGCATATGCCGATCCAGTTGATGTTTGTCCTGTTCTAAAAGTTACAGTATATGCTCCAGAACCAGATCTATAAACATCAAATTCTGCACCAACACCAAAACCAGTTGTTATTCCTGTTATACCAGAATAAGTTCTATAACTTGGTACTGCAACCCCATATGCATCATCTGCAATGACAGTAGAATTGGTGACACCATTATAATTTAAGAGTAATTTTGTATAAGCATCTGGATAGAATGGAGAACCAAGTCCAAAAATATCCAGAGATGCAACTTCAAATGATGACCCACTATATCTAGAATTTCCAATCGAAAGTCTAGTAGCATCAAGAAATCCAAAGAATCCTTGAGAACCACTAAAGTTATTACCAATTTTTACTTGAGATTGTGGATATGAATTTGTATCCGTATATACACTTCCTTCTTGAATTCCATTTACATATAATCTTGTTGATGTTCCATTTCTTGTTACTGCAACATGTGTCCAAGAACCTGCAGTAATAGATGTTACTCCAACAATCCTTTCTGAACCATTTACATAATAAGATAATACATCGGCAGAGGTGATTCTAAGCATTGGAGCAACAGAAGGTTCTGCTGTTCTCATATCAAATAAAACTTCTTGTGTTGCTACTCTATTTCTATAAACCCAAGTTTCAAATGCAAAATCAGAAGTTTGAATTTCAAAATCAATATTTGAATCAACAACCAAAGAATCCGCAGTAGATCCTGCAGTTGGGTTTAGCAGTAAAGAAGAATTACCCCATTTTTTCTGGGATTGAGATATTGCAGCATCACCCAAAGCAGTAACACTCTTTGAAGTCGTGAATGTTGCAATCCCTGATGCACCAGCATCCACTCCTCTAACATGAATGACTAAATCATTATCAGAATTTCCACCTAAACTTGACCCTGGAATAATTAATCTTTGATTGTTCTTATATAAAGCACCAGCAGAATTTAAATTTACTAAGTATCTTCCTTGAGTTCTATCTATATCAAAAGTTCCACCACCACCAGTATTAAAGTTTTCTGGAACTGCGGATAATATTCCAACATTATTTGAACCACCAGAAGCATTTACTAAGTATGGACTGGAAAGTGTGATAGTATTTCCGTCAATGTTAGTTACAAATGTCGAATGTCCAGTTCCATCACTTACAGCAGAACCAACTTGAACACCTGAAACACTAGTAACTACTAAAGTATTTGATGGAGCAACAACATCCTCTAGCAATGTAGTTGTTGCAGTATTAGTCGTAATACCAGTTACTTGTGTTCCTGAGGGAATACCACTTGCCGTTAAAGGAGAACCTAAAAGTGCATTATTTACTCCAGTATATGCAATTCTATTTGAACCAGAACGTGTTATAAATCTTGAAGTAAACGAACCAGTAACACCATTTGATAGTAGAGAATATGATGGTGATCCTATTGCTGCTCCAGTGTAAAATCCACCTCTTCTTAATTGAGAATATGGGGCAAATAGACTTTCAGTTGGATCACTTGTTCCCACTTTTCCCTTGGCAAAATATGTAAACACATTTGCATTTGGGACTGTTTCTACTAAAAATGAACCTTCTGCCCTAGATGAACCAGAAACAGTTTCTAACAGACCAAAAATTCTAAATGGTTGTCCAGCACCAAACCCATGTGGTTCTACTGTTTGTACGGTTATAATTGATGCACCAACACCTCCAGTGTTTTGGCTTGCATCTGTTTGTACATTGGATATTGAAATATCAGAACCTGGAATTTCAAATGTACTTGGGTAACCTCTTAAGTGGTCAATTGTCTGCCACTTTGTTGGTTGAATTCCATATTCAAAGTCAGCATCAATCATGGACTGAGGTGTTGCCACTCTCATCCTTTCTACCGCATCAGTTCCAAAATTATATGGTCTGAATCTTACTTCTTCATCTTCAATAAAAATAGTTATAGAATCAGTTGCTTGCTGATCTGATGTATCGAATTCAAAGTGTATAGTTGTTACACCATTAGAGATTGATGATGCATATGGAAACTCTGCACTATTGCCAGGAGTAAATTCTACAATAATTGGATTTACTGGATCCGCAAAATTATAAAGTATTTTATTACTTGTTACATTGACAAGCATCAGAATCTGATTTTTTCTGACCTTATCTAAGATTTTTAAATTTCCAGACCCAGCAACTCCAGGTGAAAAAACATAATCTCTAATCTGTCTCTTAGCCATTTAAGAATATCTCCTTGTAGTGCAAATTAAGAAAGTGCGATTGCCATTACAATTGCTCTTACATCAACATACTTTTTATTGGCAGCATCCGAATCAGAAGTTGCAGTTCCAACATTTATAACTTTATTATTTAGTGCATTGATTGTTGAACCAACACTTAAAGAGCCTCCTATTACAGCACCATCATTGATTGAAATGCTTTCCGATAAAGATAAATTTGCAATATCATTTGATATTGTTAAATTTAAATTTTTATTTGCTGATAATGTTCTAGCAACTCCAACTGGACTTTGGTTACTTCTAAATCTTATAGTGGAAGAAACGTTTGTTGGAGTATTTCCAGTTAGATTAGCTGCATTTAATGAAGCATTTACTGAAGTGGCAGTAATAACACCAGATACATTTAAATTTCCACCTATTGTGGCAGAATTAACAACTGTAAGATTTGAAAATGTATTTGGTGGTGCTGTTTCCTCTACTGATTTTCCAAATACAGTAAAAGATACTCTAGAGTTATCAGATGAAGAGTATACTAATGTTTGTCCGTTTGATAATTTTAAATTAGTTCTTACATAGGATTGATTTGGTGAAACCAATTCATCATATTCTACATACTGTGAACTATTAAAATCTAATGCAGACGAAGTTGCAATTCCCAATCTTACTTTAGAATTTAAAGATCCAAGATTGCAAGCAACTACTGTTACTTCAACTGACCTTCCAGAAGGTGCTGTATATAAAGCAAGTCTTTTATTTTTTGTAGATATTTCAGAGTTTAAAATTACAGAATCTGTTGTGTCTGCATATTCTTCACCATACAAAAGAAAGTTTGTATTTAATGATGATGATTGTATAATTAAACTCTGTCCATTTCCAAAATAAATATTTTCAGATTCATATGTTTCTCCCCTCTCTAATACTGTAGAGGCAATGTAGTTCAAATCAATAGAATTTGTAGAAATACCTACTTTGATTCTTACTGGTTCAAAATTTTTATGTGAAATGGAAATTTTTCCATCAACTAAAATACCAGATGAAGAGGTATATAATATAGTATTTTTATTTGGAACTGGTATTGAAGACGATAAAAGGCCAAAAGCCATAATCTACAACTTAACTTTTAATTATTTATAATTCACTTATTATGATTATTCTTACTGGATATTCTGGATTTATTGGGAAAAAATTTCTTGAAAAAATAAATCAACCAATTATTAAAGTTGAAAAGGAGGATTCTTTTAAATTCTTATCCTCCTTTACTGACTGGGACAAAGTATCATTAATTTTGCACCAAGGGGCAATTTCATCAACAACTGAACGTAATATTTCTACTCTGCATCACCATAATGTTGCATTTACTTTGATGCTGTTTGACTATGCCATTCAACACCAAATCCCAGTAAAGTTTGCATCATCTGCATCGGTTTATGGAAATACTTTGGGTACTATTAATCCATTAAATCATTACGCAATCACTAAATTGCAAATTGATTATTTTATTCAAGACAATATCGATAAATTTTCTTCTATTCAATCATTCAGATATTTTAATGTATACGGTCAAGGAGAAGACCATAAAGGAGACCAAGCATCACCAATATCAAAGTTCACTAAACAGATTAAAGAAACTGGTAAACTTAAACTATTTGAAGGTTCTGATAAATTTTTGAGGGACTTTATATGTGTTGATGATGTAGTTGATATTGTTATGAATAGTAATGTTCCTTCTGGAATTTATGATTTGGGAACTGGTGAACCAATTTCATTTCAAGAAGTTGCAGAACTAGTCACAAAAAAAGAAGGAGGTGAGATTGAACTCATCCCCTTCCCAGAACATCTTAAAGGTAAATATCAGGACTATACTAAAGCAAATATGCAATGGATTGACAAATATAAATTTACTACTGTCGAAGAGTATCTCCTTCGATAACTCTAATACTATCTTCATCAAAATGCTCTGTAGAAAATTCAAATAATTCAGTATCTTCTAGAGCATACATCCTATGTCTAAGTCCTACAGGAACATGGAATTTATCACCTTTCCGTAGGACTCTTTTTTGTGCGAGTTCAATATTATCGTCTTCCCCATAGAATAATATAAGTTTTCCAGACTGAATATAAAATGTTTCGTCTTTAACTTTATGGTAATGCCAGGAGCATTTTTTTCCTTTTACAAAGTAAAGGAGTTTACCACAATACTGGTCACAATTTACAATCCACTTTTCAAATCCCCATCCTTTGGGAACAAATTTAATTGAAGAAGTCATTAGCATTCATTCCTTTATCGTCTATGTATATATCTCCACTTGGTTTTCCAAGTATTAGTTCATGGTACTTGCAACCCCATATTTCTAGTTGCATTTTAGTTAAGTTGTAAAACTTTTGGGTTGCTTTATCACTATCATCTTTACATCTTCCCATACCACGGGCAGTAAAATATTTAATTATATGTCCATCATCAAATAAAGAATTAATTTTGTTTATTCTTTCTGGAATTGGAGAACTCCCTTCATACTTACATGAAGAGCAATCACCATTGGTACAAATAGTACCATCAATGTCTATTACAAATGTCATTAACATCTTTTTGATTTAATACGTAAGTTCCTTGATTTTGAATTGCTATAGATGCTGCTCTATTTGCCAATGATATTGATTTGTTTATGTCATTTGTCTTTAAATATCCATATGTTAATGCTGCAAGAAAAGTATCCCCAGCACCAACGACATCATATACATTAACTTTTTCTGCTGGGTAATGAGTGTCTCTATAGTAACAACCATCAGAACCTCTTGTGACAATTAAATTAAAGTATTCATATTTGTTTTCTAATTTTTCATATTCAATATCATTTATTTTGATAAAACAATTTTCTTTATTTGGCAATACAGTTTTTTTACTATCAATAAAAACTGGAATACTAGATGACTCTGCAATTTCAAATAGTTTTTTAATTGTCAAATAACCTTTATTATAATCTGATATTACAATAGCATCAAAATTTGTACTGCTCACAGGAAGCATTAATGGTTTTATTGGTTCTTCATTATCAACCCTAAGAAGTTGTTGATTTGATTTTTCATCTATGAACCTAGTTTTAACTAGTTTTTCAGAGTTAGTCAGAAAAGTAACGTCTATATCAAATGCCTGAAGATTAAAACAGACATTTGCTGCCATTCCTGCTTTAGTTTCTATTTTGGAATAGTTCATCACTGGAACTGGTGCTTCTGGATTTAGTCTTTCGCACCTCCCATAGATATATTCATCTTCGCAACTATCCCCTATCAATAATACTTTGAATGATTTTTGTTGAGGAGTATTCATTTATTCTATCGAAAAATTTTAATTCTTTTGCATGTTGTGATCCTATAACTGGTTTATCCTTCCAATCAGATCCTACCACCATTATATCAGGTTTATAGTATTCTACAAGGTCTTCAAGTTCTCCATCACTATCAAATGTTCTGACCTCATCAATAGTAGAAAGATTTGCAAGCATAAACGCACGTTCCCATAAACAATTAATTGGTCTCGTTGGTCCTTTTTTCTCTTTTACTCTTTCATCAGAATCAATTGCTACTATCACATAATCACCTAAAGATTTTGCATATTGAAATAGAGAAAGATGTCCCGTATGTAGGACATCGAATGTGCCATTAACAAATACTTTTTTCATTTGGAATATAAATCAATTTATTAATTTCTGGGAGATATAGATATTCAATTTTACTAGTACGAAGAGTATTGAGAGCATCTTCCATAGTATCAACAATAGTGTCACCTGCTTTATTGAATGATGTATTAAAAAGTATAGGGACTCCAGTTAAGTTATAAAACTCTGATATCAAATTATAGTAATTTTTATTTTGTTCTTTTTTCAGGGTCTGAATTCTACAGGTTCCATCAACATGAGTTATTGCTGGAATTTTTTCTGGGTATAAAACATTAACGGTATACATCATATTTGGACTTTCTATCAATTCTCCCATATCAAACCATTCATGAGTCCGTTCAAATAAAACAGTTCCAGCAAATGGTCTGAAAGATTCCCTTCCTTTCACTTTATTTACTATATCTTTTCCATTAGAAACTCTAGGGTCAAATAAGATAGATCTATTGCCTAGTGCTCTTGGTCCAGACTCTGACCGTCCTTGTGCTATCGCAACTATATTTCCATCTACTATTAAGTTTGCTACTTCCTTTGGTAATATAGGTTTTTCTATTTCATTTTCAAGAAGAGTGTAGTCGTATTTTAATTTTTCTCCAAGATATAAAGTTGAAATTGATTTTCTATCAGTTAACCCACCACCTTCTCTTCCCATTTCACAGAAATATGCTGCTCCGAGGGAAATACCACTATCACTAGAGATTGGTTCAACATAAAGATTTACGTCTTTTGGTAATTTTTTTCTTAAATTAAAATTAGCAACGCAATTTAAAGCACATCCACCAGTCCATACAAGATTTTTATTTCCAGTTAGTTCTAGTGTTTTTAATACAAAGTCTAATACATAGTCTTCAAAATCTTTTTGGACTCTATATGCTATGTCTTCTTTTTCTATATTTTTTAACCAGGAATAATCTCTTAATGAATACCCAATTAGACCTTGTTTTTTTGCAGTATTTTTAAATAGTGTGGTTACTCCACCCCTTTCAGTAATTAATTTTTTAACTTTTGGGTTTTCTTTTCCATACGAAAATAAACCCATAGTTTTTCCACACTGAATTGGGTCCCAACCCAGATAAGAGGTTACTGCAGCATATACTTGTCCAGCACCAATAAATCCCTCACCAGAATAATTTTGTTTAATTGTATAAAAAGTTTGTGGTTTTGTAAAAGTAAAAATACTCTCAATTTCAATTTGTGTAGGTGATATATTAGCACCGCCCCCATCCATAACCATAACGGCAGCGTTATCAAATCCTGAATGAACAAAACCACAAGTAGCATGAAGAAGATGATGATCCTGAGATAAATTCACGACATTTTTTACAGTAATGCCAAGAATTTGTGTTATGTACTTATAGTAAGTTTTTACAGAAGACTTATTTTCGTCTAAGTGTAAAAATGTATAAGCACATATATCAACGGTATCGGTGTATTCTTTAACTTTTTTTAAAGCATTTAATGGTGAGGAGTCGTATTTTTTATGAGTTATACGTTCTTCTTGTATATGAAAAACAACCTCACCGTCCTTTAATAAAGTTACAGATGCATCGTGTGTTATGTTAAATGCAAGGATCCACATTATTCATTTAGTAATCAATTGGGAATATGAACAAGTTTTTGAATTTCTGGGAGGTACATATACTCAATATCACTTTTTTTCAGAGTATCAACACCATCTTCAACAGTCTCAACCAAGGGATCACCACCCAAATTAAAACTAGTATTGAAGAGAATTGGAACATCACTCAATTTTTCGAAGGCATCAATCAGATTATAATAATGTTCGTTTTGTTCTGGAGTTACAGTCTGAATGCGACAAGTTCCGTCAACGTGAATGACTGAAGGAATCTTTTCTTCGACACCATCTTGACACTTCACTGCATACATCATATGAGGAGTTTCTTCACGTCCAGTAAGGTCAAACCAATCATGCACACATTCTTTTTTGATTGAACATGCAAATGGACGGAACCATTCACGACGTTTTACAGTGTTAACAATATCTTTACCGTCTTTAATAGTTGGGTCAAACAGAATTGAACGATTGCCAAGGGCACGAGGACCACCTTCAGAACGACCTTGATACATGGTAACGATATTCCCTTCACGAATTAGTTGTGCAACTTCATCATAAGAAGTGTCAGTTACTTCAAGTCCATCTAGAGCATCTTCATATGTATTTGGATTATATTGAGGACCATAATAGACGGAAGACTGCTTTTGTGGTGTTTTATTTGAGGTTACCTTATGCCAAATATACTTTGCTCCACCAATTGATGTGCCACCATCATGGGAAATGGGTTCACAGTAGATGTTTAGATCTGGGAACTCTTTCCAATACTTATAATTGGCAACGCAGTTAAGACCATAACCACCACAAATAACAATATTCTTTTCTCCAGTTTCTTCGTGTGCCTTACGAATCAGTTCAACCATTCTATCCGAAGTTGCTTCTTGGATAGCATATGCCATATCTTTTTGGATTTCTGTATACTCATTCTGTTTGTGATTTTCTACATCATCCATTAAGATTGAATATCTTCCAACATTTATTTTTGCAGCATTTGGATATGTGGGAAGAATCACTTCTCTGTTTCCCCATCCATTAGCAAAGAATTTGGGAAGTGAATCATTTGGGTTTCCATATGGGGCAAGACCCATTAGTTTTCCTGCTTCGATTGCGGGAAAACCACAGTATTCAGTCACTGCTTCATACATTTTTGTATGACCAGGATATTCAGTTATAAAAATACCATCCTTAACTTGATTGCAACCTATTGGTGCTTTTGTTCCGAGGTGTTTATAAACTACTTCGAAGTTTTTAGGATAAGATGCTTTAAAAATAGTTTCAAATTCAAATACAACATCGTCAATTCCTTCAAATTGAAGAAAACTTCCAGCACCATCAGCAATTACACAAGCAGCGGTTTCAAATCCTGAGTTATAAAAACCACAGGCAGCGTGCATTTCATGATGAATGTTATCGATAAAATGCACTTCAAAGTCAAACTTTTTCTTTGCAAGTTTCCTTACCCATCCATGGTATAAATCTTCACCAGTCCAGTCTAACTGGGGTCCATGCCTATGGGTGTGACAAACAACCAAATGGTCAATATGGTCTACGTAATCAAATACCTTTTCAAGCCCCAATAGTGGAGAACCATCATATTTAAATTTGGACAATCTTTCTTCTTCTAGATAGAAAATAACTTCACCATCTTTTAAAAGAGTTGTGCTTCCATTATGTCCACGAGCACATGCTGCAATAATAGTCATAGTTTACTCCTCAAACTGTTTTCATTGTGTCCATAAATCCTAATGATTTTTTATTTCCATTAGATTTGATGCCATTCTCTTCTAGAACTGCATCTATTGAATTAAGTGCTTTTTTTGTTTGCTCCGATGATGCTCCAGTAAGTTGAGGTGCTTGTTCCAACTTTGCGGGAGGCATACCACAAGATGCTTGTTGCTGTTCCATTGTTGGAAGAACAACAGAATCAGTCTTCTTTACATAATATCTATTCATCAATTTATCGACCGACTGAAGAATGACCGACTCAACTTTGTCATTCATTGCCATAATACCATCATTTGTTCTGCCACTTACTTCATCCATTGTAATACGAATTGGATCGTAGATTCTTAGACCTTCACCCATATCAAGAACTTCAAATTTATCACAATTTGGATAACTGATATTTTCTTTACAAGTTGCCCCAACTATAACTACAGCAGGAATATCCAAAGAATATGCCATATGCTGACCAACAGAATCGCACCCAATGAAAAGATCTGACTCAGCAATAATACCTGCCCATTGTCTTAAGTCAATACCTCTTGGGCAAGCAACTGGATCTTTACAACCTTCTTTCTGGAAGTCTAGTTCAACTTCCCCCATATAAATTACGGAATATTTCTTTTGTAGTTTTTTTATGATTGATACAACGTTAGTAAATTCAAAACTTCTACCACTAGAATCAGTAATGAAATTGCCCATCACCTGAGTTCCACGTCCAAATGGTTGGAAGACTACAACTTTTTCTTTCTTTGTTTTTTGCTTAACTTCCTCTACTACAAATTTACCATTAATCATTTCTTGTCTAGAAAGTTTAATGGTCGGTTTTTGAAGTTCTCGAACGCCTTTACCATTGATTTGAATATCAAAAGCCTGAGATAGATTACACTTTTGATTATAGTATTCCCAGATACGATATGGTTCTGTTGTAACGATGTCCATATCCTTCAGTTTATCTCTGAAGAGATTTTTGTGCCAATGGTCGTAAACTTTTTGGAAAAGAGTTGGGTGTCCTTTGAAGAAATCTGTGCCTCCTTCGCAGACAATCAAAAAGTCTTTATCTGGGTTTTCTTCTTGGTATTTTTCAAATGCTGGTATCGAGCAAATCACTCTGCCTGCCCCACCATTTACAAAAAATGCTTTTGATCTCATTTTATCGCCTCAAACAAATGATGATGTTTTAATTATACAATTTTATTTATTATATAAAAAAAGGAGGGTTTTCCCCCTCCTTTATTCTAGCAGTTCAAAATTAAAACAGTCAATTATTAGTTTTCTGATTCTTCTGTATTTTCTTCTTCTTCTGCTGAATCACTAATTTGTGGTGGTTCTATAGTCGAGATATCAATTTCTTTTCCGTCTCTATACGGTTTACCATCAACATATTCAACTGGACCTTCTGGTTTTGGAGGTGCTTCTGTTCCTGTTTTGTTATCAATACCAAATGCATTTCCATTTGATGCACTCCAATTATCCAATCCCATTGGATTCGATGGGAATGGAACCATCCAAGGAGTATCTAAATAGTCTGCATATTTAACTGTAACATTATCAAGTGCAGTTAAATATGCTGCCCATTTTGTCTTTTGTGTGGAAGTAAATCCAGTTGTTTCTACTTGTTTTTCTAGTTCTTTGATTGACTCTAAGGCATACAAAAGTTCTTCTTTTGTAATATGTGGTTTTTTCCATGGGAATGGTTTTTTCCATTCTTTAGTTTCGAAATCAAATTCAACCTCTCCCACTTCAATTGTTTTATTTGGATATGGTGGATTTGGTCTAGTATAAAATGGTTCTGTCTCTCCATCCAAAGTATACGTCTTATGTGGTACTTCGTCTATAGATGGACCTATTGAATTACCAACAACTGCTGCTAAAAGTAAGGGTTCTTCTTCTACGTCAATCAAGGCATAATCATATGCTAAACCAGAGAAAGTATCTGCAGCTGCGTCATTTTCTTCTCTAGTTCTATCATCCTCATATAACATCCAACCCAACATGCTATTAATTTTTTTGGTATCTTTAAGTATCATAACATAAACTTTGTCTGGACCTTCATAAGTCCATTCAGCAGTCAAACCAAGTTTATTTGTTTGCAGCAAATAATCGTCTGGTATATTATATGTGAATTTTTTAGTCGTTTTTGCCATAATACTTAACCTTTCTCCTGTTTTTTATTTATTTAAATCTAATTAAACATACCTTACGGTTACACGTACTGCACCTGCCCAACCAGGGTTTCCACAGCAGCAACCACCCGCACATACAGTTGCAGAAGCACCACCTAAACCAGGAACATAATTATGTTCAATATAACCACCAAAACCTAAATTACCTGCTGCCCATGTTTGATTCCAGTTTCCGCAAGTAGAATTTTCACATTGGTGTGATGAGACCCAACCACCTTTTTGGTTTACTAATCCTCCTGGATAAGCAATGTGGTACAAGTTCCAGCAACGGTTTTGGTGGCAGAACAGACCATAAGCACCAGGAAGACCAAATGCCCCACCATCCGCACCAAAATAACGAGCACAACATCCAACACACGAAGTATTAAGACCTACAATATTGTCAGTTCCACCAAATCCTTCAGAAGCACCTATTGCAGTTTTCCAATAACATTTCTTACCACAAAACTGAGTAATACAGAATGAGCAACCACCCCATCCACCTTCAGCATAAAATCCAGTAAGTCCAGTTCCAGTTACTGTAGTGCATTCACCTCTTAAACCAGTAACATCAGGAACTTTACATGTTGGTGAACCAATTCTAAAGACATATGGTGTTCCAGATGCTACACCAACAACGGTTTTGAATGCATATGCACCAGCACCTCCAGGAATTCCGTAAGCACAGCAGCAAGCACCTGCTCCACCGCCACCAGCACCCCAAATTTCAAAGGTAATTGCAGTTGTACCTGCTCCAGGATATGAAGGAACTTTCCAGCAACAATATACAAAATTGTTAAAACCCATCGTATAGTCACCTGCTGGTGCTTGACAACAAGTGGTTTCATAACTACCATCGGTATTACCGCACATGTGTGCCATGAAATAAGTTACTTGACCCTCTCTGAGTCTTCCAATACCACCTGAATGAATTCCTGTGAAATTTGGTTCTGCTGAACCCAACAGAGTTCTAAGATTTGCCATTTTTAATATTTCCTCTTAAAGGTATTTATCTATAGGTGATTCTAATTAGACCAGCTGTTCCAGGTGCAGCAACGCAGCAACCACCAGCACATACAGTTACGGAGGGGTGACCTGCTCCTCTCATTCCCATACTACAGTTACCATTTCCAGGCCATTCACCCAACCAACATTGTGCTCTTTCATTGCAGCAAGCATTTCCTGGATTTCTATTAATAACATATCTTGTTTCTCTGTCACGGACTCCGCCTGGTTGAGGAATTCCAAGTCTTACAAAGCAATTATTTCCACAAATACAATCTACACGGAACCATCCCATTCTTCCAGGAACACCGAAATCTGCTCCATAAAAACAAGCACAATCACAAGCTCTGCAAGTACCAGGAACTGGATCTAGTGAATAGCAACCTAATGAGTTTCTTGGTGTTGTTCCAGTTGTTCCTCCAGGACCATATGTTCCAGTTATATTAGAACCATGGGCATCATGGTAAATGAAACAACATGTTCTGCCTGGCATTCCACCTTCAGCACAGAAGTTAGTAAGTCCACATCCAGTAATCCATGTTTTGCATCCAGTACTACCTAAGCAGGCTGCTGAGCAAGTTGATGGTGGACTAAGGCACCATAGATAACAAAGACCCCCTAAGGAATTTAGTCCCATGTCACTTGCACAAAGAGTCTTCATTGCATATGCACCAGAACCACTTGGAGTTCCTTGCATACAGCAACATCCTCCTGCACCACCTCCTCCACCACCCCAAATGTGGAATTGGACGGTAGTTACTCCAGGATAGACACAAAATCCACCACACCACTGCCTGTAATTGGTATCACAGGGAGTAAGCCAACAGTGTCCACCAAAAAACATATCAAAACCCTCTACAAGAGTATTGCCCCATCCATTTCCCCATTGGGTGGAACGAAATCCGCACACTCTTTGTTGGAGTTCAACTTGATTTTCTGTATTTAATAATTCTCTTAATCTAGCCATTTAAAATCTCCTATTAACCGTAAGTGATACGAACCATTCCAGAATGTCCTGGACCACCACAATAGCAGTTTCCACTTTCTGAAGAAGCTGATCTTCCACCCAACCCAACAATACCTTCTTCTGCACGTAGAGAACTATGTCCAAAGTAATCTGAGAATCTATATTGGGCACCATCTGCACCAGCAAGATTCATAGATGCATGTCTATATGGAAGATAACCACCTCTAGTATTAATTAGTCCACCAGGGAATGGATGATACTGAAGAACCATACACCAGTCCATTGCTTGATTGCATGGTGAACCTAACAGTCCAGGAAGACCTCTTGCTCCACCATCAGCACCATAGAATGGAGCACAATAAGCACATTGATTGGTGCATAGACCACCGTAGCAAGGATTGAGTCCATGACCATAATAAACTCTACGTCCATTTGAACCGAATGTAGTTCCAGCACCAATTAAATCATATTGGAGTTCTGTTACGTCTTGATACTCAAGTGGATAATTTCCAATACCACCACCAGGAGTAAAGCAAGAATGTCCACAATTTCCCCAGTGAGGACCACAAGCTTCACACATGTGTCCACCATATGGCATTGCTTGGCTTTCATTACATGAGTGACAATAATCACATATGCAATACATTTCAAAAGTGCTTTCTCTGTTCATGCAGTTTGAACAGAATGATGCACCACCAAAACCACCTTCCGCACAGAAGTTGTTCAATCCGCATCCAACTACAAATGACTTACATCCACGAGACCCCCACTGGACTGGTGTGCAGCAAGAAGCAGATGCAACACATATTTCGTATGGCTGTCCACCTAAATCAAATCCAGTGCAAATACACTTAAAAGCATATGCACCAGATCCACCAGGAGTTCCCCACATGCAGCAACATGTACCAGGTCCTCCACCACCTCCACCCCAAATTTCGAACTTGATAAAGGTAGTTCCCGCTGGTGGTCTCCAAACATAGCATTCAAAATACCTAAATCTATTTACAGCGCAATGGGTTCTGAATTGTACTTGATGATACTCAGAACCAGGAAAACTAATAGGTGTTGATGGAACCGTACTAATTCCTGTTGTTTGGAATGACGCAATTTGTTGTTGGTCGGTATAACTAATTAAATCTCTTAAATTTGCCATTTTATATCTCCCCTAATTTTTTTGGCAATTATCATGCGTTCAGAAGAACCCATCCATATTGTGAGCCAGAATAAAGAAGATCTACAGCATTATTAGGAATATTTAATATTAGGGGCTCATTCAAGTTAGCAATTTTTGTAGTTGTTGTATTGACTCCTACAGTGCAGAAATTTGTTCTCCAGTTCCCTGTTGGGTCAACGATGGAAACTCTATCTCCAATATTTGCTGTATCAGCACTTGGAATATTAATTGTAATAGCAGTGCTTGTTGTATCAACAAGATAAGTTCTGCCAGATATTGCAGTAAATGGTGTAGTACTTACAGTTACAACTTCTGTCGTAAATGTTGGTGCAGAAATGAAACGTCCCATTGTTCTAAATTACTCCTATATGGTTGTTAATTAAAGTGTGGATTGCTCAACACCGTAAACGTTAACGCTTACATTGCTGGAATTAGAGAAAGCAATTACTCTTTTGCCAGCATCCAAAACTAATCCAGTTCTCTCCAGAACACCATTGGGTGCAATAAAAGAATTAAATTCAATAAATTCAGCATTTGTTGGTGTTGCGGTTGCTGCAATTGCTACACGAACAGCAATGTCAGTAGCATTTCTATTTGCCACGTTAACATTAACGTATGCAAGTGTGTTAGTAGGAACAGTATAAACTGTTGTGAAAGTTGTAGAAGCAAGTGCTACTTGTCCTAGTACTCCAGATGCCATTTAAATCTCCCAATCTTTGTTTATTCAATCTTATATGCAAATATTTATAATGCACAACAATCAAGAAGTTGCAACCCAATAAGTAAATGGTCTTGATTTAATAATTGTATTGTCAACGTATGCCTTCACTGCCGCTTGAGTGGAAACTTTTTCATTACTATTTTGAGAGAGTGTAATATCAGTAGAGAATTCATTAATTTGAGCTCCCAACTGAGCACCGATAGAACCCAATCTCAATGAGGTTAGACCAGAAAGGTCGAACGCAGAAGCATTCAATGTTGCTGCACCAGTTGCCTGGTTAACACGGAAATACTTACCTACACGGAAGTTACCATTTTGGTCGGTGGATACGTAGTAAACACGACCAGGATAATCTTCTGTAACTTCTCTTGATGGGATTGGATCTACTGTTGGTACACCAGGCCAATTGGTTGTTGATGTTCCACCAGTACCAATCTGCAAGAAGTCATGACCAGTCAATCTAACTTGTGAATACAAGTATCTGATTCTAAATACTTGCTCATCGTAAGTTTTATTTGCTTTTTCTTCTGCGAGAATCAATGTAGTTCTTCCTGTGGTATCGATACCAATAGAAGTAACTTTCATGAATTCACTATCAATCTTAATAAAGTTATCTGTACTAAAACCAGTTACATTATTTACTCTCACGAAAGATTGTACAGGAGTCTGGTCCTTAATGATTTGAGTTCCAGAAATAGTATTTGCGACTCCAATTGCTCTGAATGATGTTCCATTTGAATAACCAGTTGCAATTCCTGCTCCTTCTTGTGCTCTCAATACAGTCATTGCAATGGATGAATCCAAACTCACAATCTTCATTAATTCATTTGTTGGTGTTAGCACAAATCCATTTTGGAAGAATCCTGCAGTTGAACTTACAACAATTTGAGTATCATTAGTACCAATTGGAGCCGCAACTGTTGCAATAACGTTTGTCCAAGGATAATTTCTAATATTATTATTAGTACCAAAATGCTTTGCTGCAGTTGTGGTGAGTTGTGCTCTATTTACACCAATATTTCCTCTGCCATCTGGAGCAACATAGCTTACGTTCTGGATAACATAGGTAAATGGATCTGCACCAGTAATTGTAGTTGCCGCAGTTCCAATAACACCACCGTTTCCACTACCAGTTACGAACTCGACACTTCCACCTGTTTGAAGATTATTCTGAAGACCTCTTACAACAATAGTGAAACCACTTTGTCCAACGTTTGCATCAGTATTATTTGTTAAAAATGCTTGAGTTCCAGAAGTTTGTCCAGTAATCAGTTCGTTCTGTCTAAATCCAGAACCATTTGGTCCAGATGTAACTACACTATAATAAAGTGCGGCAATAGAAGTCTGGACGGAGGTTAATTCCCCAACTGCTCCTGAAGTTGCACCAATAATTCTTTCTCCTTGAGTAAATCCAGGAGCAGTGATTGTTTCAACATTATACTTTAATTGAAGACCTTCTACTGTTCCAGATAAGAATGATTCATCAGTGTTATATCCAGAGCTGACAATAGCATAGTTGCCCCATGAGCTGTTTCCTGCGAGAGAACGAATTCTTCCTCCACGAGTTGAACAGTAACTAACATGTGCATAATAAGTAAAGCAGGAAACCATTTCTGCTGCAGCATTATTGGTAATCCAGAATCCAACACCATTGTCATGGATATTTGTCCAAGAGTCAAAAACGATAGACTTATTAGATCTTTGTGGAGTATTATCGTATTGTTTGTGTACTTTTCCATCGACTACTGCTCCAACACCACCAGTTGAAAACGCAGAGCAGTTAGAAACGTATGGTGATTTTGTAATTGGTGAATTTGGATTCAGTTTTACAAATACACCACGAACTGTTGCATTATTTAAATCTCTATCACTAGCAGTAAATGTTATAGGTGTGGATGAAACTGTTTGTGCAGTATCTACTTCTACCTGTGTTGTACTTAGATATGTTACTACTTTGGTTCCAACTGCAATTCCAGTTCCACTAATGACAGTTCCAACCAAATCTGGTTCCATTTCTGCGGTTGAATTGGTTAAAATTGTCCCAGAAATTGAAGCAGTTGCAGTTTTGAGAACACCAGCAGGAACAAAACCAGTCATTCCGTCCATAACAATGTCCTTAAGCATAGTTCTGTCACTAAGCATAAACATTGTTGATTGAGCATTAGTCAAGGTAACTGCATTATCTACAGTAATATCAGAGGCGCCATTTTCCCAAGTATCAACACCTGATACCCATACACCACCAGTAAGTGGTTCAATTTCTACCTTTGTCTGTGAAAAGTTGAAATCTAAAATTCTAGCAGTTTTAGTTCCAGCACCATTAGCAATAGTTGCACCATACTGCATAGCAGTTGATGGAGCAGAGTTTAAAGTTAAAACTTGATGATTTGAATTTCCTGCTGCTGGTACTATCTTTGTTGTTCTTAGGTTATCACCTACAATTGTTACATTGGGTGGAACTGTAATAGGAAGTTGCTCTTCATAAGTTCCTGCTTTTACATAAATTGTTGCTGGACCAGTTACGATTCCACATGCATGTTTAATTGTGGCATATGCACGATTAATGTTCTTACCGTCATTGGAATCACTTCCTTCTTCTGCTACATAGAAAACTGGATAAGTTACATTATTTGTTTCCCAAACTGGCACTCCTGATGGAGAAACAGTTAATACTTTTCCATTAGTTCCAATTGGGAGAGATGCTGGACCTGCACCAGATTGGTAAATAATATCACCAGTTGCAGAAAGAACATTAGTTGCAGAACCCTGAGTTAATGGATTCCAATATGTGCCGAGAGAATCTGTGGCAGGGTCATTATTAAAGTTAGTTGATGCAATACTAACATAACTGTTTGAATTTCTATAAATTGTGTCACCTTGTTGATATGTGGTGACTGATGACCATGCACCTTTCCACTCAAATCCCTTAACAATTAAATCCCACTTGTTAGGAACTTGAACTGGATTGCTGGTCATTCCAGCACCAACTTCTTCCTTAGCAACGTAAGAATAACCACCAAAACGAATTACTTCACCTGGAAGGTATGAAGTAGTGGTTGAATATGCTCCAATAAAATCAAAACCAGTTGATAGTGTATCCCAATCGGATGTATTAGAACTTGGTGCTTTATTGGTGTTTAATGTTTTGGAAACATAGTTGTTTCCACCGTATAGAACAACATCCCCTACTTGATATGCTGTTCCTGAGTTCCAAGCTCCTTCATAATTGAAACCTCCAAAATATGGAGTTAGATTAGAAGAATTGAAATTGGAGGTTGAAGCAAAAGAAGTAACTACTCTATATTGAGTATTACCAAATTTTACTAAATCATTAATCTTGTAAAAAGTTGATGGTGCCCAATCACCTCTATTTGCAATACCCTCAACGTGCAAAGACCACTTTGCTAGATCCGTTGAGTACCAGTTTGTTTCTGATGATACAGAAGTGTGATTCTGGGTACAGACATAAGTATTCGCACCGAACTTAACGATATCATCAATAACATAGTCTGTACTTGCTGTCCAAGCACCTCTCCAGTTAAATTTTAGTCTTCCTAATCTAAAATCAGCCATTTTTGTTTAATTCCTTACTTAGGTCCTGCGGTATTGTAATCGTATGTGCCACCAACTCTGGCAACAAAGTATCCATCATCATCGATGAAATAAGAAATTCTTCGAAAATCAAACCTGAACTGTTGATATTTATCAGCAGGGTGATTGGTATATGTTTTTTCTTCTGTAGTTTCTTCGACGTAATCAATTCCCTCCAAAAAGTCGGGATACTGACTGCCATCTGTTCTATAAAAATCACCAACTACATTGGAATCAGTTGATCTTACTTGTGTATAATAAAGCATTCCACTAGAATCTCTGCGAAGAGCGTGAATATACCAATCATTTTCTTTTTTTAGAGTAGAAGTATCATTGAATGAATTACTTCCACTCGAAGAAGAAGATGTCATACTTCCGCTTAAGAACATTGTCATACAGAGACCCTCCAGTAAGTACCTTCCCAGATCAATTCGACACTAGCACCAGAAACATCACATACAAGTGGGGCATCAATTAACCCAGAAGCATTTTTAAATTTCTGATTATTTTGAGTGACTACTATAAGATTATTTATGCTCCAGAAAGATTTTGAATCAAACAGACTAATATAGTCACCTGTGTTGATAAGAGTTGGTAAAGTTACTGAATATTCGGCATTAGTAGTATCTGCATGATATTTTGTATTTGCCTTTAATGTTGTTGCTGATGAAATAAGTGTATATCTTGCTTTTGATACTTCAAAACCACCAGTTGTCAAACCATCATGGACTCTTATTACACTTTTATCCGTATCAACGGTAACTTCAGCCAAAGCACCAGTAAACGAAGCATGTTCTTGCTCAGTACCTTTTCTGAGTTGAACTCGTTTTGTATTTGACATTGATATAAAGATTGTATATCTTTATTTATCAAATTATGTATATTCTTATTGGTTTTGGTGAATCAAATTCAACATATCTATTTGTTGATATTCCATTAAATTGTGCTTGAGTAATTCCAACATAACCAGCACGTCCAAATGTTTCTTTAGATACACCAGATAGTCTAAAGAGTATTTGTGTTCTATCATAAGGAACAACTCTTGCGATACCTGCAGACTGGAATCCAAATATTCTTCCTGTTCCAAAATATGCTTCGGTATTCTTCTCGACAGCATTTCCTGTGAACTTGAATAGATTTGTTGTTGGTGGTGAGAATGTAACTGATTCCGTCTTGCTGACAAATGCAAATAGTGAACCAGTACCAACATAAGTTGCTGGAAGTACGGATTCTTTTGCAGAACCAGTAATTTTGAATAGTCCACCAGTTGTACTGACAACTGCAGAAGATTCTGCAGCACCAATAAATCCGAATATACTTCCAGATCCAGCATAACTCTTACTCTTTCTTTCTTCGGCAGTTCCAACAAAGTCAAATAGTGTTGTTGAAATTGCTGGAGTGAAGGATACTCTTTCTGCACCACCACCAAAACCAAATAATGTTCCAGTAGTAGTCCAGTTTGTATTTCTTTCTGTTTTTGCTGCTCCACCAAACTTGAACAATGTAGTTGAAGTTGGGGGTACAACAGTAGAAGACTCCTGAGCACTGACAAAGATGACTTTGCCATTGATATCGAGAATTGAATCCCTGGTACGGAATCGAACAAGACCAGAACCAATATAAGATTCTGTATTCTTTTCTGCCGCAGATCCAGTAAACTTGAATAGTGTTGTTTTTGTCTCTGCAGAACTGGTTGTTTCTGTCTTGCTGACAAACGTAAAGAGAGAACCAGTACCAATGTGAGTATAAAGATTGCGTACTATACCAGAACCAGTGATTCTGAATAGAGTCTTGAATTCTGGTAGTTTTCTGCCAATAGACTCTGCACCACCAGTAAATCCAAAGATGCGTCCAGAACCAACATAAGATTCTGTATTCTTCTCGATTGCAGAACCAAATATAGTTGTTTTTCCAGATCCAATATGCTTCAGTCTTGCAATTATATTTGCATTTCCAGAGAGTTTTGTCTCTGTTGAACCAGTATAAGATTCTACATTCTTCTCTACTGCAGATCCAGTAAATCTGAATAGTGTTCCACTTACTGGTGGTCTGCTTGCCGCAACAGTTACTGAAGAATTTAAACCAAAGAGTGAACCAGTTCCGATATATGGTCTTGCTCTTGGTGTTTCAGCACTACCATTAATCGAAAGTTGTCCTTGACCAACGTGAACTGGTTTTGTTTGCGTTCTTGCATTTCCAGAAAGGGTAATGAAACCAGAACCAACTTCTCCGTAGATAAAGAATAGTGTGACAACACCAGTTGCTCTGAATAACGCACCATCAGTTTTTGGAACAACTGTGTTCCTTTCAATTCCAGAGATATAACGTTGTTTTTCACGAGCATCAAGACCAGAAACTCTTTGTCTGAGATTGAATGTTCCTCCTCCAACTTCTGTTAGAGTGAATCCAATTGCGGAAGAACCACCAAATCTGAATAGTGCTCCCTGTGGGAGCAGTGAACCAGAAACAACAGAAGTTGAACTGTCGAATGTAAAGAGTGAACCAGAACCAACATAAGATTCTGTATTTCTCTCGTCTGCAGATCCAGTAAACTTGAAGAGACCTGTTGAAACCTTGGTTGCTGCAGAAGACTCGGTAGAACTGATGAAGGTAAAGAGTGAACCAGTACCAACATAAGATTCTGTATTCTTCTCAATTGCATTTCCTGCAAACTTGAAGAGACCTGTTGTTGATGGAGCATTTGATTTGACTTCTGATGCACCAGTGAATGCAAAGATGCGTCCAGTACCAACATAAGATTCTGTATTCTTCTCAATTGCATTTCCTGCAAACTTGAAGAGTACTGTTGCAACAAGAGAACTTGAGGTAGATTCTGCTGCTCCAGTAAACGCAAAGATACGACCAGAACCAATATGTGGTGCGGGAGTAATTGCTTGCGGAGAAGATCCAAAGAACTTGAAGAGACCTGTTGCTGATGGAGCATTGGACTTGACTTCTGTTTTGGTTCCAAATGCGAAGAGTGAACCAGAACCAACATAGGATTCTGTATTCTTGATATTTGTTGCTGCACCAAATAAGGTAATAGTACCAGAACCAATATGTGGTTCTTGAGTAATAGATTCTTGACCACCAACAATTGCAAAGAGAGATCCAGAACCAACATGAACTAAACCAAAACCTATAGTTGCAGAACTAATTCTGGTTATTTGTAGGTTTCCACTACCATTATATCCAAATGATCTATATGCAGGTATTGGTGTCGAGAATACTTTTACTCGACCAGTACCAAAGTAGGATTCTGTATTTCTTTCTGTTGCAGTTCCAAATAATGTAATTCCACCAGAACCAATATGTGGTTCTTGAGTAATAGATTCTTGACCACCAACAATTGCAAACAGTGAACCAGAACCAACATGAGATAGAGATGCTTTTAACTGGGAAGAACCAAGGAACTTGAATAGTCCAGTTGTTTCTTGTGCAGATAGTCTTGTCTCTGAAGCACCAGTAAATGCATATAATGTTCCAGAACCAACATGAGATAGTGCTGCTTGTACTGATGCCTTATTATCACTAAATCTAAATCTTCCATATGGGAAGATATTTTCATTGTCAGTAATATAACCATAATTAACTTTTTGTTGACCATAATTAGTTGGTTCACTTATGAATCCATAATCATCTTCAGAAGTATAATTATCAGCAACAAATCCATAATCAAGTCCATCAATAGTTACTACAGAAGATTCGTTGTAGTCATAAGTGACTTTTTCTGCATGACCAACAAATCCAAATAGTGAACCAGAACCAATATAGGATTCTGCATTCTTCTGGACTGCAGAACCAAAGAATTTAAATAGACCTGTTGTTGATTTTACTAGTGCTCTTGCTTCTCCAGAACCAGTAAATGCATATAATGTTCCAGAACCAATATGTGGTGCAGGAACGATAGATTGACCAGCAGAACCAGAAATCTTAATATCCGATTTTTTGATTTCTGTTTTTTCTGCAGTTGCTTTTGATATTGCTGTCCCAACAAATCCAAATAGTGAACCAGAACCAATTTGTGATAAAGATGCTTTTGGTTCTGAGTTTCCAAATATAGTGAATTTTCCAACACCAATGTGTTTTGGTAAAATGAATAAACGAGCATTTCCAAATATGGAAATTGTTCCAGTGGTAGTTTGATTTGGTGAGAATACAATTCCAGTATCGGAACTTAATTTTAACTTACCAAATGGTAATCTTGTATCATTATCGGTAATATAACCATAATCAATCTTATTCCATGGTTTTTGTGGACTTGGTTCTTCACTTATTAGTCCAAAGTCATCTTCAGAAGTGTAATTATCGGTAACAAATCCATAATCAAGTCCTTCTGGTCTTATTACTGATGATTCATTATAGTCATAAGTTACTCTTTCTGCATGTCCAACGAATCCAAATAGGGAACCAGAACCAACATAAGATTCTCCATTCTTTTCTGTAGCAGAACCAGAGAATCTAAAGATATTTGTTTCTGACTTCGTAATGATAACTCTTGATAGTCCAGCACCAGTAAATGCAGAGAATAGTCCAGTGCTGGAATAATTTCCTCTTGAGAATGCATCAAAAGCACCACCAAAAACACGAATGCGGAGTTTTGCTTCTGGTGGTGTATTTGTTGTAGATTTTGCTGCTCCATTGAATCCAAACAAAGCACCAGAACCATACTGATACGCAGTTCTGGTGCTTTGAGAATATCCAAATGGTCGAATTCTTCCTGAACCAATATGTATTGGTAATACGTAAATTTTTGCCTTTCCACTGACAAGGAAAGTTAAACCACCAACACTATTCCTTACCAGACTTACATCTGCAAACTCTGTAGAAATAGATAATTTTCCAAATGGTGTCGATGCCGATATAATTGTAATTGTACCGTAATCGAAAATTTGAGAACGACTTACTATGGAATCAGTTACGTCACCAAAATCATCATAATATGAAACTAAATCCGAAATTAGACCATAATCTTCACTCTCAAATGAAACAATGGCAGATTCATTATATGAATATGCTCTTTGTTCTTCTAGTTCTTCTGAATGGGAAGAAATTTTAAAGTCTGGATCTCCTATAAAAGTAAAATCCGACAACAAAACTGAGGAGTAGTTGCTAATGATTTCATTAGCATAACGACTAATCCTATGGCTGTCAGATCCAGTTGTATAGGAGAATATGGCCATCAGTTAATTTTAAACACCTCCATCTTCGTCCATGAACCATCAACAGTTCCTCTAACAGTTTGACTGGTTGGATTTGAAGTATAAACTGTAAAATCAATATAATCTGTTGTTCCGTTCATTGTGACAATTCCACAGACAGTTTGACTATATGAAAAAGTTGTTATCCCAACTTGATGTAATGCAAATGTAGTTCCATTTTTTCTTAGTTGAATATTTGATTGATTATTTGTTACAGTTCCTGCTTGCCAGTTCATCATTGCATCAACACGATAAGTTCCTGCAACGGTTGGTGTGGTACGAGTTGTAATTCCACTGTACCAACCATTACTATCACTTGTTGCAGTAAAAACAATTAAAGTGTCAACACCTGTAGTAACAGTTTGATCTGTTGTTCTTGCAAGTTTTACATAATAATTTCCAGGTGCATTGAGATTACCAGTGATTGTTGTGGCACCAGAAACACTTAACTGATTTGTAAAAGTAGTTCCAGTGACTGTTACACCAGTGCCAAGAGTTTCAAACTTTTTAGAGTTATCAAAATAAAGTTCTACAGAACCATTAGTATTAAATTTTGCTTTATTCTCAGTATATGAAAGATCGGTGATAATTAAACTATTATCACCAGCAATATAAAGATCACCAGTTCCAGAATCTGCAATAGCACTTATGGATCCATTGTGTCCAATATACAAATCACCACTATTACCAAAATATCCAAACACATTGTCTGCAAAGTAAGCAGAAGTCCCAAAACTTACGGACCCAGTGAATGTAGAAAAACCAGTGACTTGCAGTTGAGTGACTGAACTGATACCACCTATGACACTTGTAGATACTCCAGAGGTTGCTGCATAACCAGCAGTAATAACATAAGTAGGAGTTCCCAACCCAACAACGTCTAGTGCAAGATTATTAATCTCAACACGTTGCTGTTCGAAGGTATAATTTGGACCGACATAACGTAATGTCATATTAATCTCCTACCTTAAAAAAATAGGAGGGATTACTTTTGCAACCCCTCCATAATAAAGATATAATTTTGAAAAATCAGTCGAGGCTGATATTTAGAGTAACCTTAATTTGGTCTCCGTTGTTCTGAATGTTGTAAGGACCGTTTGTAAATCTTTCAGCAAACATGATGCTACTGTAAAGAGTAGCACTTCCAACACCAGCAAGTGCTGGAGTCGTTCTGAATACGTCTGTTCCAACAGTCTCAAAGATTGTATATGTTGATGAAGCAGTTGTTGTATTTCCTGTTCCTGCTGCGATATAAATTACATCTCCAGGAACTAGTCCGTGACTTGGTGCAGTTACTTGGCTGCAGTTGAAGAATACAGTAGCACCAGTAGCAGCCTGAATGTTATTTACCAGGTTGTTGCTTAGGTAAACAATTCTTTCACGTTCATCAAAACCAGTTACTAAAGTTCCTTCTGGGAGTGCATTAACTTCCCCAACAACGTTTCCATGAGTGACTGCCATACCTACAGTGATGTTTTCTCCAACATTTTCTGTAAATGTAACGATTCCAGCTACTGTTGTTGTATTTCCTTTATCTAATACAATAGTATTTGTGCCAGCAACACCAACAACTCTTGCGTTTGGTGCGATTCCAGTACCAACTACTCTTTGGTTAGTGGTGATTCCAGTTGGAGCATCAACTTCAACTACAAATGAACCAGTTGAACCAACACCAGTTGGACTATATTTCTTATCAAATAAGGTAATATAGTTTCTACCAATGGTTCCTGTTGTTTGGGTTTTTGCTACTGCTACAGCAGTTGAAACAGTTGCAGCATCTTGAACCCCATGAATTTCAACAGGCATATTATTTGCTCTTACCAAGTAGTAACCATACTGGTTATTGGCAGCAGAGCTGAATGTAAATGTTTGCTCTGGGTATGAAGCAGTAGTTGTTCCTCTACCAAATTCCAATGATTGGTTTAGGAAAGTTCCTGTATTTGGAACAGTAAGAACGATTGTATTTCCATCAATAGCAGCAACTGTAGCACGAGTTCCAACACCACCACCAGAAACGTAGTGACCAACTGCAATATTTGTTGTTGATGATACAGTAATTGTGTACTGGTTTACAGTTCCAGAACCGTTTGTGGTAACAATTGGAGTGGTGATTGTTCTAACATTCCACAAGTTTCCATTTAGCAGAATGCCAAATTGTTCTGTATAGTCTTGATCAAATCTATTATTGATTACTCTTGGATATCCATTGGATGGGTCAGTTCCATAACCAATGTTGCCAGAAGCATCATATGGTTCATAAAACTTATTTTGAGCAGGAACATCAGATTCCGCTGGGGTTGTGTCACTTGAATATAATTTAAGAATTAAATTCCTTGGAATTTCGTGACTACTATTTACAAGATATCTTAGGGATTGAAGTTCGCCACAATCTGGAACTAATAGTGCCATTGATAATGTCTCCTGACTCGTTATAAATTACTTTATATTCTTATTTATATATTACTAAAAATCAAATTTTTAGTTTCAAAAATACGGAACACCTTTGTATTCCGACACAACTCAATACTTCAAATCTTAAAACATCACCAAGTTCTAATGTTTTTGACCATGTTGTAAGATTATCGTCTTTATTTTTATTTTGATTATTTAGGATGGGGTATTCATTTCCCACAATAGAAGAAAAATTATTCGGAAAATTAGTATAAGATGATTTTTCAATGTCAAATGCTATTGTTCCTGTTGTTTCTGATAATATTGTCCATGATTCTAAAGTCCCAGTCACATCTAAAGTTAAATATCCTTTATTTCCTGGAGCAATGTCCTGAGACCCATTATCAACCATAAAAACAATGGTTCTTGTTAAATCTGCCGTTGTTTGTAGAGCTATTCCAGAAAAATTTGATCCAGATACTGGTGGATTTGTAAAATATAAAGTATTTCCAGATACTTGATAATCAACGATTGGTCTTAAAACTATTCCATTAATTGAAATTACTAATTGTTGCTCATTCGCTGGTGTATATGGTTGACCATTTACTGTCAATAAAAAAGATGTAGTAGACCCATTAAATTGTAATGATATATTATCCAATATCAAATTAGTATATTGAATACTTCTTAGAGGTGCCTCATAATTTACACCAATGTTATATTGGTCCTCTTGGACCAAATTGACATTAAAATTAGGAGACGATACTACTACATCGTAGTTGCTCATATACTAACTCCAGGAGTAACTAAAAGACTTCCTTGAACAACTCTTGTATTATAATTTGATGGAGATGTAATTACAACATCATAAACATATCTTCCACCTTCCATTAGTGAAGTTTCCGTTTTTGCCATTGAAACCATTATTTTTCCCTGTGTTCTATCGGGAAAAGAAATAGTAAATGGATATGTTTTTGATGAATAAGGGCTCTTTTTGATATAACTTATTGCAGTATAGTTGAATAAGTTCAATCTTGAACCATTTTCATTATAAATCGTAAAGGTACTTTGAAAATCTGCACCTTGCTCTAAAACGAGATTTATAATCTTAGCAGACATTGCAAGAAGTTACTTTTTAGTTATTTATCCTTTCTACCAATAATTTTAGGCAATCTTTTATTTCTTGGATATCTGATTTTATGTTATCCAATTCTTCCCGTTCTTGTATTTTTCTATTTTTTATTTTCATATACTCATTGTATTCGTGTTCATTGCAATTCAAAACTGCATTGGTCTCTTCATCTCTAAAGAGACCATTACTATCTTTTATGGGTATCATAATACTGCGATTGCTCTTAGATCTTTAATTTTTGGTACAACTGATTGATTTTTTCCTGCCATGATAATTTTTATTTGGAACCCATTGAATAATGGTAGGTCTTTAGCAGTATATTCATAACTTCTATATTCCGATTCGGAAGAAGAAGGTAAAACATTAATATCTGGAGTACCATCATTATTTTTTGGATCAATCACATTGCCATTTAAATCTACATTTCTGAAACCAGGGAACAATTCAAATAGTTGTTGGTCATCTGGAGTGTCAGATCTCAACAATCGATACATTACTATAATTTCATTTGAAACATCTCTATAAGCATCAAAGTAAACTTTGAGACTATCTGCACCTTTTTGCAATCTAATTACTTTGGAGATATAAATTGCAGAAGTTGGATCATCATAAAGACTATTAACTCTAGGATCAGTTACATAATTTGCAACTGGTCTATCAAGTCTATTCATTGTTGTAATAATATTAACTCTATCCAAGTCTATAATTGGTGAAACTTTAGTATCACTAGTGGAAAGAGTCATTTCCATAACAAAGGACTTATATCCAAGATAGCTCTGAAGATTTGCAACTTCGTTGACCCTTGATGCAATAATTCTTGGATTATCAAAGTAATTATTTGAATTCAATGATATTGATTCAAATTCTCTGGCACTAAATGGTAGTTCAGTCCCATTTACACTCTTTCCAGTCACTGTTCTAATTTTTGCATCAAGTGATGTTGTTTCTGGAAGAAGTGATTGAATATTTGGTCTTAAACTATCAAATTGTATATTTTGAGATGCCTTTGGTCCAGAAATAGTATTTGCTCCAGATGAACCAACATTTAAATCATATGTTCCACCTGTCTTTGTTTCACTAAAGAATAATTGTGGTGGACCAAATCTTCTATCTTTTCCTTTCTCATCAGTTTTTACTTTAATATGATAACTATCTAGAGTGATTGGATATTTATTGGTATCTACATCCGCAAATGAGTGTGTTCGATTTATTCTTCTCAAAGAAATACCATTAAACTCATATTTAAATACTGGGGAGCCAGAGAAGTGGTACGGTATAACTGTGACATTAAAAACACCAGGATTGTCGATATCAATTCCTCTAGTTATACCAGTAAGAGTATTTGCATCAGAGTCATATCCAGTGTATCTGATTATTTCATTATTTACCTTGATATATCCTGGATTGTCCGATGATATCCCAATATTTTCAAAACTAGTAAAGATTCCAACAGAAGATACTTGGATACTTCCAGTTGCAGCCTGATTGAAGTCACTTACTAATTTTTGTGGAGGTACATCTGATTCAATTCCATAAAGAGTAACCAGGTTAGTATCAGAATACATTCCATGATTGTTGTGATTTACTTTGAAATGTAATCCATCAGTTAAAAGTTCAGAGTAATTTACGAGTCCATTTGAAATCGTTGATATTCCATTGCTTGGATTTACATAAGAAATCTCATTAGCAACGTTCGATGTATTGATTTCATCTTGAACTTGATCTATAATCAATGAATTGAATGATGAAATGATTCCAACTAAATTCGGAATTGTCAATACCAAATTTCTACCAAATCCACCAGTTTGACTGCTTGGAACAGTTAATGTATCACCAATAGCATAACCTGTTCCACCAATAGATACTGTTGCTGCAATTGCAACTCCAGATTGGATAGTTAAATTAACTTTAGCACCAGAACCTCTACCCGATAATGTGGTTAATGGAAGATTATTGTATACTGTATTTTCGGTATATCCAACTCCAGGATTCGTTATGCTGAGGTTTGAGTTAATTCCTACAGCACCTACAATACTTGACAACTTTCCAGAGAAATTAGGATAGTTGGATTGCAATATTGTTGTTCCAGGTACTAAATTGGTAATATCGTAAGTAGATAATGTTCCCGAAAGACCGACTAGAATTTTCTTAGAATATGCAACTATTGGATTTGGTCTTAGAGAAGCAATTTGTCTATTTCCTACACCTAAATCGGGGTTGTAGAATCGGAAACTTCCAGTGGTTGAAGTAAATTCTGCTCTATGTAGAATGAATTTTAGATCTTCCAATTGCGATGGTTCCCATGTAGCACCATTTTGCGATTTAAACAATGAACCAAGAGTTGGTTGTTGGGAAACGATGATTTTTTCTGCTTCTGGTTTATTGATTGTCGATACATCAACTTCAGTCATTCTTGAAATCCAAACATTATATGAGTTTGAATTGGAAATCAATACGATAGCATAATCATTGCCACTTTCTAAGAATACGGGAGCAGGGAAAGTAAATGTTGTTGAGACAGAAGCATCTTCAGAAATTGTAATTTGATCTGGATTTAAAACAACTTCACCAAATGGAAGAATTTCCTGTGATGGTAAACCAAGATATGATGTTCTTAATTGTAAAGTTATAGGAATATTTGCTTCATCTTTAGTTCTGAAGAAAATTTCACATTTGGTTATGAATACACCATTGTTATCATTTACTTCAAATGTTTGGGCAAGTGGGTCTACCCATCTTCTCTGAATTACTCTAGTTGATATTACTGATCTATTTGTAAGAGTTGTATTTGCAACAAGTCTGTCTTCAGTTTCTGTTAAAGTTCTAGAATCTGTTCTAATATTTCTTTCAATATCAGCATTTCTTACTCTTAAAGTCAAACTTTCTACATTATCTACTGTTCCACTAGAAGTAAAGTTTGCTTCAGCAATACTATCAACGGAACCACCAATAGTGGAATTGGTTGAACTTGTGGTCAATGATAATGTTTTTGTTCCAGATTCAAATGTTGGATTTGATGGAATGGTTGGATCTGGAATGAATAAAGCTCCAATAAATGTTCCAGAGGAATCGGTAACAAGTCTAATGTCTGTTACTGTTGCAATCGCATTGCTCAATGCTCCAACTAGTTGCATTGAAGGTGCAACAGATCCAAAGAATCTTGAATCTGCTTGGTTTTCCAAACTAGCAGTATCAACATTTAAAATAGTTGTTGTTGATGAATATGAACCAGACAATGAACTTGTTGGATTATATGGATTTTCCTTATAGAATTCTGTTGGTTGATTGTAAGGTCCATATTTGTGATTTTGCTTAGCAAGTCTAAATGTAATTGCACGATTTACTCCAGTGACTGGCATAAATCCAGTTATAGTTTCACCTTCAATAAAGGTTCCGCTAGTCATTCTAACTTCAAGAAGTTTAGGGACCATGAATGTGGTCATGTCCCTATTGTCAAAGAATGCGTAGAATCTTGTTGATGGTTTTAATCTTCTTGCTAAAATTTCAATATTTCTAGACCTCATTAAGGTTAGGATTGCTCTAGATACAACTCTGTCCCCAAGACTAGTTGTATCAAATCTTTCACTGACTCCAAATTGTATACCCTGCCTAGTTTGTTCTGTTCTTGTTGTTACTGTATTATTTCTAAATTGAGTTAAGGAATCTTGGAAAATATCAGTAGTTGTAATTACATCCCCAGAAGATACTGTTGTTGAAGATAATAAAGTTGATGGATTTTGTATCTGTGTGATTACAGGACCTTCAACGGTTGAAGTTCCTGTCCAGTTTGTTTCCCATGCATTCCAATTAATTGGAGATAGACCAGTATTGGTATCAACTCCAAGCATTTGAATTGCTGTATTATAATTTCCCTCTACATCCTGAGTTCTTTCAGTTTTTCTTGTTTCTATCCAAGTGTCTGTAGATGGATTCAATTCAATAGTTCCAATCCAACTTGGGGTATTAAATGGATTTACATTTTCTGTTCTAGTTGCAAATCTATTTTCTGTATAAACTACATCAGTATAATCTAAACAAACAATATCACCGATACGTTTTACATTTTTGGAACCAAGATCATTAGCAAATCTTAAATCCACATTTGGATTAGATGTTGTTCCAATACCAATGACTGCCTCAGACCCAAGTATTAAATCAACGGAAGTTGTATAATGTTGGGGTCTTAGAACACCGAGTGCTGTGTCTACACTTGCTTTATATGATTGATTTGCAATGTCTCCACCATTATATGATTTAAAATTATCTACAAAAAATCCAGATTTGAATTTATCAAGACCAGTTTGTGGGTCTCTGATAGAAAGATTTTTAGTATCTGTTTCTAGTAGAGACAGTGAACTATAATATTCTACGTTTGATAATCTATTTTCAAGTCTTGAGATATCTTTCATTGTATATCTCTTGTGACTGGAAAGAGAAACTCTAACATCTTTCATATCATAAAGATATGGTGGATAGTAGAAAGTTGCAATCTCTAATGCAGAATCTAAATTGTTTGGTGCCTTTGGGGAATTTGATGGAACACCATTATTAATAATAAATGTTCCTTCTTTAGTTAGGAACAGTTTATCTATTCTTGGTAGATAATAATTGTAAGAAAGATTTATTGTCTTATCTTTAGTGAAAATATGATTTGATGCATTTGCATTTAATGAGAATCTTCTAGATGAATATTCAAAAGGAGATTTTGTAGCAGTTGAAGCATCAAATTGCGAAACTCTTGGTCTTAAATCAATAATATCAGTGTTTCTGTATCCATCGATAATTGGTACGTCTTTACTGTATCTATCTTTATCAAATGAATCTGCAGAAACAAAATCACCAGGGTCAGAAGAATTAATTGTATAGTTATTAAATATAACTTTTATTTTTTTAGTAGGCGATGAAACTTCTTTTTTTCTAATTATTCTTGAATAATCGTAGTATTCTGGTCTTTGACCATTATCCAAGATATAATTATCTTTAATATTTTTATCACCAATGGAAACAGCATTAATAGTACCAGAGATATTGGTCTCTGAAGATGTTACTCTTTCACCTAATGAAAATCTATTTTCATTTAAGTAAACAATCTCAATGCTGTTTACTCCATCATTTCCAACATAAGCAGCAACAGCACCACTGGTACTTCCAATTATTCTTTCACCTTTTATGAAGTTATTTAAACTTGAATTTAAAGATGTGAAATAGATTCTTGGAAGTGATGGTTCTGATGTTGTTGAAGATTCATAAATTCCAAGAATGTTAACAACATCTGGAACATTTAAAGATATTGCTTTATCTTGAACTCTAAGACCATATGGTTTTCTGTAAGTAAGACCATCATTTAATGTAGTTTTTCCAATTCCAGACGAAATTAACGATGAACCATCAATAATTATGCTTGAGCATCTGTTGAATAGTTTTTTCTTTAGTTTTGTATTTACTTTTTTATATGTTACGGTTAATATTGCTTGTCCATTTTGACTTAGATTAACTAAGCTAACAGTTCTTCCAGAAACATAGACTTTTTGATTATCCAGAGATTCTATATTTCCATTTGAAACATATGAAAGACTGTAATCTTCTTCGTCAAATGGTTCTAAAGTTAGGTCAACGTTTGTTTCCAGATTACCATTAAATGAATTGCTGACTACTGTAATGACATATGATTTTCTTATAGAAATATCTGATGAACTTAAGTCTAAATTGGAAATATTATTATTGCCAAGTTTAGCATACAAGAATGCATTAGATGTATTTAAAACATCTAATGTCACTTTTTTGAAGTCATTGGCAGTAATTACAGTAGAAGGTAATGTTCCATCAGAAACACCAGGAACTGTATTGGTTGGTACTAAAATTAGTTTTTTCTCTGAAGTATCAATACTTACAACTTCATTGTAGGTTGGTACAACATTTCCTTGCTTTGTATAAGAAACAATATCACCAGTTTTTATACCAACATAAAAATTGTTAGTTGAAGTTGTTACTGTACTGATTCCTGATGCCCCACTAGTGATAGTATATTGAACACCAGATTCTGTTAGGGATATTTTTTTGTTTAAAATTGGATCAGCAGTAAAAGAACCAATTCCAGCAGCAGTGTTTATACCAACAATTTGATGAACATCTGTTAGATTATAATCCCTAACTCTTGTTATGACTCTTCCATCTTCTATGCCGTCAATTATTAAACCTTCATCTTGCTTGAAAGAACCAGAAACTTGATATAATTTAACTATATTTGAATTGATTACATCAGAAACAACATATCCACTAGAAGAGCTATACTTTCCTTCAATAAATGTGGATGCACTTAAAGTTATTGAAGCACTTAATTCTATAACTGTATATGTTTGAATATCATAAAGTGAACAATCAAATTCACTTAATGTATTTGCATATCCAGCATTTCTTAGTTTTAAATCATAAACTCTTGCTACACCAATTTTTTCTCCAGACGCAAGACCAGGAGTTTGTGTTCTTCCAGAATAAAGAGAAATTTGAGATGTAGACCCAAAACCAACAGGAAGAGAACCAAAAACATTATTTACTAAAATTTGTCTACCAACACTGAATGGTATGGATTGATTGACTACTTTTTCTGTAGTTCTTGGTTTTTGAAAATCTACAATAGTAGTATCAATAGTTTCAATGTCGTATCCTCTTACAACTGCCTTTCCTGGTGAAACTAATATACAACCTACAGAATCATTTGGTACATTGCCTTGCTTTGTTTGTTGATTTTCTACAAACAAACCGTTGTTGCCAATTTGATCATTTAAAGATTCTTTTAGTGAAATATTAAATGGTCTTACATAATAATCACCAGACTCATCATAAGTTCTTCTTGCCAGTTCATCCTTAATTAAATCATAATTAGTAGTTTTGACAAATTTTTGTAGGACACCTTTTTCTGCACGTAGTAATTCTACAAAATTTTCATCATTAAAATCACTTAACTCTTTCTTAATTAAAGTTACATCAAACTTTAATCTATCTGCACCAGGTGCAGAAAAGTTAGAAAATCCTTGAGCATTATCAAACAAATCATTATACGAGTTTGATGCTACTGCTAATTCTTCATTAATAAGTAATCCAACTCTATACGAAGGTGAGTTTGAGTATTGGTCTAATATTACAGTTTGTGGTTCTACAGTCACAAAGAAACCACGAATAAAATATACACCAGATGCTATTTTTGCTGCGGAACCAATAGCAGTTGAATTTGAGATAATTGAAGTAGCAAAAGAAGAACCACCTCTAATAGCAGAAATTCCATAAGTTATATCATTAACTGCTAGTAAATTTTCACCATCAATAAATGTATTGGTTGAAAAATTAGTGTCACTTGAACTTTGGTACTTAATATAAAGAGTATAGTTTTTTCTATCTGAAGTTGAATTTGAAATATAATTTTCTACTTTTGCAGTTACACCACTAGATTCACCTTTAATTAATTTTCCAACTAAACTACTAATGTACAAAGATACTGGTATCCCAAGATGAGTTTCGTCAATCTGGACGCAAGTATAATTTGAATCATAAGAAATTTGTCCAGGAATAACCATTGCACCTTCTTTGAAGAAGTGCTGTCCAAACTTCTCAATTTGATTTTGGAGAATTGTCTGTAGTGTAGTTAATTCTCTTGCTTGTATTGGAGTTGCTGGTTTAAATAGAACTCTTTGATAATTTTTCTTTGGATCAAAATCATCAAAGTATGGAGATACATTTAAATTAGTATTCTGAGGCATTTTTCTTTAGAACTCCAATACGATTTTAATATCTTCTTTTTGGCTTGCTGATCTTGGAATTGCCTTTCTGTTATCGATATAAATTATATCACCAGATTTTTTGTTATATTCTGCCGATGATATTCCAGCAACAAAATTGCTTCCCAACTGGTATGTCCTACTATTTATTACTGTACTAATACCCGTAAAGTTTCTATCAATTGATAATGCTGGACCAACAATATTAGGACAATTTATTGTATACGAACCACCAGCAATAGCAGATGAGGTAAATCCATAAATTCTGTATCCAACACCAACTGTAGCAAGACCAACTGGTTGATAATATTTTAAAACACCAGTTACATTATCCCAAGAAGCAACAAATCCAATTGCTGTCATACCTGTACCAATTGTTTGCCTAATTACAGAGTCTACTGGATATGTAGTTTGAGTTGTTAATCCAGAAAGTTTTATAGAATTTAAAGCACTTACCTGCCCTAAACTCAATCTTTCTGTATCACTACCAAAAATTGTTGGATTTTTTATAATTCCGATTCTGGCAAAATCGTTTCCAAGAATAATATCTGGATTTTGTTCATCGGTTAGATATCTGGAATAAACCAACACTCGATATGCACCAAGTTCTCTGTAAATATTATATCCATGTCCTCCTTTTGGTGGAATAATAACATCAAATGTCGCAATTCTTCCATCATTTGACAATTCTGATGGAATTCCAGGAGCACCAGGTTGGAATTTGATAATACCTTTTGTGTAACCAGATCCACCATCTGTAACAAAGACTTCAGACACTTTTCCAAAAGAATCTACTGTTATTGTTGCCTTTCCTCCAACTCCATCACCAAGAATTGGAATATTTGTAAATGATTTTGAAATGGGTTGATAATTTATTCCTCTATCTGTGATAGTAACAATCTCAACTTTACCATTAACTGCATTATTTTTTGTTGCAATAGTCTCACCAACTTCTCCCCAACTTTCTGGGACTGGAATGAATTCAATAGAATCAAATTTCACAATTTCAGATGGTTTAATTGTGAATAGATATTTCCAAATATACCCATCACCACTTGTTCCTGCTGGTCTTGCCTCTAAGTCAATAAATGTTGGTTGGTCAAATGATGGTCTTCCATTTGGGTTTTCTGGATCAGTTCCATTTTGAAGACAAATATAAACTCTAAAATCTTCATTAATTACATAAAAATTTGATTCGTATAAACTTGGTTGATTCGTTACTGGAGTTTTCTTATAAATTGAATAATCATGTCTGTACATTTCATAAGTTGTTCCAGAAGTCCACTGGACTTTTCTAATCATCCTCCTTACATCTTCATTTGTAATTTTTTTCATAGCAATGATGGTTTCTTTGACCTGATTTTCTTCGTCAAATCCGTCCAATGGAGTCAATCCATCACCCCAAATAGCAGATCCACCTGCCTGTGGATTTAAACTATTTGGTTGACCAATAAAGGTATAATAATTATTTGCAGTATTACCAACTGAAACTAGACTTTTTACAAAGGTTTCAGCATTCATCACCCTAAATTGTTCAGTTATGATAGCAGGCATTTTATACAACCGTTTTTTCTTTATTTAGTTCTATTTTAGACCACGAGTTCTATATACGTCTGGAGCAGTTGATAATCCAATCAATCCATTATTGGTATTTACGGGGAAATTTCTTGGTTGGAATCTTGTTCTATTTTGGAAATCATAAATCTTGCCCCAAGTATATTTTCCATAAATTCCATTTTCATTAGTGTTAGTATCTACTTGGATTGGAATGTTTCCTGGTCCAGTTGTAAAGTAGCATCTTACTGTAACTATTCCAGAAACAGCAGGTGAAACTGTGCCAACTCTATAAACACCATCAAGATACGAAGTTGCAGTTCCAACTCTTGATGCTGGATAATTATTCATTCCCCCCATTGAAGTAGTAATTCCAGTTAATGCATGACCAACTGTAGAATTGCTATTGTAAATTACAAAATAATCATTTACTTCTAATTGACTATTTGTTACTCCAAATGTATTCAGTGAGGAATAACCAATACCCAAAGTTACATTATCATATTGCTCACTCTTCAGTACAAAATCAATATGAGTAGCACCAACACCAACATAAGTAATTACACCAAAATCACCTTTAGATTTGATTGAATATATCTTTTCACTAACTGCATCATCACCTTCAAGAAGAACTGGTGGTGGAGTTGATTGCGAATAACCAAATCCAGGATTTACAACTCGAATTGAAGACACAGCACCATTTGATACTGTGGAAACTCCTGTTGCTCTGTTGTAAATTGGTTCAGCATACATTGTGGTTCCAGAAGTTCCAACGAGTAAATATCTACCCTCTTCAGCAATAATTGGTCCAATTGGTCTTATTTCTGGAGGTAATGGAGCAGGTATAAATGCAAGATCTTTTACTACATTGTTCTGGTTTGTTAACCTTTGTGTCCAATATTGTAAATCCAAGGAGAATAGTAATTGATTTGTGCCAGTTAAAGCAACATATACACCATACTCGTATTTTATATTAATTAGGTCATCTGATATATTTGGAATTATTCTTTCCCAACCAGTATTTCCAGTTGTAGAAACAAAAATTGTTGCATTTTGTCCAACAGCAACAAATTGAGTTCCTGTCCATATAACTTTTTCAAAATTTCTGGTTGTTGGTAAAGAAACAATTCTGTCCCAAATATTTCCATTAGTAGAATGAATAATTGTTCCACTATCACCAACGACAACAAATCTTGCGTCATTGTTGGCAACACCATTTAAATTAGTAAACACTGGTGGATTTTTCTTAAAGAATGCAGTTGTTCCAATTCCTACACCAGTAAATAGACCAATTCCATCACCAACTGCAACAGCAGTCCTTCTCAATGAGGAATAACTAATATCATTAAATGTATTGTAATAACTACTAAAATTGATGATAGGATCTGGAAGACCAACGACAACCTGCTCTTCAAGTAATTTTATTTCTGTCCATGCAGATAAAGTTGTATTAATACCAACTGATGTTGCAATCTTTGCAAATTCACCAACAACATAATAACGATTAGGTTCTGCAACAGATACGGAGTTGAAAGATATTGTCTGTCCATAACCTATGGATGATTGGGACCATTCTATTCCATTTGTAGATATTGCAACTATTCCACTTGAACCAACAGAAACAATTGGATTTCCTATTACAACTTTATTTAAAGTATAAGAAGAAGATATTCCATTGTTTGACCCTTTCCAGTTATAAATTGGGTCTTTTCTTTGTATGAATGCTGAAGATATTGCAACAATTGGATTTGTTAATGTATTATAACCAGTTCCTGCATACGAAATAGATAGACTCGAAATTGTTGACGCAGAAGAAACAATAGCAGTAGATATTGCTGGTTGAATATCATTTACATCTACAATAATAACATCTCTTAAGTTTTCACTCAGTAAATCAACCTCACTGAAAAGTGGGAATGCATTATTAACGTATATCTTTTCATCTTCGGAGAAAACATTTGCAATTAACTTTGTATTTGGGGTTATTCTTGATTTTAAGTCTGGTCTGGATTTGGAATATAAGACACCATTGATAATTCTATCTACAGTTTGCTTTGCCCATCTCAATGGCCTTTCTTTTGTTACATCGGTGTTTATGCCAATGCTATCATATGTAAATGTATCTAAAGCATCAGAGGATACAATCTTTTTGACAATTCTTTCAAATTGTGGTCTATCTCCAGGGTCTAAAATATTTTCTCCAATTTGTATGGTATCACCTTCTTTTATTGTTTTTGGTGGGTCAATTTGTTCAACATCTAAGTCAGATCCTCTAAAGAATAGTATGGTGCATTTTGAATTTTCTTTTGGTGCTTCAGTAAAAGTAAGTCTAGATCCGTTAAATGTGTATGATTTTATTGGTTCCTGCAATACATCATTTATAAACACAAATAGATTATTTTCAATCTGAACATCTGTGCTAGGGTCAGATTTTAGACTCAATACTTCTGTTGTTCCTCCTTGAGATATGGTCAGTGTGAATTTTTTCTTTGAACCAGTAAAGTATTTTGCTATGTCATCAAATTGTATAAATTGACCTGGATAGAAACCACTAAACTTATCTGTCAGTGTTTCCTCTACTGTAATTCTAAACTCACTAAATCCAATTCCAATTGATGGATTTGTTGTTACACCAACTACTTTTAATACATCACCTACCTTATAATATAATCCTGGTTCTTCAATATCAAATCCAATTACATTTCCTTGATTTCCTACAATAACTGAAGCCTTTGCACCAAATCCATTTCCTGTGGACCCAGAAATATACTCTAAAGGCAAATCACTATAACTTGATGGAATTCCAATTAATACTCTTGGAACTGGTGATGTTGTATATCCAGTTCCTGGATTGACAATGGAAATTGATGTAATAGTTCCTCCAGTTCCTATTATTGCAACTAAAGAAGCACCAGTACCGACATTTGATAAAATTTCAATTTTTGGTGGAGTCCTATACCCACTACCGAAACCTTTTATAGTTACTGCTGATATTGTTCCTGCAGCAGAAACTGTTACTGTTGCACCAGCACCAACTAATGGTTGATAACCATATCCAGTAGTAATCCCAGTTCTAACAATTTTACCTGCGCCTGGTGTTCCAGTTAAGAATTTAATTCTATTTTTTGCTGGATTGTCAATAACAAAATCAGTATTTGATATCTGTGGAATATTATTAATTAGTACAATTGGATTATTATTAACATCAATTGAACTTGTTAAAACTGTGTTGGTATTTGTATAAATTCCTACAATATCTTGATCATAATTCTGGAGGAAAAATTCTGTTGAAGAAGCACCAACAAATTTTGTCGATATGTCATCGAAAATCACATTTTTATCATTTGGAGTTCCTGGGTCAAACTTTCTTGTGAATGCTCTTCCAGAAAAACTAGACGTTATTTTAAGTCCTTCATATCCAGATGGTCCATATGGTGGTGTAGTGAAATGAATTTCATCTTTAGATATATTAAAATCACCTCTAAGGATAGTAACAGCAGCACCAACTGTATGATAACCAACCCTAGAACCCAAGTACCCTCTTGTTACATTGAAGGCATTTGTAGAACCTATTCCGATGGTATTAATTTTTAAATACTCAGAATCAATTTGGATTGTATCTAATGATGTGATTGATGAGATTCCCGAAAGATAGATTATGTCTGTGGTGACACCAACTATTGAAACTAAAGATACAGATAAATCTCTCTTATATAAAGGACTTTGAATAATATTATCTACTGATATAATTGCACTAGCATTTGGATTATTAAATGTAAATGACTGATATCCTGTCCCATAAGAAATGATATCCAATTCATTTGATGTAGATAGTCCAGATACTTTATAATTATCATTGTCTATCTTAGAGACATACAATGTTGATGGTAATTTATCTGTTCCTAAAACCTTCGGAGTTAAATATAAATCATCAGCAGGAGTTACACCACCAACTGAAGAACCTAAAATTTTGATTTTATCTGTTAATGCATATCCAACACCACCATTTGCCACAGTGATGGAAGACACATCACCAAAAGAATTTCTAGATACATTAAATCTAGCACCAGAACCAAATCCAATTATTGTTGAACTTGGGAGATTTGAATATGAACTTCCTGCTTGACCAACAATCCTAGTGTTAGCAACAGAGGAAACAGTAAATGATAAATCATTTGTCGGACTTGTTCCATTCATAAAGGTTCCAGAAATTGAAACCGTATCACCAACTGCATATCCTCTTCCACCTTCTCTCAAAACTAAAGATGTAGAAATAGGATATCCAGTAGATGAGTTGTAAACAATGAAGACATTGAACTTTGCTCCAGTTCCAACCCCACTTGTTGAGTATGCTGGGAATGGGTCAAAAAATCCGTAGAATCTATTTTGATTGAGGGAAAAATCTGGAGTTATTGAAGCAGATGTTCCAACAATAGCAGTTGAGATAGCAACATTGTATCCATTCTCAAAAATTGAAGTCCCATTTCCACCTTCAACCTGCATGATGATTGAAGATTCCGTAGATGCTACAGACAAATATGGAGCAGTATCTGGTCCTTTTCTGACTATCAATGAACTTTCAACATATGATGTAGTCGCAATTCCAACTTGTGTCCCCAAATCTTCAGTTGTTGGAAAATATCCAGATCCAGAATTTAAAATAGCAACTCTTCTAATTGAACCATCAACAATTACTGGATAAAATAAACCTTCAACAAGAGGCACTTTTGTTCCAGATATTTCTATTTTTGGTGGGTCAGTTGATGCATAACCAGCACCACCATTTAAAACATCTATAGATGAAACACCATACTCTGAATTAAAGTTAGGTCTTAAAACAGCACCTGAACCTGGAACTTCTCTTGTTGACATATTTTTTACTTATTATAAACACCACGGGGGAATAATTGTCCTTTTGCTGGTCTTCTTCCTGTAAGATAACCAGGGGTAGATATGTCCTCATCTCTCAATGGAAGATTACCAATAGAAATTGTTCCATTTGTCTCTGGAATTACAAATGGAGTTGTTGCCGAATCAAATGTATATTCAACATTTGCATCTGTTCCAGAAACTTGAGGATCTAGTGAAATGAAAGTGAATTCAGGCATCAGACTACCCTCGCACAGAATAAAATACCAGTTGTCCTTACTGTCTGAATATAAGAACCATTAATTACCTTATAAACTTCAGATGGACTTACTGTAACAGTATCATTTTGTTGAATATTTACACCTGGTAAGTTGTAAGAAAATTCAATTAAAACAAAATCATCAGGGATATAATATGGAACTGGAACTAATTGTCCATTTATTGGTATTCCTTTAATTACAGCATTAAAATCTGCATTAGATGCTATTTGTCTGTTGCCATTATACCCACCAGCACCTCTTTCTGGTGATTGAGATGCACTTCTATAATAGATTCTTTTACTTGAATTATTCGTAGAATAATAATATTCATTAGGATTATATGCAGCAGTAGAAACATACACATCCTCAGTATAAATGTTTGCATAATTAGAAGATGAATTTAGTGTGCTATATCCAAATTCTGCTGCTCTCTTTGACTGCCCACTGGCATAGTCTGTGTCTATATTTCCTGCAGTCCAAGTTCTAAAGGTTATACTTGGTCTAAAATTTCCTGACCCAGATGGACCTGGAAGAACTTGAGTAAAACCACTTATGAATAACTCATCCAAGTCCCATAAGTTTGGATTTTCAAAATTATGTAAAATAAAAGTCCCGTAAGTATTATCTGAAATTTTTTGACTAGAAAGAGTTGGTGCTTTATAAGATAATACTGAGAATGATGGGTCAAGACCTGAACGATAAATGTTTAAATCTAATTTATACCCAGTATTTGAACCAGTAATTATTTTATTTCCACTATTTCCATTTTGAGATGAATATCTTCTCAAGTTATTAAGATTTTCAAAAGTACTATAGAAATCTGTTGGTCTTGTTTGGTTATCAAGTTTTTCTGATCCAACCCATCTTCTAGAATATGACATTCCACCAAAAGTCAAAGATCCAGCAGCATATGGATGGAATCCACTTCCTGCACCTAAAATTAAATTATAATCATCATAAATTAAAAACATCCTATATGTTGTTCCATATTTTTTATTTGGATTTATTGGTTGTTTTAATATAGCACCACTATTGTATCCACTTGATGAAAGTTGCTTATAGTAAAATGAACTTGTTGTTCCATATCCAATTGGATTTACATCTCCAGTATTTGCTGGGAGAACAACAATGGTGCCTCCATTTATACCAGAACTAGTATTATCTTCAATATAATACGTTCCTGCCTGACCAGGAAGAGGTGACCAAGTTAAACTAAAACCATTATTAATATTATATGGTGCATTAAACGCAAGAGAATGTATAGCATAAGCATAACCAGGAGTAGTTGTTTTTGCAATTCCTAGAGTATAACCATAACTATTAGTAAGTGTTAAAGTATCTCCTTCTCTAATGGTTATGGTTGTATTGGCACCACCAACCGTACCATTTCTATCTTGTCCATTTATAATAAAATTATTACTAGAAATATTGGAAAATGTACATGCATATGATACGTTTCCAGTTACAGTTGCTGCTATTGCTACTTTAACTTGGAAATTAACAGCTCCATTTGCTGCACCACCAATATCTGCTGCAGGTACTGTTACTATTTCTCCCCCAGTATATCCATATCCTGGTCTATTTACATTGATATTGATAATTATTCCAGAACTTCTATAAACATCTAATGTGAGACCAGTTCCTATTCCAGATTCCGATGTTGTGGGAACATCAAAGTAATCATCATTGGTTGTACCAACAGTTCCACCAATACCAGCAGTAAATGTTGTAACTCCAACAACAAGACCACTATCAGTCCCGCCATGAAGATCCAACCAATCAAAAGCACTTTCTAGTTGATCGATTAAACTACTGGATGCCCATCCAGGATTTACAGAAATTGTTGTAGTTGTAATTGCCATTTAAACTTATGCCTCCAGTTGAAGAATGGTTAAATCTGCTGTAATGGATTGGGTAGTTCCCGATAAATTTTTAATTGATGCGTAAATTAGACCGACTTTCATCAAAGCATATGATTTGAATCCAGCAATATTTGTATTGCCAATACCGTTATTAGCAATTGATGTTGTTACACCAGTAACTACAACTCTTGATTGTAATGAACCACCAGATGAGGTTACAGTAACAACTCCAGCAGAAACTGGTGAGACATCTAATCCTGAACCAAAATTAATTGTTCCTGCAGTACCTACTATTGCATTATCATCTTTAATTTCAATACCAGTTCCAGATGCTATAACACCAAACAATGCACTTCCATCAAGAGCAGGAAGTGCTCCCACCAAAGATCCCGAATTAAGATTGGTTAGATTTGCTCCAGAACCAGAGAATGATGCTGCTGTAATAAAACCAACAGTGTTAATATTAATTGTTGTTGAAACTGCACTAGATATTCCAGCAGTAGTTGCATATCCAGCAGTTCCTGATGCCGTAGATACTCCAGCAGTTATTGCATAATTAGAAGTTACAGATACTGTCGATATTCCAGCAGTTGCTGAATAAGTTGCAACACCAGCAACATTTGCATATGTTGCAAGTCCACTTCCAGATACTGTAGCAATACCAGAAGCAAATGAAACACTTAGATTAGAACCAAAGTTAATTGTTCCTGCAGTTCCAACTGGAGTTGCATCGTCTTCAATAATAACTCCACTACCACTACCAACAACTCCAATCAGTGCAGAACCGTCAATTGCAGGTAATGTTCCAGTTAGTTGTCCAGCATTCAGTGTTCCATAGAAACTTGTAGCAGATACGATACCAGCAACTGTGAGTGCTTCTGTAACTACTGTAGTCTTAATACCAACGTTTCCAGATGAATTGGCATAGAGTTTAATATTGCCTTCACCATCGGAAAGAACAACATTATTTGAAGATGTTCTGATATCTAAACTAGTATTATTTCCATCATAAGAACCTAAGATTACATTATAATTTCCAGTTGTTATTTCTTTTCCTGCTCTATCACCAATAGCAACATTATATTGACCACTAGTTGTGTCATATAAAGTAAATTCCCCAATGGCAATATTATGACCCAAACCAGAACTCAAAGTGAATAATGATTGGTCCCCAATTGAGATGTTTCTAGTTGAACCAGAACCCATACTCAAGTTACCAATCCTGATATTATCAGTACCAGCAAATTGAATTCTTCCAGAACTTATTGTAGTTACACCAGAGATTGTTACACCATTATTGATTAATATATTTCCATTAAAATCCGCATTACCAAATAAAGATAATGTTGATGTTGGATTAGTAGTTCCCAATCCAAGTTTTGCAAAAGTATGTATTCCCGCACTATTTGTTACCCAAGAAGAATCTGAATTAACATCAATTCTAACTGCACCAGATGAGGTTGAAATGCTAACATTAGAACCAGCAATAAGTGATGTTACAATATTTGTTAGATTACTTCCAGATCCACTAAAACTTGTTGCTGTAACAATACCACTTACTCTTAAATTATTTGCTGTTACAATTCCAGAAACTCCAAGGTCACCAGTTACATTGACTCCATTAGCAAGAGTTTGTAGTTTTCTACTACCATTATAGTATAAAAGGGCACCTTCACCAGCAACAGCAGCAAAAACGTTGTTGACTCCATCACCAATTCTAATTGATGAGGATGTATCAATTCTCAAATCAACTGCATCATAATAAATTGAAGCATCAATTTGACCACCAGAACCCATTAAAAGTCTTCTTCCATCGTTCATCTGTATTCCACCAGATGAACCAGTAATACTTAATATTCCATTATTTAAATGTAATGCTGATATTGGTGCATTTGTGTTTATACCAACTCTTGATGATGTTACAATACCACTAGCAACTGTTGTCCACTGAGTTGAAACAGCACTTTGAGCAGTTGAATTTATTGTTACTGTTCCCCCAGTTCTTGCTACAGAGACATTAGAACCAGCAAGAATACTTGTAATAACTCCAGTTAGATTAACTCCAGATCCATTATAAGAATTTGCTGTTACAACACCAACTGTAATATCTGGGATTGATGAAAAATTTCCAGCAAAAAGAGCAACGGTTGCAATCCCAGCATTTGTTGCGTAAGAAGATAATGAAGAAAGACCAGAAATGACAGAATAAGATGAGATTCCTGCAGTTACTGCAAAAGTTGCAATCCCAGCAGTAGATGCATAACCAGATAATGTAGATATACCAGCAGTTCTTGCAAAACCAATAGAATTGGTTATTGTAGTTCCATTTCCAATGGCATTATAAATTTCATTAAAATTACTATTAATTTTAATGGCACCCTGTAATATGGAATCTCCAGTACCATCATTTGGAGCGGAACCTGTATTTATTCCTAATTTCGCCATTATACACTAGATGTTTATTTTTATTTATCGTTTAATTGGAAGACATCTTTATGGTGCTTGAATCAAAACTAACAATAGGACTATCAAAATATGATGAAATACCAGGATAACTAAATCCAGCATCAAAAATTGTATTTACTCCAACGTTGGCAGTACCATCTGCCTTAACAACACTGTAGAAAAGTTTTTGTCCAGATTGGAAATTATTATTTCTTAACTTAAATTTATTGTTGGATAAATCAATTATAGAAGAATCATTTCCTTGGAATTCTCTATAGAATAGTGGTGTACCTCTATTTTTTAATTTAAAAGTTGTCAATCCAACTATTTGTCCACCAGTTGTAGTTGTAAAACCAGTAAATTGTCCACTAATATCATCAATAGGGACAACTTTATTTGTTTTACTCAAAATATATGATTTTAAACTTACCCCTGTTGGGAAAAAGACTCTTTCTATAGACCCATCTGGAAGAAGTTCATCTTCAGTCACCATACTAAAATTATAACGATTATACATCGATTCAACACTATCAACATTGATTAAAACGTTTAGTGATGAATCACCAACTCCAACTTTCATATTGTTGGATGCTTTTCCTATAATGTCTAAATCGGAGAACTCCTTAAATCCTGCAGGGTGAACTAATGACCTAATAGGTTCTTTCCAATCTGTGTATGGAATTTGTGATTTAATCGAATAAGAGAATTTTTGATAGTAATCATTGTCTGAAATTCTCTGTTGAAAATCATTCAGATAACCAATTTTATCTGTAAAATCATTAATTTTATCTCTAGTTACATTAAGAGATGAAATTAAATTAAATTGATTTACATTTTCGACTATTCCATTTAGCAATGACCTAGTTCCAAGTAATCTATTCCCTACTTCTAATTCACCTTTTGAATCAATAAGTCTTAATTGATTTATGTCATTATCCCATCCACTTTCCATGACAACTGCAGAAAATACTGCAATACCATTAGAATCATATCCAACAACGTTTTCTCCAGAATAGTAACCCAAATCATCAATCAATTTCATTTCAAATTTTGCCATAACATTTTCGTTTATGACATAACCATAATTATTATCTGTAGTATATTCACCGAGATTATTTGATATCCCGTTCATACTATAGGTTATGGTAAAGTTTGTAGTGCTTATACCAGTAATAGTAAAGAATTTATAACTATGATTTGCAGAATTATAGTTATTCTTTTGATTTCCATCTGTTATTCTGCAGTTTTCTACAAAAATCTTATCTCCGACTTTGAATGGGAATACTGTTTCTTGATTTCCATATTGATTTGCAATTAATGGGTATAATTGATTATCACTATTGACAAGTTCTAATGTAACTTCATTAGTTGATGGATTGTAAACAATATCATCAATATCATAACCATTAGAGTTTCTAGTTGGGATGACGGATAGAGGGGCACTCATATTGGTGACATTCTCTAAAATATCCACAGAAGTGACTGTACCACCCTGTATATTTGCTTTTAATTTAATGTTGTCATTACCTACTACTTTAAGTACTGGAGCAGTGTTATATCCCTTTCCTCCAGTAGTAATGCCAATATAATCGACTCTTGATATATTTTTTATTTGACATACTGTTGGAACACTCAATACGGGTTTTAAAGTTGGATCGGTAGGATAATCAAATCCATCTTTAATTCTTTCAATATAATCAATTTTTCCAATGGAATTAGAGAATGCCTTTAGAATTGCATCCTTTCCTGATACTGAAGTTATTGAAGAAATTCTAGGAACTTTTTTGTATCCTTTTCCTCCAAAATTTAATTTTATATTTGATATTGGACCACTTGTATTTTTAGAATCTGTATCATAGAATATAGTGGTTATGCCAGAATTTGCATTGTATGAAAAGTATTCTGGTTTTTGATTTAAAATAAATTTAAATGAAGTGCTTCCAGTAGAAACTACAGAATAACTTTGATTATAGATACTTGGATTTAATGATATTTTATTGTAACCAATTACTTCTTTATCAATTGAGATTTGATACTTTTCAAGAACACTAGGTGATAGTGGTATTAAATTATAAAATAGAGTATTTGTGATACTCTTATCTGTTGTATCTATTCTCAACTTAGCACCAGAAACTCCAGCATCAATTGCATTTCTAGTGTATTTGTATGATTCAACCTCAATTAAGATATTGCCATCTTTGTATAATTTAAGATCCATTCCACTTAAAGAAGAATCGGATAAATCAAATTCAATAATATTACCTTTTGTTGATGCTAATGGTGGATTTACAAGAGCAATTGATTGTACTCCACTTCCTTGAGATGTTAATGATATGCTCACTCCAGATTTTGAACTATCATAGTAATTTGATAATTTGATATAATCTGGTTTTTGCTTAATTATGTAATATGTCTCATTAGTCTGCAATCCACCAATTGTTGTATTCCCATCATTATAATATACAATTTTATCTCCAGTAACATAATTATTTCCTGGCAAATATATTTCAGAAGTTTCTGTGCTAATTGCTACAGAAGTATTGAAAGACTTAACTTCTGTTGTAATTTTCCTGATATTTGTATCATATCTAAGTTTAAATGTGTCAACCAATCTTGGTAGAAGGTTAAACGTAATTTCATCAGAATTTCCTAGTCCATGAGTTTCTGTTGTTTCTACATTCAAACTGAAATTTTCTACCTTTCCAATGACTTTTTCATATGTTGTTGTCAACGAATGTGCAAGTCCAGTTACAGAAATATCGTCAAAGAAATATAATGAACTTAATGATGATCCAATTCCAGTTGAAGTGGTATAACCAACAGTAGATAAACCAATATAATCTTGACCTCTATTTACAATGTAAATATTCTGATTATCTTGTAAAGTAAATGCATCTGCCTGAGTGATTGTATTTGAAACAATCATTCCAGTTCCAGCAAATCCAACATTATACTTTACTAATTGTCCAGTATAAAAATTGTGATTTTTGATATAAATTGATCTATCAGGAACATTTAGATTTGTTTGGTCTGATAAAGTATAATTTTCTCCTGTCGAACCAAATCCAACAAAAGTTTTTGGACTAAAATATACAACATCGTTTTTCTTTATTGGATATTTTTGGTCAGCAACAGAGAATGTAAACTTTCTTGGTAGTAATTTTACCGAATCAATGCCTACTGTATGGACACCAGCATTTTGTAATCTATTTACAGTCAGTTCTGATTTCTCTACTGAAATATTAGTTATCTTCAATATTTCAGATCCAATAGAAACAAAGTCATCAACTTCAAATCCCGAAACATCATTGACTATAATGGAAGTAGTTTCTCCACTGACAACTAAGATTGGAATATTAGTAGACAAACCAACTGTTTTTTGAGAAACAAAAATATCTTTTATTCCTTCAAAATATGAATAATTTGAATTTGAAATTGCAGATATTGTAATTTTATCTCCAGTTATTAGTTGATGTGGTTCTTGTGTAACACCAACAACATTATTTCCGTAAGTATAAAAACTCACATCTAAGGAAGTTTTTATACCAACAACTATGCTTTTTATTGGTTTTCCTTTGATTCTAGATACAGCAGCAGATGCTCCAGATCCACTAGTATTACGATTGTCAAATACTACGTTATCACCAACCTTATATCCACTTCCATCAGAGTATATCTGAACTCCATCTATAGATGAGGAAAGTGTTTTTGTTACAGTAAATTCTTGTTTGTATTTTTTATCTGTATTGCTAATTAAATCATAGTTAGAATTTCCAGAATTGATATAATATGGTCCAATGTTTCTGATTAGATTTAAACTTTCCAAATCAATATCTTGATTGAATATTGAAGCATAATTTTCAGGAATTACATAATCTCTGAAATAATTTCCAATCATGTATGGAAATTCTGGTATTGAAATAGCACTATTATCAATGGTTGCAAAATATGCATAAATTCCATCTGGATAATCTGGAGTTTTGCAGAATCTTCCATTATGTTCATCCAAATCACCAATTGCCCTGTCATAATAAAAATCTTGAGTAAAGAAACCATCAGGTAGGTTTGGTCTGATATTTTTATCTGGTTCTACTCTTTTTGTATAACTAGACCTTATTTTTCTGATTTCGGAACCAACTTGTCCGTATGGTCCATAAATTGGATTTCCATCATATGCCCATCCAATGATTGGTGAATGGATATTGTTTGGTGTTTCCCTATTAGAACTATCGAGATGGTCTTTAATGGACTTTCTAAGAAGTCTTGGTGGATAGAAATTTACTACTTGCAATCCAAGGTCTTTGTTTTTACTTGGAACAATAAATGCCTGATCCTGTATTTCGAGTAACTTCTTATTTTTTTCTACCTGGTTTATTTTCCACTCAAATACATCACCAATGAATTTGGCATCAGAACCTCTTCTTTTGATTGTAATTGATGTGGTATCTTTGTCATATCCAATACCACCATTTGCAATATTTACTGCAACAAGTCTGCCATTTTCTATGACAGGTCTTATATCTGCAAAACTTCCTTTTCCATTCACAATAATATCAATTCCTTTATCATAACCAGAACCATAACTCAAGAATTGAATGTCAACTATAGTTCCATTCAAAACTATTGGTTTTAAAAGTGCTTCTGATATAATTGGTTTTACTCTAATATCTGGTCTTCTATGGAAGTTTACTATATTGGAAACTCCATATCCGACACCACTATCCTCTATGAAAATGCTATCAATTGAACCCAAAACAATAGGTTCAAATTGTGGTTCAATTATACTTGTTGCTCCTATTCCAGATAAAGTCTCAACAACAAGTCTAATTGGTGGATAAGAAAATGTATGAGTGCCAGTTCCTAAAGAATTGAACCTTATATATCTTTTATTTTCATAATTAACATCATAAAATTGTGTGCCAACACCAATAGTAGACAACTTAAATTTATTATTGTCAACTACTGTCACTACATATTCTGAAGATGTCGATAAACCACTTATAGATGTTCCTGTTGTTGAATATCTTAGAATATCTTTATCTTTAAGACCATGATTTTTAGCAAATACATAGTGATCAAATGTATTCACACCATTTGCTTTTTCATCAAATGCCAATATTGATGGAATCTTAATGATTCTGTTTGAATAACCAGATCCAGAATTTTTTACACGAATTTCGGTAATAGTATTTTTTGATTTTAATGTTATGAAAGAGTGGAATCCAGAACTAATACCAACTAAATTTACCTCATTAGTTTTTCTATATGCATCTTCCAACCTTTCATATAATCTAATCTGGGTAGGACTTATTACTCCAGCATAATAATTTGAATTTGTTTTTAATGGGAAAATTTCAGCATTAAAGTTGGCATTATATGAGATTTCCTCTCCATCATCAAAATTATGATTTTGGGAAAAGATAATAGTATTTGTTGTTGGATTTACTCCAGAACCATCACCCTTGAAACCTGCATTAATTTTGGATTTTACTAGATTTGGTTCTACTACTGCTCCAGAACCATTTCCACCAACTAAAGTGATTTTTGGTTTTATTTGGTAACCTACACCTGGAGTTACAATTTTTACTTCAGAAAGACCACCAACAATATTAGCATATCCTTTAGCATTTCTTCCAGAAACATCAGTTATTTCTATTTCTGGGGGATTGATTATATCGTAACCTTTACCTGGATTAGTTACTGTTATGCCGTCTAATTTACCATAGTAAATATTCTCATCAAATAGAGTTGGTGAATAAATTTCAACACCGTTGATTAAAATACCTACTTGTCTGTTATTTGTTGTTCTATCTGCAACCTGCTTTAGTGTACTATCACCTTTTACATAATTAAATTTTTTGAATAATTTTTGATTTTCTACTACTTTATTTTCGTAATCTAATTTTACAAAAGAATCAGATACTATATTTCTGTCAAATTTGATATAAACACTCGAATATAAATCACTTTTACTTAAGGATAGTTTAATTTTTTTACTATCTTTGTTGTCACCTATTGTTGTAACATGATAAATTCCAGTTTTTATGCCAGAATCGCTTTGTGGAAAATAATAAATTTTTTCTCCAGTATAAAAATTGTGAACAATGTCAGTTTCTAGAATATCTGTCTTTCCAACACCAGAAGTTGTTGATGTTTTTACAGTTTGATTTTTTGCATAAAGTGGATAATTAGATATGCCAGATGCTGCAACATAAAATGATTTGTATGAATCATCAATATAAGTATTTTGTACTGCAACTGGAAAAGAATTTACTGATGGTGTGTGATTTACATCACTAGAACCAAGTAAAATTACTTCTTTTAATAATGTCTTTTTAGTTGCATCTAGATTAGATGACAATTCAATTGTATTTTCAGAAATTATATTTACTATTTCTGCATCTATTTCTGGATCGTTAGATATATCAAGATTTACTAATTTAACTTTTTGTCCAATATAAAGTCTGACATTATCATAAAATGAAACAGTATAGACTTTTCCACTAGTGTCCCCAGATTTAATTATGGATTTAATTTTGTGATTTGTAGATACATTATACAACCAACTATAAAATTCTGGTTTATCACTTAGTTCTGCGCCAAATGAAGACAAAGATATCTTATCATTTACCAATAGATTAGAAGTACTTTGGTAATTTACTTCTCCTATTACATTAATTAATCTAAATTCTATTTTTTGATTATCTTTATCGTAAGTATAAACAAAATTAGTTTCAAAAACTTCATCACTATACTCTAAACCAACAATTAACCCAGTAACTCCCAAAAACTGAGTATTTGTTTTACTTGTATATGTAAGTCTAACAGTAGTATTAGCAGTATTTTTTCCTTTTACTAGAATAGTTCCTGATTTTGGAAATCCTACTGTGGAATCAACATAAATCGTGCTTGAAAATGCATCAACTTTCTTTGTAATATTTGTTTTTTTAGTACTGACAAAATTAGAAATAAAAGAAGTACTATCTAAATAAATCTCATAAAGATTTTTTTCATCTACAGGTCTAAATTCAATTGAGTAAATTGAAGCACTTGAAGAACCAACTTCTCCATTATCTTGGAATAATGATGCTCTATCTGGACCACTAATTAGGAGTGGATCTGAACCACTTACTTTTTCAACAAGAATATTTTTTGTTACAAAGAAATTATCATCAGATGGCCTTAAAATATAATCTTGTGGTTTGATTACACTGATATCAGCATTAAAAAGAATTTTAAAAAGTATTTTATATGAAGTATCTGTTCCTTTTGTTGTATAGAAATCAATAGCTCTTGATAAAATATTTTTTATCTTTACTTGAGGAATAAAATTTCTGTTCTCAAATCCTGGCAAAAATTGTGCTTTGAATTTTGTAAATAATTCTTGATAGAATAAAAGGTTTAAATTACTAACTACACTACCACTAGCATGTTCTTCTGACTGAGTTGTAGTAAAATTAAGAGAATTTGAACTGCTTAATGTGTTTAATTGATCAATTCCAGAAAATCCACGAGAGCATCCAGTAAATGATGTGGCAGTTTTCCCAGTATATGTAATTATTTCATTATTGATTTTTAACAGACCGTATGATTTTGGAAATCCTACAGTATGATTGACTGTAATTGTATCATCAAAAGTTAAAAGACTTTCAGTTAATTGGCATGGAACAAATAAAGTAAAGAATAATTCGTTATTATATGTTCTTATATCTTTATATCTGTCAAGATTTGCTGCAATATCTGTTATCCCTGTTGGATATTCTTGTGAGATATAGTACTGATTTAAAAATTCTTTGAACAAAGGAGAATCTTCGTTCAAAAAAGAAGGAACTTGTGACTCAATAATATCTTGAATCCTTACTCTATCGTTAATATCTGCCATTTTATCTAGTATATGCTCCGTTTGAATAACTTGAAGTTACAATATATTCAGTTGCAGAAGTATTTTCTCCTGAACTAATTCTATCTTCAATCATATTGACTACAAGATTATCAATGCTTAATTCTAAGTATATATCTTGCAATGCAATCACATCATTTGATTCTGGTATTGCTTGGACTTCAATACCATTTGGTTTCAAGGAACTAGTAATATTAACTGTATCTAAGTATACTTCACCTTTCTTATAATAAACAACTCCTGCATTATTTTTTACAATAAAGGGGATATTATCTTTTAGTGTAAAATAGAAAATAGTTCCACTTGTTTCATCAATTGGAACATCACTCATGTATACAGTTCCTTCCACATCTTTAATTGTGAAACCAGAAGATTTTATATTATATCCTCTATTGTCTAAAGGATTATTTTTCTTAATATGAAAAGCATTACCAAAACAAAGTTCATAAGTAGCAAATTGATTAAATGCTGGCTGCAAATCTCTTCGCATTTTAACTTTTGTGATGTTAGAAGTAATTGAAGAACTTATATCATCAATCAATGCATTTACTTTACTGTATTTAAATCTCCCACCAAAATTATTTAAATCATAAGATTTACCGTAAGCAGTAAGAGTTTCAATAACTTTATTTCTAAGTATTGAGGTATCTGCAACTGAACTCTTGTCATAATATACACTTGTATTAAGTTCTACATACAAATATTTCAAGTCAACTAATTCTGGTTTGATACCAGCAATTGAATATTGCTTTAATTGCTTCTTAATTTCTTCTTTTGAGATTCTTGATAAGAATTTTCCTTGTCTTGGTTTTACTGATATAAAAACTTTTCCGTATTGTGGTGGATCCAATTCATCACCACCATAAGCAGTTACAGATTCAACATTGGGGAATATAAAAGGAATTAATCCTTTGTAATCATTTGCAGTAACTGCTCTATACTGAGATGAATAGACTCTTGGTGCAAGATATTTAATCGAGTCAATTTTTTCAATATCATCACCGTTTTCAGATGGTAATGTTGTAGTGAGTGGTGATATTCCTGATGTAATTCTATTTTGATTATTATCTTCTAAAATTCCAGAGAAGTTAAAGTTAGCACATCCGTTTCCTGCTTTTCCATTTGTCAGAATATAACTTACAAAAATAGAACTTCCAGATGCTGGTCTTTTGCCGAATACATTATCTCCAAATAATAATTCGTATTTTTCATCTTCAACCTCTTGAACTAAAAATATTTTAGAATTAGCATCAATGTTTAGGATATTTGAGTATTGATTATATTCTTCATTTGCTAAGTCAGTTACAAATACACGAATACTTGTAGTGTCAACAGATGGATTTGGAATAACAAATTTTTGATCTGGCTGTGAACTATCTACAATAAAACTTTTTGTTAAAAATGTTCCTTCCCATAATTCAATATCTGTAAAGTATGCGTACCCTGCTGCATCTACTGTTACAGTAATGTCTTCTGGGATTGAAAATACATAATTTCCACTTTCAATCGCACCTAAACCAATTACTCCTGCTTTGAGTGTAACTGATTTTACATCTAAAAATCCAGAGGTATTTACAGAAAAACTAACTCTTGCTTTTGATGCTCTTCTTGACCTTGGAACATATCCAATATTACGTGCCAAAGAAACAACATTCTCACGTAAAGTCGCACTATCAAGAAACGACTCATTCACCGTCATATTCGTATTGAATGACGTAATATAAGAATTATATGCTAAGACATCAATCAATACAGAAAAATTAGAACCCTCGAAGTCAAAATCTGTAAAATTACTATTTGCTCTTAGATAATCTTTGATTTGTGTTCTTAGATCCTGAAAATCTAAGTTTGTGAATTGATTGAATGACATTATATTCTAGTTGGTAGTAAAAGAAACTCTATGTTTTGCTTGGGAAATCCTAGACCAACAATATCATATTCAACTTCAACATTTATTTGATTATCATCTGGTAGAGGTATTACTTTGATATCTCTTAATACAATTCTTGGTTCAAAGTTTTTTAACACACTCATGATTTCTTCCCTCATAATGATTGCGATTTCTTCGTCAACCATCTCAAATAAATTTCTTGTTACGGAAGTTCCGAGTAAAGGGTTAAAATACCTCTCACCAAGAATTGTTCTAACCAAGTTTGTAACAGATTTCTTGATAGCATCTTCATTTTTGATGACTAAAATATCATTAGTTACAGGATGCTTAGCAAAAGATAAACTAATATCTTTAAATGCTCTAGAAATCCTTGTGGCCATTAAGATTAAAGTGTATTTAATATATCTATAACACTTTTAGATCACTTTTTTACCATATGAAGGTTCAGTTCCATATTCCCAATCATCATAATCTTCGTCATTTCTAATCTTTTCATGCAATTCAGTTTGCTTCTTTAAATCATGCTTCATCATATCATCATGCATGATTTCTGAAATGACTCTTGGTTGCACTGATTCTTGGTAATCTGTAACTAAATGTGTAGTGCCCCACATTTGATACATGTAGTTTTTGTCTCTATCAACTGGTAAGTTAGACATGTTAGCTCCTGTTTTTTAATAAAAACAGAACTTTTTTTTGTAGGAGGTTGCTATCTCCTCTAAAACTATTTAACGCAGTACATGTCTTAGGGTATAATTTTCTGAATTTAGATATTTCAACATCTCTAATGCGATTAATTTTGGATTTCCTGGTCCACAAGTATAAACATCAACGGCAATACAACCTTCTTCTGGCCATGTATGGCAAGAAACATGACTTTCTGACAGTGCCATTACGATTGTAACACCTTGAGGTACAAAACAATGCTGATAAATGTTTAGAATCGTCATTCCAGCACGTTTAACCCCACTTTCCATTGCTTCCTGAATGGATATTCCATCGTTAAGTAAGTCAAACTTAACGTCGTAGACCTCCAACAGGAGGTGATTCCCCATCGAAAACTTCTCCAACTCGCATAAACCTCCAATTTTCCCCGAAGAACTATTTATTTGACGTAAATGCCACGTCTTCCATACGTATTATACTCAGAATCCTTGATAAAACTAGGATTTTCACAAAAATTATCATCCCAAATTGGAATTGCGACCTCATTTTCATACCTAAAATCAGGATTTTGTCTTACATGCACTTCAATTAGGTTACCATCAATGAATTCACAGTTAATCCAGTCATAATTTCCCTTTAAATTCTCTAAAACTGAAGGGAAACTCACTTCTCTATCGATTTTTTCCCATTTTTGCCACTTGTAAAGAGGGTCATTGTCATCTTTGGTGCCTCTTACAACCAATTTTGCCTCTTGATAGTGAAAATCGACACTTAAGTGCTCTCCTTTAAACACCTCACACCAAAAATTAGACGGATAGAAGTGATCTGTAGAGTCTTCTATCCATATAATCTCAGCAAATCGACCCATTCCAAGGAAATTGATGGATGGTCGAACAATATAAAAGTCGGATTTAGGTACTTTTGCTCCAACTGGACCACAGTTGTACCCTAAAATCCGACTTAATTGTAATTTATTGTATATCCACAGATCGTCATGATGAATTGCATTCCACTCATCATTAACGTCTAGGTGATACATTACCCTTTTCCTTGTCCACGATACTTTTTACGTGCCTTATTACGACTCGTAGCACTATATTTAGTATTGCGACCTGCACCTTGAAGAGTTAGCTTGGGTTTTGATTCGACTTTAGCACCACCTTTTGCACTTTTCTTCACTGCCATTGTAAAAATCTCCTAGTTGGTTTTCGTTTACGGTTTTTTTAACGGGTTTTTTAAGACTTAAAAATGCCCTTGAAGGACTCCTAAAAATCTTTCAAGGGCATTCTATCAAAAGTTTCTTAGAACGTCAAGAAGACACTCTCAGAAGGGGTACATCAGATGATTCGAGTCTTCTCGTGACCAACACGAATCAGAGGATTACACCAAATCTCAAATCCTGCTTCCTTCGCATCAAGACAGAAGGAAACATCCTCTCCACACATATCTTGAACTTCTCCAGATTCAAACTGTTGCATCTTAGGTGCAAACCAAGGATACTCAAGAGATTCAAAGACACCTTTCTTAATCAACACCCAACCAAATCCAGTGTAATCAACTGTAAATGGTTTACGACGATTCTGCATCGTCTCTCCAGTTTCATGATTCATGACTCCACCATTGGTACGGAAATCTTCTTCTTCCAACCAATGTGCAACAGACGTGGTGTGTCCATCTTCAGTCATATACCAACCAGCAGCAATATCTTTATCCATTGCTACAAGACGATAGAACTTCTCAGTGTCAAACACAATGTCGTTATCAATCCAGAGTTGATAATCATATTCAAGTTTACCATCCCAAGGTTGCTGCCTAGGTCCTCTGAGAACATTTGCTCCAAGTACTTTGCATCGTGCAAAGTTTACCATTGAACTATAGTCCTGTGAAATCTGAATACTCGCACCTGCTTGTACCAAATCAAAACACAATTGAACAAATGCCTTCAGAAAAATATATGAACAACCTCTACCTGGTAGACAAAAGACAATGGATTTTCCTTTTACCATTTCTTTTGCTTCTTCTAAATTAAATTCATCAACAACTTTCTTAGTCGTCGGTGCGCTTGCTTTAATCGTAAATCCTTTTGCCATAAAAAAATAATTTCGACGTTTACATTATACCACTACAAATCAATCATTGCAATGGGTCTTCCCTATTATTTAGAATTACTTTGATATCCTCATTATTTCCACCAGAAGTCCATACAAGTCCTCTGACTTGATTCAAAGTCACCTCTAAATCTTCTGGATTTACTTTTTCTACAATCGTAACTCCATTTACTTCAATATTATACGTAGTCATCAGTTTCTTCTACTTTGAAGAGCAACTCTTCAAGTTCTTCCCTGAGAATTTCATTTGAATTTGCTGTCTTGTCCGTTTCGAGTCGGAATTGTATGCATTCAATCAACAACTCTCTCTCATAGTCTGTAACTTCTAACATATCCTCTCATGTTATTCTTTTTCCATTTATATATCAACCTTTTGAGAATTTTTGCCACCCCGAAAATTTTTTCTAAGATTTTTGATTACAATTCTCATAAGTTCTCCGAGGGTCACTCCGAGGTATTCTAACTCTTCCCTATGGGTGGTTCTCGTACTTAGAGAATTTTTTTTTCTCAAAGACAAACTCAATGGCAAAATCATACTTTTATAGATTAGGGTAGTTATGCGTTTTTCTTTTTGGGGCATCGGTTCTTAATACTTTACACCATCAATCGCAACATACTGTCCATAAGAATCAAACAACACTGTTTAATTAGAATAGACGAAGCACCACGAATAAGAACAAAACAGTGCTGTTTAATTATAATAAAATAGTATTACCCAGGTATAGGATAAACGAAACCTCCGATTATTCTGTAAGAACAGTGCTGTTTAATTAGAATTAATAACTATACCCCAGGTATCATAATACTCGAAGACCACCGAGTTGTCAATGCATAAGGACTAAACATAAAGGACGAAACAGTGCTGTTTAATTCTTATAATTAAACTGTATGGGAGGTATATAATACCTGTGGAAAACTCTTATACTTTTTCCACAACCCTGTGGAAAACTATGTGGAAACTGTGGAAAACTTTATATCGAACCCCTGTGTAATACTTATAAACATCTAGGAGATATAACGAATTCCCTCTCCTCCCGCCCTATAAATCTAGCACGAACTGCATAAGACTCATAAGACGAATGGACAGTGCTCAAAGTGTCCTTGGACGAATAAATCTCATAAGTCTTCCGAGTCTCATGGACGAACAAATAAAAATCCTCCGAGTCTCATAAGACGTATGAGTTCTCAGAGTCTTATAAGGTATTATAATACACGAACCCCTTGACATCACTGTAAAGTTGTGCTGGGAATTATCGTGTGCCAGTTCTCAGAGTGGATTTTTGCCCTTGACTTTTCTAGGGTTTTATGATACAATGCACGCTTAGACGGCAATAAGATCACATAATAACTCACATTTATCAGAGTATTAAATCACATAATAACTCAGATTAAATCAGAGAAGAAAGGGTATTTATATAAGTTTTCCACACCCTTGTGGAAAAAGAACAACACACAAACATATGTTTTTTAATACATTTTTTTTAATTATCTTTTATTACACAATTACATAAAAATACATTATTTAACTTTATTCATCATGTTTTCTACTGTATAACTCATACCAATCAACATATAAGACATACACATTGATAAGGTAATAGAGTTAAAAATGTTTGGTAGAATAGGTATTGATTGCTTCATAGGTATTAGTAAGAAGCAGGTTCAAGAGTAATGTTTTCTTTTCTTGAGAGTTTATCTACTTGATAAGAGATTTCATCATTCATACACTTATACACAGTCTCATAGATTACATCATAACAATCTAGATTAGAAAGAACTTGTTCTGCTAGTTCATCATTATATGGATAAACAATTTGATTTGTAACTGGATCATAATGTTCTAATTCTTTTACATCATCCTTTGTATAAAGAAGATAAAAGACTTGTTCATTCGGATCACGTTTTTCTAATGAGTGAATAACGTCTTTAACTGTTTGTTTCATTTGATTAGGGCAATCAGTTCTTTTTGAATGTTTTGAATTTCTACTTCATCATCTACATCTTGCAAATCAACAGGTGCAAATTCAGAAAGATTTACAGTGTTATCATTGTAGATAGGAGCATAATACAACTCTTTCGAATCTTCGTCAAGAGTGTAAAGTGCTGCGTGGTCTTGCTTTTGAAGAATAATCATTTGAGGGAATTAAGAATAATGAGAAGTTCGTTTCCTGTTTGTGCTTTGGACAGGAGATTGATCTTTTCTTTGCGTTTCATATCAGTTACTCATTACCTTATTGAACAGTGAATCATAATCATCTTGATTGATGTGGTCAGGAATACCTACATCATAGAAGAATTGAATCATAGATTGAAGAACTTCTAATTCTTCAGGAGTGAATCGGAAAATCATTTCTTCCATTTGATTTCTTGTGCTTTGAGGTACTTGTATTCTCGAATAAAAACTTTAATTGCCCAGATTGCAGTTGCGGTTTTACCAATCAACAGAATCCAACCTAATGTCATCATTGCTCTTTTTGCTCTACAAGTTTAGCAGGTGAACCACAAGACCGATAGAAATCAACCATTGCTTGTGCTTCTCTTACATTCGGGAATGATTGAAACCTCCACTCACAATCGTTGTAAGGCACTTGATAAGTAATCTTCACTTGATTATACATTTCAATCATTCCTCAATGAAACAAATTTGACTTTGTTCTGCTGCTAACTCTTGCTCCTCATTCACAGTTGCAAATGCAGGAGAAGTTAAAAGAAAGAAAAGAAGAATATATTTCATCAATCAACCATTGATGAGTTGTTGGACTTGATTGAAATCCTTACATTGTGCTGCTTTAATTGCATTTGTGATGCTATAAGTCACAAAACCACAACGGTGTTCTGCATTACACACAGCATAACCAATTTGTTTGGTCTGAATGTCAAAAACAGTTTTAATCAGCATTGCTTGTTTGTGTTTATGTGGGACAGATAGAATTAAGAATCAGTCTGCGTATTGTGCATAAACAATCGCAATCTCGGCATTTTCTTCATCATTGAAAGAAATGCCACACATATCAAGCATCCAATCATAAACCATTTCCCAATCTGCTTCCATCTCAGAAATGAAAGAAGGCAGAGATTGAATTGCTTCGGAAAAAGTCATCATTGATTGTTTTGTTTGTTTGTTGAAAAGAGAATTAAGATTCAGATGCGGGCAAGAGCATCTTTCTTTTGCTTCGGATTGGAAACTTGCTTACACCAAGAAGACTTGCGATAAGAACCAACTTGAGAAGGAAGTTTTTGCTTACCCTGAACTTCATTCACAAGAGTAATGAAGTTCATGAAGAATTGCTTTTCCATCCGTTGAGCAGCAGTCATCTGAATTCAAATAAAGAATTGGACTTAGGTGGGACAGGCACCCCTGCTCCCTCCACCCTCTTAATATAGCACCTTTTGGGGTCTGTGCTCTTTTAGTGTGCCAGTGCTACAGGTGGCACAGGGTATCATTGGACTCAGATGAGTTGATGATACCTTAGAGGTCAGTCATTTCGCATTACTGAAACCTTGAGCAATTCCAGTTACAAATGCAGCACCAATACTCATCCAAAAATCAGGACTTTGCACACACTCAGAAACTGCTTGTGCCCAATCTTGAGGAGTAGAGTTCATCAGCATTTTCTTCTGTTCAGGAGTCAGATTAGAAACAGTTTCACTCCAGGCAGTTTCAATCTCTTGCTCAAACACTTGACTGAAAGAAGACAAATCACTCATCTCTGAACTCCGTTCATCATAGCACCAATCCCGATGCTTGTCAAGGGGTCTACGGTTCTTCTACCTATCAGCATCCCTGATGGGTATGCTGGGGAAAACAAGACTACATCTCATTCACCATAAAATCAATTTGATTCTGATAGTAATTGATGTCTTCAGTAATAGATTCAATCACCTGAACTTGATGTTTAGGTACATTGTCCCTTTCTTTCTGAAGTTCTTGAATCCGTTGCATCAACAGTTTAACTTGGTCTTCCATTGTTATTACAGTTGCACAAGGACTTTCATCATTGCAGAAACTTCTGCTTTAGTATTCCATCCAATCACATCTTCAGTCATATTTCCATTCGGTCGGAAGATTGCAACCTCATAAGTATTGTCAGTCACATTACCATACAATCCACTTCCAGGAAGTCCAGCAACAACAGAAATACTCCAATCATTTCTGAACTTATACCTTCCCTGAATTGCACCAGGAATAGAATGTGCTTCAAACTCAAGTTGCTCAAACATTGTATCAAACAAATTGTTGGGACAGTGCATACTTAACAATCTCTGTGCGATTGTCTTTGTACTCTAGAAGAAGGTCAATGATGGGTTTAGTGTCCTCTGGATTTTGAAGTTCAGGGTCACACTCATCATTGGCAAGTGCAGTAAAAATACTTGCAATCTCAAAGTCTGATTCAAACAGAAGTTCCCGATGCTCGTCAATTTGTAGATAATCATCTACAGCATTACCAGTCAATTTCAATGGAACATCAGGACCAATCAAACCCAAAGTGGCAAGTCGTTCCAATGCACCAACAACCCACATAATTTTGCACTCACCAATCGACAGTTCTGTGTTCATTGTATTAAGAATAAAGGGAAGAAAGGGAAAGGGTGTTTAACTCACACCCCACAGAGTTGCTTAGTCACAGAACCAGATGCTTGACGGTTCAGAGAAACACCAGCACCAACGTTAGAACCAGCATAAGCACCAGCACCGTTAGCACCATTCATCTTCTTGGCACGTCCGAATCGCATCGTGGAGAGTTTGCTCTTCACTGCATCAGCATCATCATGCACTCGGTTCTCTGCTACTTTCATTTCACGCAGACGTTCTGCAACCTTATCAGCAAATGCTTTACGGAAGTTCAACTTGAAACTGCGAGAAACAGTTTTACCAGTAATGTCTGCCATAACCTTCTCTGCTTTATGTGCAACATCTGCCTCTTTCTCCATCACCTGAACCAGGTAATCATAATAGAGACGCACTTGGATTTGTTGTGCTTCACTACCAATCACCTGCAGAGATTTGGTATCTCCATTCTTCAGGTATGCCATTGCATCATAGAACTTTGCAATCGCATTAGCAATCGTAGTCAGAGCAACATTGGTTTTCTTGAAAGAGATAAAAGACTCATCAAGAACTTGAGTTTCAGTTGCCTCACTGATGGTTACACCATACTGCTTGCACAGTTTGTCAATCATCTTAGCAGCAGCATCTGCCTCACCCTCAAAAGAAGTTCCATTCTGAAGTTTCAGGATGGATTGAATCTTTGCGATGACTTGAGTGCGGTCCATTGTAAAGAATTGAGATTGGGACTCGGGTGGGACTGCTCCCTCCACCCTCTTAATCTACCAGAAAAAAGTGCCAGTGCCCGTTTAGTGTGCCACCAGTACAAGTGGCACAGGGTATCACTGGACTCACCGAGTTGTGCTGATAATGTCAGCAACAGTGTAAAGTGTGTTTGCAGTCAGATTCCTCACACCAGGAGAGAAAATAAATGCAACCGCAAAGATAAGAATTATAGTTCGCATCTTATCTGGTGCTTTGAAAGTTAATGTCTTAGTTCGCATCAGGCACAGATGGAATAGAGTTTGTTGAACTCATATTCTCCATCTTCACCCTCAACTGCCTGATAAACAAATACAGTTTCACCAGACAGTTCAACACTCCAATCAAGAGCATCTTCTTTGGCATTGTCTACATCTTGATACCACTCGGCATCAATAAGGTCAAAAGAGACAGGGCAAGAAAGAAACATTGGAGTCAAAAACAAATGAATTAAGTTGATGGTGCAAGTGTGATATGCCTCATCAGGACATAACAGGGACTTGCACTCTATCGTTTCTATTTAATCAGACTGCAGCAAGGTAAGCAGCAATCTCATCATCATTCTCGGGACAATCAGCAATGCCCAGTTGATCACAAACTTGCTCACGAGTGAGTTCAGTTTGGTCAGGAACAATCACATCAAGAATGTTCAGAAGTTGAGTTCCAGTAGCACCCTTGCGGAGCATACCGAGCATCACATCTTTGGAGAAAGAAACAGTCATTTGAGTTGGAGTTAGTTTGACGTTTGTGGGGTGGGTTGGTTGCCCTTCCCTCACCACCCCTATACAATACCACATTTTGGGCACTGTGCTCATTTACTGTGCCACCAGTACAAGTGGCACATCGCATAATTGGACTCGGTGGGACTGGATTTTGCTAGGAAGCACCAACCCCCCTGAGTCCTATGCGGGACACATAATGAGACCGAGAAGAGTTTTTGTTTCTTCTCTGATTCCACCTGCAACCCAGGCACCCCCCACCGCAGGATGCAGTCCCATTGCAGTCTCGTGTGAAACTGTTGATTTGGGATTTTTCTGCAATCTGGGGTCAAGGTGCCCTAGGTCATGGACCACAATCTCATCGACGGTCCATCTGAAACTGTTGAGAATCAGGCAGATTCCAGCAGTTCAGGATAATAGTCTTTAACTTCTGTAATCAATTCTTCCTCAGTATAATCAGTAAGATTTTCTACGAGAGTATCATAAACAAAACGTTCCATTGTTTTGTAGTCCATGCTATCCAGCATTTGCTGAGCATAAGCATCAATCAGGTCTTCTTTATTCATGATAAGTTCAGTGAGATTCAGAAATTACAAGGTAATCAAGTGAATTGACACACCAACCAGTTTGGTCGGAAATCAAATCAGAAAGTTCATCTTCATTATCAACCTCGAAGACTTCACCAATCACAGATTTAGCAACTGCGACTTGCTCATCATAAGGAAGTTCCCCAGATGAATCTTCAAAGTCAAACTCAATGTCAGTTAGTTTCAGAAGCATTGTCAAACCTCAGCAAAAGGATTAGCAAGTTGCGGAATCGTATTGAAATCTACAACTTCATAAGGAATGGTGTGATTAAGATACTCTTCAATCTCAAGATTCATCTCAATTCGATTGAGAAACTTCTTGGATTGACTTTGACCCATAAAAGTCAAAGTTTTTAGAAACCACTCTTCGGATACATTGCCCATCGGAGTTTTGATGGGGTAGAAATCCACCACCATGTTGCCATCTTTAGATTGGAGTTTCATTGAGTGATTAGAATGAAGTGAATTGGAGTTAAGAAACTAACGTGTCAGAATTGTGTATCGAACACAAACCCATCTTCATAAACGCAATCAAGATTATCGAAACTTGATTCCCAATCAATTTCCAGAAAACCAGGCATTTCCGTAGTATAACAGTCATTCACAAAGTTCTCTACATATTCACCTTTAGAACTCCAAGCACCACGGTAAGAATCTTGGAAACCAGGAAGTTGGTCGAGACCAAAATACTCAACAAAAGCATCTACTGCTTCATAATTGTATTCTTCTCCAAGTTGACAATAATCTTCGTAAAACTTTACGAGATTATCTTCACCGTGCTCTCCAATGAACTCATAAATGTCCTCATCGGAAAAGTTATTATCAACCAGTTCTTTGATAAACTCAACAGTCGATTCTTTGAGATTCACTTCGATTGCAGGCATTGGGTTTCTCAACCTCGATTACTTTGTAATCATAGCACCCCCAGCAGGGGTTTGGACGGTGTAATGTGCCACCTCTACAAGTGGCACAGTCTCACTCAAGACTCACTCATCATACCAGTATTCATAATCTTTCACAATGTCATCAGGATGATGATACTTTTCAGTCATACGGTCAATGAAATCTTGGACCTCACCATCATCTAAATCAGCATTGAAATAAATCGTGAGGTTGACAGATTTATATTGAGTCACAGTCGTTTGTTCCATCAAAGTTGTTCTTGAATCAGTTTAGAAAGTTCATTGAAAGTATAACCTGAATCGTTCAGGTCCGCAAGTCCTTCGTGATAGAACCAACTATCTTCATCATCTTCTTCAACATCAATTTTTACCACAGGACAATTTTCAGTGAATCCTGCCCAATCCATTACAGATTCGGGCACAAACTCACTTTGGTCTTCAAAATACCAATAGTCTTTAGGTTGAAGATTAGTTTCTTCAATGCCCCTAAACTCCCATTCAGTATTGTGTTCTTGTGCATAAAGGTCACACAGAACACCAAGACAACAATAACCACTCACAGTGCGGAGTTTTTCACTGCCCTGCTCGTATTTACCAGAACGCAGAGCATCAATCCACTTTTGCTTAACTTCAGGATTCATTGCCGTTGACATCATCAAACCAAGTGTCGAGTGAGTTAAAAATTTCAGTTACAATAGTATCAGTAATAGAATCAATGTGTGGTTCAGGATTGTGCTTAAACGCACGGTTGTATCCGAACCTAACACCTTCCTCTATTGCCATTTCCAATACATTACGGAATCTAGGTTTCATAACACCTCCCAATCACATTCCCAAGAGTCATTGACATTTACCCAAAAGAAGTATTTTTGATTCTCTGATGCGAGAAACAACATACCATCACCCTTGTCTTGCTCTACAATACAAGTTGGGTTGTTATCCATAAAATTGCAAAGTCTATTCTTTGCTTTCTTGGATTTAGGTCTAACAATTACTTTGCGTGGATGTGACATTAGTTCACAGTAAGAACAAGTTTAGCAACACGTTTCTCTCCAGCAACTTCCTGCAACTTATCATAAACTTTTTGGAACTGAACTCCCAAGTTCATATAATAAGCAGAAAGTTGATAATTCTCTGCAAGATAAAGAGCATTTTCTTTCTCTTCAAGTGCAGAGATAATGTCTAGCAACTCACCAGAAGTAAATGAAATTGAAGTCATTTTGCAGAGTTCGGAAAACAAATACCATCAACATTAGTGGAAATAGTTGTCTCTAAGACAACATCAAAATCTTCAGTCATTTTGACATAATTCCAGAGAGTGTCAGTCTCATCTTCCACATTTTCCTGATAACAGTGAATGAAACCTTCCGAGTCTTGTTTTACATAACAACCATCATAGTCTTCATTATCAAAGACATAACCAGATGCAATTAGTGCTTCAATGAAAGTCATTTGATGTCGAAGATGTCGAATAGTTCTCGTTGAGTTTTAGTGAAGAGTGTATCTTCAGGGGGATACTCATAGAGTTCCAACTCAAACTCTTTGTAGAAATACATAATGTCCCGAAGAGCAGTAAGTTGCTTCTCGGTCAAGATTTCTTCAATAGTCAGCACAGTGTCAAGCATAGTTTCAGTAATCAGTTCCGTCATTTTCACACTCTTGAATCCAATAAGCATAGCACGGAAAGTTCAGAGGATGGTCTACATTCCGTTTGTACCAATCGTATGCAAGACGCAAACGATTTTCAGGCACCTGCAAATAAGGAATGTTTGTCAGATGCGGGGTGTAAGTCATTGGACTTCCTCAACCATGAATCCATAATACCCCAGAATCCCCCGTACCGCAACCGCATCTGTGCCACCCCTACAAGTGGCACACCAGCATCAATAAATGGCAATCAGTTCTTTAACTTTTCCCCTTGATTCGGAACTAGCACCAACACTCCTATTCACATCAACTTCAATTATCTTTCTTGCATCACAGTAAAGTTCTCTTGCTCTCTCTACATCATGATTGCTGATGATTACTTTTGCTCCTTGACTTTTGAGATACTTTGCAAGTTCAACCAATCGTATTTGGTCTGAATCAGTAAATCCCTCGGTATGATAATCTGTAAAATTAGATGTTTCACTCAATGGAATGTAAGGTGGGTCAAAATAAACAACAGTTTTCTCATTGATGTTTTGATACAACTTCATTTCAGAGAAATCAAGAGAGTGCATGTATAATTGATTCTTCTCTCTCATTGTGTTGGTGAAGTTAATCATTTCAGTTCTTGGGAAAGTCACACTCTTATACTTTCCAAAGGGAACATTATACTTACCTTGTTTGTTGTATCGAGTCAATCCATTGAAACTATGTTTGTTGAGATAGACAAATAATGCAGACTTTTCTCTGCTATCTGCAGTTTCATTGAACAGTTCTCGATTTCTATAGAAAACTACTTCATCATTTCCATCAATAAAGTAAGATTCACAATAGTCAATGAAGTCATTGCCTTCTGAAATCAAATACTGATAAGTCCGAATCAAATCATTGTTTGCGTCATTGATAACAATGACTGGGCAATCCACAATGTTCAGTGATACACTTGCTGCACCACTGAACGGTTCAATAAATTGAGTTGGATACCCAATAATAGGAATAAGTTGGGGCAGGAGTCTAAACTTACCACCTGCCCACTTTAGAAAAGGTTTATTCATTTTTATCCAGAGATACTTCTACCAAAATCAGCACGCAAATAAAATGCCATACCCTTATCATTAAGGGTTACACCTGTAAAATCACAAGGAGTATAACCACCTTTTTTCCGTTGAGATGCTTTTGTACGAATTTGCATCAACATGTTGGGTCCATTTATAGTGTGAGTTGGTTTACCTTTATTTGGACCCTTCTCATTTACAAACCCAAGTTCATCCAATTCCACACCACGTTCGTATGCAAGTCTGATATTATCGCAAATAAAATTATAATCCTCACGAAGTTTATGATAATGCTCTGGGTCAACTTCTTCATTGAGAAGTGTAGTCCCCAAATACTCATTTTCCTTCGAAAATGAAATGTAAATAACTTGCTTCAGTTTTTCTCCAACTTTACTTTCTTCAAAAGAAACTTTATCTTCGATGATTTCAGAAAGACAATGTTTCATTTGAGTTATAGCAATCGTTTCACCAACAGTAAAAGTTTTTAGTTCACCGTCAATCATATCAGTGAGTTCGGAATTGTTTTCCATTCCCAACGCATTTTGGATAATTTGACCACGAGAACCTTTATTCTTTGTTGGTTTGCCAAACCCCTTAAAGTCAGTGACTTTTAGTTTAGCAACAACTTGAACAGTGGAGAGTTTTTGCATGTCTCTTTGTGTATGAATACACTGTAACCGATTCCCAGGCAAAAGTCAAGGGGGTTGTGCCACCAGTTCAACTGGCACATGGACTCCCAAGACTCAACTGAGATTGCTTATGTATTTCTTCAGAAGATGTTTACCCTTATCAACATCAAATCTACGTTCAAACAGTTCCATAAGTTCTAACACTAGGTCAGCATATACAACTGGAACTCGAATATGTTTAGTTTCACCTGATTTGGGAAACTTTTTACTAAAAGGCATTACAATCTATGCGTGACACATAGAGATTTATATTACTTCTTGTCTTTAATTCCGTATTCTTGCTTGATTTCTTGTCTAATATCATTTCTCAATCTATCAACATGCTTCACATACTCTTTATGTTCATCTTCTTCACGTTTTTGCTCTGCATCATGCTCTTTCTTTTCTTGTTCTTGCTCCCTCTGCTTCATAAATCTTTTCTTTCTGTTTTCAATATCATCAGACTGCCTTTGTCTTGCTGCTGCAACTTTTGAAGCATAAACCTTTCTGTATGATTTTGCTTCTTCTAGTTGTTGGAGAAATTGGGCAAAGGTTTTCATTGAAAAAAAAAAAGAAAATCTATGGGTATTTAGGCAGCAACAACCTCACCTTTCACAAATACAGTGTCAATGACACTCTGAAGTTGCCGAGCAATCCTATCTCCATAGTTGTTATTCACAGGAATAGTGATAGTACCAAAGGGTTTCTTGTAGAAAGCAAACTCACCTGCTTTCATCTTACCCTCTGCGATTGCTTGACGGTCATCACGGTGCATACGGATAACCCTTCCGATTGTTTGGCACATTTCAATCATAGGAAGATTACGCAGCATAATGCAATGAGTCAAACCTTGAACGTTGATACCTTCAGACAGAATGCTGTAGTGAAATACAATGAACTTCTTGTCTGGGTCAGCACCAAAATCACTCATCTTCTCAAAGAATACTTCACGAGACACTTTGGTTTTGTCGATGTAAGCACCATGCTTGGAAGTGATATGCATAATCGTGTAACCCATATCATTGAGTTGTTGAAGCAAATCACTTTCAGTGAACATTGCCCAAATTACTTTGGTGCTCGGTGCAGCAACAAGAACTTTAGGTGCATCACAATCAGAAATACCAGACAGGATACCTACAATGTTCTCTGCATCTACAAAAGGTGCATTTTCCTTTGTGCGAATCGTTTGTGCTTCATAAGGCACAACCCGAGGAGGAATAATACTGCCTGCTTCAATCAATTCTTTAGCAGGAATACTGATGATATTATTACCATAAACATCAGTATTGTTCATAGACTCCATACTGTTATTGAACTTCGGAGTTGCAGTGAAGAAATAAGCATTATCTGCAACTGCTGAAGTGTGAGCAATGCCCACAAAGTTAGATGGTTTCACACAGTGGTGTGCTTCATCAAAATACACCACATCAATGTTAATTTCTGCTTCATTCACCCGACCAATGGAATTGTAAGTGGTGAAAATGAATTGATGCTTGCCACTTCCGATTGCTGTGTCATTGTATTCTGCAATGACTGCTGGACGTGTAGAGGATTGATGATGAGTTTCACCACTGTGAACGTGCATATAAGCAATGTTTTGCTCTTTGAGATATTGTTCAAACTCCGAACAGAGTTGATTTGCAAGCAGGATTCGAGGTGCAACAACAACAAACGTCATCGGTTCTTTTGCGTTAAGAACACGTTGACGGGCATCTTCCATCATCACAACAGTCTTCCCACCACCAGTAGGAATATACACTGAACCCCTGATTGCTTTCTGCACAGCATCAAGAGCACGTTGTTGATAAGGAAGAAGAGTCAGCATCAATCAATCACGTTTGTATTCATACAGTATAGCACCCCTCCCGTGGAATCGGGAAGAGTGCTGGACAGTTCCACAAGTGGCATGAGTCTACTAAGACTCCAACCATTCATAAAACTCAGAAATAGTCGGGAGTTCTTCCCCCTTCTCCATTGCAATTTGACACATTAAATCATACATCTCAATCTCTGCTTCATCAAGTTGTTGATAAAACTCTTCATTATCTTGTTCTGGTTCATGATAATGATGAACTTCTACAACTTGAGATTCTTGTCGAGAAATTGGTACTTGATTATAGGTGGCAACTCTTTTGCCACCTGTCATACTCAATGCTGCAGTTTGAGCATCAACATAGTTGAAACTCCCAGGAACTTTAACAGTCTCATAAATTCCAGTTTGAGTAACAATCTGTATCTCCCATTCCCAATCTGACATCAAATAAACTCCGCAAGGTAATAATCAACAGTTACTTCGAGTTCTGCTGCTTTCCTTTCAATTTCCATTGCATACTCATCTGCAAACTCATCGGAGTTATCATTACAAAAGAGGTCAAGAGTAGATTCATGCATCGTGTTTATCTTCCGAATTAAGTGAATGAAGGCAATAATTAAATCCAAGGGATAACCCCAACAAAACCAAGTAGACTAAAAAATAAGTCATCAGAACTCAATGGGTTCCAGTGTCGGTTTGGCAAATCCTAACTCACTTGGACAAACCTTTACAAACTCATCAGTTCCAGGAACTTGCTTATAGCAGTTCAAAGAACCCTCAAGTTTCTTATTGAGTTCAGGATTGACTTTATCAACGTCCACAGACTCATTATATTCATCTGCAGGAGTGCTGTCAACACTCTCAAAGATAATCAGGTTGATACAAGCATCCTTTGCATCTTTGAGAGTCTTAGAAACGTGCTGGGGAGTGTCTACAACATCAGCAACAATCCACTTCGATGCAGATGCTTTACGAATGAATCCAACTGTATTAGAATCCTTCTGAACTTCGTAGATACCAGCAGACAGACGGGGAAAGGTGATGGTCATAATGAAGTATGATTGATTAAGTTAAGTGTGAATCAGTAGCAGTATTCAGGAAGAATACAGAAAGAAGCACAGAACTTACGAACCCAGTTCAAGGTATCAGCATAGCAACGGGGTTCAGATACTATTGTGCTCACATTCTTACGAGGATTGTAAGCAACAGCAACATACTTATAGCAATCAGGAGATTCCTCAATCTCTTGAATCCACATCTGATTCACATTACCATCGTGCCAATCCCAACGAGATGTGGTGTAGTTAAAGACGGTATTGAGGTCTACCAAGTGGTCTCCTTTGCTTGTGTCCCTGTATTATAGGGCATCGGGGGGTGCCACGGGACTTTACAGTGCCACCTCTACAAGTGGCACATCAGTATCATAAACCGATTCCCTTGATGTCACATATTCCAGTTGATTCCACTGATTGTGATAGCACAGAACAAGAAGGTGGTCTTTCTTATGGAATGAACCTCTATTGCAGACCTTATCTTTAACTGCAATTTCTATAGAAATATATTCCTCATCTTTGAAATATACCCATCCTTCCATATGTTTCCATTTTACATAATCATTAACTTTGGGATTGTAATGAAATGGCATTTGGCAATTAAGTAATCTCTTTTAATTTATACAGTCATTTGACATTACAATCTGGATGCCAACCTGCTTGACGTTCGCACCAAGTTTCAAGAGAATTGCTCGGAGGATGCTTTAGTCTTTCAATTCCTGCTTTTTTATCGTAAGCATCAAACATCTTTTGGTCACGTTTAATTAGAAATGCATTCCAACCAAGAATAGCAATGAAAGCAAGAAAGATGTAAGTGGTAGTTTTAGAGTTCATTTGTAGAGATAACCTCCTGCCCAGTCGGCACGTTGATACATTTCTTGACGAGACTTCTCATCAACAAGATTAAACCTTACACCGTTCTTTGCAGGTGTTTTCCAAGATGCAGACTTATACACATCACCAGTGTTCAAGTCAACAAATGCGTGAGCACTACGTTGAGGAGTATGCATCACAATTCTTGCATACTTTCTTCCTTTCTCATAAGTGAAAGTATAGATTCCTTCACCTTCACAGAGTTTATCGATTTGCTCTTGATGCCACTCTTTAGTTTCTGGGTCATCAAGAAACTTTCGGTGACTTTCAATCGCATAATTTTGATAATTAGTGCGAAGAACATCGCAGTATTGTTGAATCAAATCAAGGATTTGTTCTTGCACTAGAGTTGTGTTGTTCATCCGTTGTTTAACTCGTTTGTAATGACTTCAATTCTTTTGATTTTATCAGTGAGTGATTTGATTTTAGCAACTACAAAATCATAATCATCTTGTGTCTTGCCCATCAATGCCTCATCAATTCTTTCAAAGGCAGCAGCAGTTTGAATTGTTAGTTTCATCAATCAGTAAGTCCCACTTCTTCGTAAATTGACATACCTTTACGCATACGAATGTAGTCATCAATCATCTCACCGACTTGTTCGTAAATGTAGGAAGAACCACCTACATCACACAGCACATCTTCACTGAGAACTTTAGAGAAACGCACTTCATTATCGTTAGCATCAAACTCAAAAACATCCTCTTGAGTATATACAAACGCAGCACAACCTGCGTCTTCACCTTGTTGTTCAATCAGTAGGTTGATTGAATCACGGAGTTGGGAAAGGGTGCGATACATAATCAGAAAGAAATGTAAGGGTGCTCTGGGTCAAGAACTTGAGTAGTTTCATTGGAGAAATGAAAACCATTCATCGGACAAAACTCATCATTGCCAATATCATAGATTGCCACATCCATCTTCAACTGCTCCAGAGTTAGAGTCTGAAGAATCTCCAGAAGATTTTGATAAGTCATCAGATTACTTTAAGTTTGCGTTTGATGTGTTGAAGTGCTTGTTTTCTTGCTTTAAGTTTGCCTTTGCAAGAACCTTTGGTGTTTTTACGTTTTCCTGAATTGTGTTGCCAATTCGGTGTCATTCCTCCCCTTTGCTTGTCTCCATAGTATAACACCCCTCCAGGGGTTTGGAGAGGTGTTAGGGACAGTGCTACAAGTGGCACACTGACTATTTTTTGAGAGTCTTTGTTTCTAATCCTTTGACAACCATTCCTTTCTTAATCATTTTCATCATTGCTTCTTGTGCCGATTCAAGTTGAAAATAACAAGCAAACTTGGTCTCACCCATAAACTCATACTCTACAGTATAGAATTCATTATCAAGTTTAGGCATAGCAATACTCTTTCCATTCTGGAACGTTTGCTCTATCCAATGAGAAAAGCATCTTATTGAATGGTTTTCTTGGAACAGATTGAAGAACTAAATTAGTATCTTCTAGAAGTTTATCACTCTTTCTAGTGTTGCAAGGCATACAAGCAACAACGAGATTTTCCCAAGTATCTTGACCACCACGAGAACGTGGAATGATGTGGTCAATGGTTAGTTCCTTTGTTGAACCACAATACTGACATTTATGACCATCACGTTTATAAATCATTGTTCTTGATGGTTTATTTTGGGAGAGTTTCTCGTATGGCAACTTAATATAATTAACCAAACGGATGACTCTTTTACCGAGTGCCTGTGCTTTATTTTTCATAAGCAGCACAATTGCTCTCTTCCAATTAGTGAAGTTAATTGGTTCATAAGATGCGTTTAGAACAAGTATTGTTTGATTTGGTTCAATTTTTAAGTAGTCCATCGACCGTTTTGTGAGTTTGTAATTGGGGAGATTCTACCTCCCTTTATATCTAGATGTCAAAGAATAAATCTGGATTGCATCCAGTGTTTTGACCAGGATAACCACCAGGATTACAAATCACTCGGCAACCTTCAATCATATAATCAAAAGCATTGTGAGTATGACCGTGAACCCAGTATTTGATTTGTGGATGATTTAGAATAAGAGTATCAAGATTACTACAATAAGCACCATTTGCATTCTTTTTGTATTCCTGCGGAATAGATTGATAACTCGGTGCGTGGTGACTGATGACAAATACGTTTTCATTCAGTGTTTGTAGTTGATTCAACAGATACTTCTTACTATCCTTGTGAAAGTTGAGAGTATCAGTTGGATTCAGTTTCCGATACTTCGGAGTGATACGAATAACTTTATAGTCATTCATACACTGTGCTGCTTCCATCATCTCTAGAGCATTTTCATCTCTAAAGTCTGTCCACAGAGTGAAACCTATAAAGTTCCAGTCTTCAATTTTAACTGTATCATTGTCAAGGATTTGGAAATTATGAGGAAGATGCTCTTTTATCTTTCTCTTTGCACCTTCATAGTTGTATCCATAGTATTCATGATTTCCAAATACATAAAGAACTTTATCATAGTTCTTACTGCAATCATTCAGGAATCTGTCATAGACTGCGTGGATATAACCATCAGTCTTGAAATGCTTGGCATTGAGAATGTCTCCAGCAAGAACTAGAACATCACCTTCACCAACAGGATATACCTGACAGGCAGTAAAATGCTCCAGGTGCAAATCACTTAAAACTTTGAGTTTCATAATGAGTAGGAATAACGTTTCAGGAGGGACTCGAACCCCCGACCAACTGCTTAGAAGGCAGATGCTCTATCCAACTGAGCTACTGAAACAAATGCCCTCCTGTTTGTGCATTATTAAGAGGCATGGAGGGGGTGGGACTTATTCAAAGTTTGGACCTTTGATGCCCGTAAGAATTAACCGTTGAGGACTTGAGATTCAGAATCCTCTGGGTCAAGTTTATTTAGCACAAACTGAATCGGGTTCAATTTCTTTTGGATTTCACTTTCAATTTCACGGAAAGTGCCAACCAGTGCCTCAAGAAGTTCAGAACCAGTCAAATCTTCATAGTCGCAGTCATCAAAGACGTTTTCTTGAAAATACTCAACAAGTTGGTCTTGAAGATTTTCAACCATTTGACGAGATGCAGACTTGTTGCGACGTGCCATAATAAAAGTTAGTTGGTTAAGAAATTAACGAATCAAAAATCAGACGTAAGTTACAGTACCATCAGCATCAGTGAGGGAAACATAACCATCATCTTCAGAATCCACAGGTTCAGAATAGTTCTCAAGCACAGTGGAATCATAATTATCCAGTGCTTCAAGAAGTTCAGCACCAGTTTCTGCTTTAGTCAGATTGGCAATCAGTTGAGCACCAGCAGGGTTGGTATCAACGATTTCAGAAGCAAGTGCAATCAGTTTAGCAGACATTTAATAAAAAGTCAAGTGAACAAAAAGTGAGTAACTTTAGGGCAAACTCATTCCCCAAAGTCAAGCACCTACAGGATGCTCAACCTCGATTTCATCTTCGTCACCGAGACCAAGTTGAAGATTTACATAATCTTCATAATCAACATGGAGAAACTTTTTAGCAAAGTCCTCGTAATCATCGTGAAGAATACAAGTGTCAATCATCTTGAAACCTCCTTGACTTGATGAATACATCATAGCAGATGCAGGGTCGTTTGTAAAGTGTTATGTGCCAGAAGGATTAGTGGCACAAGTGGTATCAAACATCATACCATTTCATTTCATTGAAGTGTTCTTGATAGAAGAACTCATCAATTTTGTTATCAACAATACTCAAGAGTTGATTGTAATGTTTCATCCCTTGAGTGCAAACAAGTTCAAGAACATCAAAGTTCTTTTGACAATAACCGTAGGTGTCAAGTTTAAGCATCATCAATAAGACTCGATTTCGGCAAGTTTCTTTTGTTGACGCAGTTCTTTTACAATCATTTGGAGTTCAGAAATGTCTTCATTCAGAATAGTAAGGTCATCATACATCATTTCTGCTTGATAAGCACTCCTGCACTTTTTGTATTGCTTGGAAAGTTTATCGAACTTTTTCTTTGCTTCCTTGAGGTCTTTTTCATACTCGGGAAGTGTTTTTTCGAATTGTTGATAATTCATTTGAGATAAGGACTAGACCAGTAAGAACGAAAAACGGAATAAACGATAACAACAGTGCTGATAACACCAACCAAACCGATAAAGGTAATGGCATCACTTGTAACTGCGTAAGTTTCGGGCATAACCTCGACTTGTTTACCTTGTAATCATAGCACCTTTGAGGTGCGGAATCAAGTGAAAATGGACAGTCCAAAAACCGTCCATCGTTATACATATGTATTCAATCAACCAACCACTTTTTGGTAGGTAATCCGAATATCTTGTGCGAAATCATCTCGTTTCTGTTGCGTAGTAAGGTTTGCAACTACGAATCGAATAGTTGCATAAACACCCACAACTTGCATCAGGGAATTGAAAACAGGGATGCTATCAACAATCTCTACAAGTCCATGAAGAAGAACTTGAGAGACAATAACTACAGCAAAGATGCCAGCAGTCAGTCCAACTTTCTTTAGCACATCATCAGTCACATTTTCAGTGTAGAAGTCTTTAACAGTGGAAAAATCAAATTGCATTGTTTTGGAAAATAAATTACTTGTCAAAAATTTCTAGGAACTTATCAATCTCTTCAATCTTTGCAGTATAGTCTGCAACTAGGTCTGCGTGGGGATAATTATAGTATTCTGGTCGTTTCATGCAATCGAGCAAATGTTGCTTAACTGCCTTTCTGATTTCACATTCAATTTGTATTCCAGACATTTATTCTTCAGTAGGTACTGGTGGAGGAGGAGGTACTGGGGCAATAGGTTTTTGAACAACTACTGGTTTTTGTTCAATCTGAGTAGGTGCTACCTGATTGTTGGGAACTACAATTTCCGAAGTTTCAGCAGGAGCAGGGATTGATGTTTGTTCAATTTTCTGTTCAAGTTGCTCAATCTTTTGGTCCAGAACACTTGGAGGAACTTCCGAATTTGATTGTGCTAATTTCCAACCAGCAGTCGCAGCACCAAAAATACTAGCAAGTGCTGCAACTACAGAAATAGTAGATTGAAACTTACTCACCATTCACCTCGTTGAATCAGAATCTTTTTGATTTCGTTAAAAATAAACTTCTTAAGTTTTGCATCATCAGTTGCTACATAAGCACTATGTAAACGATGCAGGTACTCCTCTTGAGTGCTGAGTTTGACTACCTTTACATTAGTCACACCAAGGTCACGCATCGGAGAACCTGCTTTTACTTTAGCACGTCCGAAGTTTCCAGATACAACACCTTGAGTGCGGAGTTTGGGTTTGATTTTGGAGAGATTTGAGTCCGTCATTACCCTTTTTGAGGATGCTCTTATTATAGGGCAAAACCGACCCCGTGGGAGGGGTGCTGTGCCAGTTCCATAAGTGTCAGTCGGTGGTCAAATGACGGTACTGTAATTTATCCATATAATGATAAATTGTATTATCATTATAAAACTCATAGAACCTTTGTGGGTTCCTTTCTCTCATCTTTGTCAACATATTCACCCATTGATAATCACAATCAATTTCATATCCAATGTGTCTCTCATTCATTTTTATTTCTCTCGTCTAGATAATCAAATAATGGTGAATACAGAACAAAAAAGAACCAAGCAAAAGAAGCAGAGATGATTAGAAGGTAAATCATCACCAAGGACCAACGTTTTTATAATACTCTGGATTTTCTGCTTTCATCATCTTCAGCAGGACACGATTTAGAAAAGGATAATGTGGTTCCCAAACTGAGAGTGAACCTGCATCTGCACAAGACCGAATTGCCTTATATGCGGAATCATATTCTTCTTGAGTCAGTTCAATGCTAATCATCGTTTCAACAAAGCAAGTTGACGTTCAAACTCAAACTTCATTGGAAGAAGATGAGATACAAAAAAATGCTCGTATTCATTTCCTTCAACAATCTTTGATAGATTGTTAATCTGAATAAGAGCAAGATTGAACTTAATTTGTTTATCCATTAGTGAGTTGTTTCATACCCCTATTATAGGGCATCCAAGTCCCCACCGTGCCTATCAGTGGACAGTTCAAATGCTGGTTCAACATACCCAATCTTTACATCTGCAAAGAAATTGTTTAGGATTTCATCGCAGAGTTGGTATTTCCTACTACTCAATGAAACAGAGTTCATCTGATATTGACGCACTGCATCATAGATTACTTTTTTGTGTTCTTTAGAGAGTTCATTCATCGCACTTGCTCTTTTCGTTGTGTATAAGTCAAATCAAACAAAGTAGTCAGAATATCAACACAATCATTATATAATTGTATGTCTTGAATGTTATTATGTTGATATTTGCGAACAGCAGCAACAACTATTTCCAATTGTTCTTTACTGAGATTGTTCATTTTTCAGTTTATCAAGATGGTCGGTAATTGCTTTAGTAAAATCTTCTTCAGTCCAATCATTTAAGATACTTTCAGTTGGGTCATTCTCATCCCAACTGATTGTAAATGTTCCATCATCTTCTTCTTTACATTCAATCATTTTCTGTCTCCCAAGGTGCTTTACGATTCATAATCTCTCTAAATCTTTCTACTGCTTTTGGGTCTGGTGGTTTATTGATTGCTTCTACAAGAGCATCATATGCTTCTTTGCTTACATACATCTTTTGTGGTTTCATACCAAGATGCTTGAGACACTTTCGTTCGTATCTCCACTCTTTATACCTATACCACAATGACCATAGAAAATTCATCTTTTAAGTACCTCAGAATAATATGGGTCTCTTCCTGATAGATTATATGGGTCAAAACCTGGTTGAGACATTATATATTCATCTGTCATTTGCATAAATCCACTTGATAGTTCTTCAAAAAACATAAGTCTATCAATATTATCATCCAAATTCAAACGAGCGTCAATACAATTCTTCCAAGACCAATAGATATCATCAATCCACTGTTTCATCTGAGTAATTAACATAGAGATTGTCACCACCAATGTTTAGATGAAAAATTTGCCCGTTGTTGAGATAGATTCCCAACCATACCGCACGACCTTCTTCCATTGTTTCATAATGGACCATCTTCACATCTTCCAGAACAATCTCATCTGGATTCTTTACAAAACGACTCATCGCATTACCTCTGTTGCACTTGCATCACCGTAGTTCAGATAACCAAAACGTTCCATAACATAACCCTCAAAGTCAGTAGCATCAGATTCGGCAACATAATGCCCACCATTGTTATCACTCTCAGTATAGTTTCCAAGATAGTCATTGAAAACCATAAAGATTGCTGCTGCCTTTGCCCTTTCAGCATCGGTAGTAATCACGAGAGGATAAGTAATAATCTTTGTGATACACTCAAACAGTTCTTCACGAGTGTAAGAAAATGCTTTTGCTTCTGGATTAAGGTCGTAAGTCATCAGGATACAAGAACGAGGATTAGAACAATAACAAAACCCCAAGGAATATTCAAACTAATGACTTCTCCCTTGTCGTTTCTGTCGGCATATGGAACAAAAAACTTGATAATATCAAGTGTGTTCATCAACCAACTCCATATGCTTCAAGAATCCCACGAGCAAGAGCAATTGCCAAATCCTTCTGTGCGATACTCATATCTTCACGAGCACCACCAGAACAAGAAGTAATGAAAATACCAGCATTATCTACCGTGAGTTCTACTCGTTCAGTTTCATTCTCATCAGCAGGATTAGTCCAAGTAAAGACATCAATCTTACTGCGGAGCACATCAGTTCCAGGCAGTAAAGTGTAGAAGTTAGACATTAGAGTTCTGTGTGTATGAGTGTATTATAAGGCATCAAGGTCGGTTCTGGTGTGTCCTTGTGACGGTTGTTCAGGTGTCACAAGACTTCTCAACACCTTACGAAGAAACTGAATAGAACCATAAAACTCTTGACCATCTTGCCCACCAATCACAATCCAATCAACCTCTTCTAATGCAAGTCGGATTTTCTCATTTGTGGTGAGTTCCTCAAATGATTTCTTTGCAAGTTCCTCTCTTTCTTTCCATTCAATAGCAGCAAGTTGTTGTAGAGCATCACCATTTTCATCCATCAGTTTTTCTACTGCTTCCCATGCTTTGTTTTCTGCTTCTCTTTGAGCAGCAATCTCAAGCATTTCTTCGTGTGTAGGATGGTCAGTCATTTTGTTCTGCCTCGTATGATTGTTGAAATTCAAGTTGTCGTTCAAGTGCTTCAATACGATTTGTAAGGTCAGTCAATACAGAAATCAGAGAACGATAATCAATCGTTTCAGTATCATTTCCATACTCCATATCTGTGTAATTGGAATAAAGGAGTTGGTTTGCCATATCGTTGCTATTCATTATAAAATACGAATCCAGTTGCTGTCTGTTCATCGTAGTAATAATACTCTTGAAAGACTCCATTTGTAAAGTCTTCAAGTGTTTCTAATTCATCACTACCTGTTGAGTGATAGCAGTCTTCTACAAAGTTTTCAAATGACCCAACAGGACCACAGAACCTATCGGGAAACTTTTCTATGCTTTTATCAGGGAACAGTTCATAGTATGTGTCTAATACTTCCTGCCCGTATTCTTCTAGGATTTCTTCAAGAGTCATACATTCCACTCTCTTGCTTCCCAATCCATCAGACACATATTAGTTTGTTGCTTGTCTGTGTAGTTATCATAAGCATATTGTCGGCACTCTTCTTCTGTGCCCTCAAATAGCATTTCATAAAGTTTATGGTCTCCATCATAGGTAAACTTATAAAGTCCCCACTCATCATAGCAGTCAGGAAAGAAAGGCATTAGAGTTCCTCCACCTCCAATTCAACAGCAAGGTTCAGTATAGCATCCTTTACCCAGTTCTGTCCTTTGATGAAATAATGTTTTTCCATACTCAACTCTCGCTCAGGGTCTGGTTCAATATTGAGACCTTCTACTGCTTCACGAAGAGCAGCAGCAACGGCAGAATTATCATAATAATATGGACCTGGACCCAACTTACTATAATACTCATTCATTACTTGTTGTGCTCTGGTTTTTCTACTCATCGTAGTTTCTCCCTAATCATTCGGATACACTGATTCCATTTATAACTGTTAGTGTCGTGTTCTGTTGGCAACCACAAACTAATTTCATCTACCAAAGTCTCAATAGAAGTTTCCATATCCCAATCACTATGAGTTGTGAATACATCTTCCCACCAATCATAAATCAAATCAGTAAGATTTTGTGGTTTATTTTTTTCTCTCCATTCTTTGATAAGGTCAAGAGAGTTCTTGAAGTTCTTATCATTATCTTCCTCATCAATCAGTTTTTGAGTTTCTTTCCAGTTTTCTGTTTGTTGTGCTTTTATAAATGCCTCCCTCATTCCTTTTTCGGTTTCTTCAGGTGTTTGTGGTTTCAACCAATCTAATGGGTCTGTATCTGGATGTTCTTCACACCACTTCACACTCTCCTTCACAACTCTTTCTACATCCTTATGAAGTCGTTCTCCCCGTTCTTGTGCGGTTTCTTGATACTCTCCTACCTTATAATCTTTCTGTGCGGACTTATATCCATTCGCAAAGTGCATCCAAGTTGAACTTTTACGAATAGGGTCAGTATCTGGATAATAGGTATAAAGTCTCTTGAATGCTTCTTCTACTGGTGATTTTGTTTTTTCCAGTTCCTCCAAGAATGAGAGTTTGGATTGAAGCACTTTGATTTGTGCTTTTACTTCTTCAATTTCAGTCATAGGAGTTTCGTATTGTACGGGTTCGTCAGTCATTTTAACTTCCTTTACAGCATTATCTACAAGTTGTTGTGCTATTCTAGCACATTCTTCTTGTTCTTTCTTTCCAAGAGGTCCATAAACTTGTTCCATTAGTTGTTGAAAATCCTTTTCAATACCAAACATTACAGGTTCTCCAATTCATCACATACATCAAGTATAGCACGAGCATCAAGCAGGAAATCCTCACCTTCAAGGCAGTTATAGTATTGGAGTTCAAATACTAACTCACGAAGAACATTAGCAACCGCATCATTATTGAGTTTTTGGATGATAAAATCCCGTCTTTCATTTGCGAAAGTAGAATAAAATTCATTCATAACTGCTTGTGCTACTTCTTTTTTGTCAGTCATAAGTTCTCCAATTCATCGTGCCAAGGGTAATAATAATCTACCTCAATACATTCTAAAAGTGTGCGGGCAAACATAATCTCACCATAATCAGAACCATCTTCAAAAATATCCCAGTTATGGTGTGGATATTCATAATCTGGATTTAGATTATAACAAGTTGGTTGTTCTGCGTAATTTTTGAGAACTTTGATGAGATGTGCGAATTTTTCGGTGTCAGTCATAATCAACCTCCTCAAATCCACCAATACCAATATCTACAAAGGTAGAACCATCAACATCCTCAAAGAGTTGGAAATCAAAATCACCTTCATAGAAGTGATATTTGTGTCCATCAGTAATCCTTACTTCTTGGTCAAGTGGAAACTCTTTGAGTTTTTCAATAAATTCAGCAACAGTCATAATCTTACTTCTTTGAGTTTGTTAATCAATTCAGGCAACCAAAATTTATCAATAGAGAGAATGTAATCACTTTCAGCATCATTAGGTTCTCCTAACCACACTTCAACAAAGTGCTCTTTACTAACAATATGAAATG